TACCCCTACCACCACGGCGACCCGCACTCGCCTAGGTGCTGCCGGTACCCCTACCACCACGGCGACCCGCACTCGCCCAGGTGCTGCCGGTACCCCTACTACCACGGCGACACGTAGTCGTCCAGGTGCTGCCGGTACCCCTACCACCACGGCGACCCGCACTCGTCCAGGTGCTACCCCTTCCCCTACATATACTGCTACACGCAGCCGTGCCGCGGCGACTCCAACATCCACTGATACGGTGACGCGCAGCCGTGCCGCAGCGACTCCAACACCCACGGATACGGCGACCCGTTCATCTACCGCAACTGATACTATAACAAGTACAAGAACCCTTTCGCCCGGCTCTACAGCATCTGCAACCAATTCACGAGCCGCTGGAACTCCGTCAAATACTATTACAGAAACACGCACAGAAACGCAAACGCCGACGGAAACTCGCACCGAAACGCAAACGCCAACAAATACTCAAACCCCAAGCAACGCAGCATCCCAGTCTCCTACACCGGCTACAACCACCTCGCGGACGCCGTCATCGTCAATGTCAACAGAATTTAATCTACGTATTCCTAGTAATCAGCAGACAAATGCCGATACCTTGATTCGTGGTTATGTAAGTAGTTACGCCGCTCAGGCAGGATATAGCAATGCGGTAATTAACAGTGTTACATGGGCGAATGGTGCCTACACAGTACTCGGCAATGTTGTCGGCGCCCAGCAGTTCCAAAACGGCTTCCCCCTCTCCTCTGCCTATACAAATCTACTCGCATCTCTTGTTCCACCCCCTTCACCAACACCAAGCTCAACCCCATCTGTCGCCTTACCGATAGGTATTGCGGTCGGTGCCACTGCACTTGCTATTATTGGTGCGGCAACCGCTATTTATCTGGCGAGACAGAAACGCCGCCGCATCTCGTTTGACCCCAATGCTCCAACTGTAATGAATACACTGAAGAATGCAATACCGGCGACACGAATGTCCCCCTTGGGGACCAACGGGTCCCTACCCACTGCCATTCAACCTGTAAATAATGAAGGCTATTATGATCCCGAACAGGGAACACGCATTGTAAGCTTCCAGGAGAATAGTCACGTACAGACGCTACAGAAGCAGGCAAGCATGCCAGCCATTGATAAGGCGCGCATCAATTTCATACCTGTCAATAACTCTAAGTCTTTGAACGATAAGATAAAGACATCTTCAGCCCAATCGTCTCCTCAGATTCCCCACGGTTTCCAACAATCCGCATCAACACGGCAACTCACTCATCCCTTTATGGCACGGCGGCATACGCTACCGCCCCCACCGGCAAGTGAGTTTGATTTGAATAGGTATTCGCCTTCGCTACAATCCCAACCCCCACCGCCGCCTGAGGAGGAGCCTAGAGTCGCATTTAATGCTCTGCCACCTCGGCAAAATTATCCGCCACCACCTGTAGAGTGAGCAGATGGACGGTATGAATGTAAATGGTAAGGGTAAGCGCGCCCAGAAAGACAAAATTTACACCGTTGATGTGCGTAAGGCACGGGCATCTGCGGAATTATCTGTTTTTAGCCCCGCCAACGGTTTTGAAGAGATTGTAAGTACCAAAGCCCAGCGTAAGGCGCCAGTGTTTCGCTATTTTCGTTATACGCCGAATCCGAAAAATGGCATTCCGAAGGCACAACTAGAAGCAGCGTTCCAAGCGGCGGTAGCGGCTGCCGCGCCTCCGCCACCAGGCTTACCGCCGGTCGCCGTACTTCCTCCTGCGCCGGCAGGATCGCAGGGTAGTTATGGTGCGATGCACGAAGACGAGGGTGTAGATGACTTGGCGATTTTTTTGGCTGAGCAGGGTGTCGCTTCGCAGGGCGAGTTTGACGAACTTGCGGCGTTGATGGAGCAGAAGGCGCAGATTGGCGGCGCCAGACGCAGACGCACACGCCGCCACCGCAAATCCCGTCGCCGCTACAGCCGCCGATGAAAAAATTGAACCACCGGCGATTCCTTTAAGCCCAAAGTACCCCCTCCCTCCTAAAGACCACGCCGCAAATGAATCCCCACTTCCGCCCTATGGCACTTGACCATCTTTCCTACAATATCAATCGTCTCATCGTCTGCGGCGAGTACGGCTGGCATGATGTCTACCATTCTCTTCTACACTCCTGCTATAGTCAGCCTGATGCCAGTTACTGGTTTCAGGCTGCATTTGAACTTTGGCGCAATACTGCGATGCTTGTTATTCTCACTACGACGGTTCTCTTCGCCTTTGTCTTTATGAGTCTTGCCGCTAACGGCATCGTCTGGCTCATCACTGAGGGGGTCAAGTATGCTTATAATGCGGTCACCGCGACCCTCCACACCCCGCAACGCATAACGCTCCAAAATAAGAGCCAGAACAACTAAATGTTTAAATCGCCAATCCCCGCTACCAGCGTACCCAAATTATTGTTAGAAATCACAGAAGACGGTGAACTAGTCTTTTTCTTTTTCGGCGACGGTCCGACTTTGGGAGAAGGTGTTTTGGACGTCTTAGCCGGCAGCAAACTCGGTGGTAGCTTCGCCACCGCATCCAAACTATACGTAGATGCCTTCAGGTCCTTGAGTTTCGTAGGCTGCGCAGCCGCCATTACCGATAGGCACATATGCCCCTTTTTATTACTGCGAGTATGAACCTTGAGACGAATACGAACTCGTTGAGGGCATTCAAAGTAGGGAACGCCGAAATCGCACGTATCCTCGCCGGTATGATAGAGCCCCTTACCGTCTACTTGAATATACTGGCATCCCTTTGCCTTATAGAGTTGCGAAATGGTATTATCACCGCAGGGAATATATGTATCCTTGAATTCGGGTGTCTCTTTCTTAATAGTGGTCCATTCAGAGTGGGTTACAGGATGTTCTAGAAACGTAGGCGTCTTACCACCAAAGAGATTCGCGGCACCAATAATTGTTTCAAAGATCATCTTAGACGCAGGTGGAATTTTGCCGGCACCCACGCCGACCCAAATACCCTCCTTATTCTTATCCAACTTCATCTGCATCCAATCGGGTGTAGGACGCTTCGCCTCTACACCAATATCACTCTCGGCGCGCCAATTGAGTTTAATATCAATATCCGCACCGCAGCCGCCCAAAGTATCCATAGGCTGCGTATTGAACGGTAGTTCCATATAGGGAGAGCGTACGGTCTTACACGTCTTCGCAATCTTAATCTCGTAGTTCTTACCGGATACAGAGCAACCGGCACCGGCATCACCGATAGGACAACCGTCCGCTAAAGGACTTTTTACCTTACGCGTTTTCTTCGGTGGCATTAGATAATCTACAAGTGTCCTAGAATATTTTATACTCTTGGACATATATAAGCCCACCCCCTAATAGAAAAGATATACACCACCAAGCCTCTCATTTTTTTAGGCAGAATAGGTATTCCTTCACTCCACTATCCGCATTGTATTCGTACGACTTGAAGCGTTTATAGTCGGTCTCTACTAGGGATACTTCACCATACTTTCCCATAATTTCTAGCATCCTCTCCTTAGAAATCAAACTCTCACTGCTGTATGATAGAAATATCCACTGCGCCTTCAGTCGGCTAAATAGTCGCTCAAAAGCCGCAACAACCTCCTTTTTCTTACAGAATGGCGACATAAAGCAGACTTCTGGGATGCCTGTGACTCCATCGCGTAGCGCTGTTGTTGTTTGTACAACCGGCGGCAGTGCAAGAATATTCAGGGGAAAGTAGTTTTTGGAATATTGGCGTTCATTATAAGGCGGATCCAAGTAAACCATATCCGCCTCAACTGCATCCAATAGAGAATCTGCTAGGACGTCACTATGATAGCACTGAGACCCCAAAGCCGCCGGCTCACGCAGCGTATGAATCGGTTCAAATACCAAAGCCCGCACCGCCTTCTCCTTAAAGTTTTTCAGAAAGCAGCCGTAGACAGCAGGCACGTTACTTACAGCATCGGCACTCACTAACAAAGAGCCTAGCAAAAACATATAGTCGTCCTTTCGCCCCATGTCGGCTCCAAACTCCGTCTCAATACGCCGACGGATATAATCAATACGACGGGCGTTATCAACTGTGAAGAACATACGGGGGCAGCCATCGTGCGGGCTGTATTTCCGTGTAATTACGCCCGCTGTATCGGTATCATCGCCCAAATACGTCCCATTCTCAATCTCACGCCCAATGCGCCGAATAAACCCCTCGCAGTCGGCAGACAGTATGGAGCGCGTCATAGCGTGGACAATTACGGAGCTATAGAGTTCGGCGTCGTTGCTAACCACGACCGCCCCCAACTTACGTAAATTGTAGGATACAATACCGGTACCGCCGAATAAGTCGGCAACACGCCGACCGGCAAAATCACCAGCCTTCGCCGATATAACATCAAATATCCACGAAACAAGCCGGTGCTTAGAGCCGATATAGTTTAGCCGATGTACTTGCTCCATTATTGTTAGAAACACAGGCGTCTTTTAGACCTCAAAAAATTGACATAGGAGATCCTTACAGTTTTATTCATCAGGTGACAGTGATTCGCTGACGTCATGTCTTGTAATATCTGTTTCGATACGTTTACGAAGGTTCGGCGAAAACGTGTGGATTGTACAGCCTGTGATAAGCCGATTTGCCGTCCGTGCCTCCAGCAGTTCCTCTTACAGGATACCTCGGTAGAGCCCGTGTGCCCGTCGTGTCGTATCGGTTGGAGTCGTGAGTTTCTGGATGAGCATCTGACGGCAACGTTCCGCAATGGTGCGTTCAAGCAGTTCCGTCAGAAGGTTCTGACAGACCGTGAGCGTGCCCGCTTTCCAGAGATACAGGAGCGGGCTGCGAACTACAAGAAGGCGATTGACTTTCTGAAACCAATCTATGCTGAAATTACAAAGCTGAAGGCTGAGATCAAAGCATATGATAGGACGGAATATGATATTGCTATGACGGAATGGATTACCTATTGTTCAAGAAACGGAGTTTTCGGTCCTAATGGCGAGAAGAACCATACAGAAGAGTCAAAACGGTTGGAGGCTATATATAAGGAGCATAACAAAAAGTTCAATGATTTTGCGGGACCACGGTATGAACGATTGAAAGAGCTCAATAAACTGGCTTATAAACCGCGTAGGATTGAGAAGCGGTTTGGAGTGGTGCCACCACCACCTCGCCCTTTTCGCCGCATACCACGTGCTGCTGTTGGTGGTGCTGGTGCTCCTGAACAAGACGTGGAACCCGCGGATGAGCCAAAGCCCAAGGAATTCGTTTACATGTTTAAGTGTCCTGCAGATGCATGTGAAGGGTTTATAAACGCCGACTCAGCGTGCGGTCTCTGCGATCTAAAGGTCTGTAAGGAGTGCCTAGAGCCAACTACAGAGGGTCATAACTGTAATCCTAATACAGTTGAGTCAGTGAAAGCGATTAAGAAGCAGGCGAAGCCTTGTCCTAAGTGTAAGACACAGATTATCAAGAATGGCGGCTGTGACCATATGTATTGTACGCAGTGCCAGACCCACTTCAGTTGGCGTAAAGGTACGATTGATGATGTCCGTCACGGCGGCAACCCTCACTACTACGAGTACATGAATCAGTTGCAAGCGGGAGCAGGCGATCTACCAAACAATGCGCGTGCAAATCCATGCGGTGCAGATGCTATCCTGTATAATCTAATGCAACTACGACGGGGTGCAAATGTGGATACAGTTAATAGGCTCATACGGTATCATCGTCTCTTTGCTCATATTCAAGGCGTGGATCTTACCAACTGTCAAGCGGTTGTTCAGAATTATATCAACGACAACAATGAGAACAGTTGGCGCATCCATCTTCGTGTTCGCCGTATGGCAAACGAAATCACCGAGGGTGAATGGAAGTCTATCCTTCATAGCAAGGAAAAAGAGATGATGAAGGAGCGTGCTCGCGGTCAGGTCTTGGAGATGTATGTAACAGCGGGCATGGATATTCTAGGTCAGGCGGTGACAAACAATAATGTTCAAGACCTTCTCAAGCAAATTACGACCCTCTATGAGTTTGCAGAGAAGGCGTCGCAGAAGGTCTCAAATGTGTACAAGTGCCCTCCTATGAATCTTGAGCCTCCAGGTATGGACCAGGAGATACATGTTATTCGCCGAGCATTCCAGACTCGTCATGTAAGGAATCTCCAACTGTTACATGCGTGGCAACAGCAACAGCAGCCCGCTCCGCAACCCGCTCCTATCGCTACCTAAGTCTACAAAGAATACAAATATATTTTTGGTTTTCGAACCATTTAAGCCCAAGTCACTCACATGAATATAAGATCCCACCATACAGTAAAATGGCTACCCCATCTATTATTTTACAGGTTACAGCGGACTTTGTAACCCCACCGCTTCTTATCAATGCGAGCCCAGAGACGTGCGTCAATGTGCTCACTGCAGGTGTGGCAGCGGTAGAGTCAGCATGCACAACCATTAGCAAATCTACAAATGCCACGCTTATAGCAAAGCACGAAGCCGTAATGGCGCGCATGCAGAAGGATACGGAAGCAGACCGCACACGTCTTCAAAAGGATGCGGAGGTAGAACGTCAGCGACTTCAAAAGGATGCGGAGGTAGAACGTCAGCGATTCCAAAAGGAGATTGAGCGACTCCAAGCCGATACAACGCTCGCCAAATCACTGCGTGCGGATGCGGAAAGCCGCCTTTCTGAGGCAACGGCAAACGCCAGGCAGCAAGCGTATGACGATGCCGAGGAGCGTATTCGCAAAGCGGTAGAAGAGCGTAATAAGGCGGAGGAGAAGGCAGCCGAGTTTCAGAAGCAGTTGATGAATGCGGTGATTGCGGAGAAACAGCGTGCTGAGGATTTAGTGAATGCCGAGCGTGCCCGTTCTGATAAGGCGATTGATGAGAAAAATCGTACCATTGAGGTTCTACAAGGCATCAGCACGAGTTCGTCGCAAAAGGGTGGCGTCTATGAGCAGAAGATTAAGTACTGTGTTGTCAATGCCTTTGGAACCGCCAATAAGTTTGATATCCTAGACAAGCAATATGAATCTGGTGATCATGTGGTTGAATGGGAGGTGTATAAGATGATGATAGAGGATAAGGATAAAAAGGAGATTGATGCTGAGGATATTCGCAAGGCGCACCGTGATTTCACAAATCACAGTGAGTGTGATATTCTTCTTTTTATAAGTGCGCGTGCGCACATTCCGAAGCACCAGCGACCTGGTGATATTGATATTGCCATCGTAGATGGTCGCCCTGCAATCTATCTGGGTAACTTCAACGACAAGGAGAACAAGATTCTATATCTAAAATCCCTACAGCCGGTAATGCGTACGCTGATTGAACTGACGAAGAAGGCGGCAGAGGGTCCTGAGATGCTCAATGAGCGGCTCAGCGACAAGCTGCGTAGCATTCGGCAGCATTTTATCTACAATGAGCAAATCATCAATGATATGGTGAATAAGGCGAAGGCAGCGGAGCGTAACATCAAAGGCTCGTTAGACGAATTGATGTTGACGATTACGAATGTACAATTGATGTTTAAGAATTCTATGGCGTCCATTGTCAATGAGGAGGATACAAGTGCCCCTGTGGTAGAAGAGGTAGAGTCACCACCAGAGCCAGAAGTGGAGCCGGCACCGCTAAAAGTAACGGGGAGGAAGTCGGTCCCCAAAAAGAAATTCGCTCAGACCGACACATAGAAAATGGCGTAACGCAGTATTTACTGCTCAATGTTCATTTAGACCGGCGGGCATTTCAAACCGGCATTTGTGTGTTTTCAATATGAGATTTAAGAAATGCTTCTTCATCTTTCATATGTACTAGTAAAGATTTACACAAATTATATTTTTCTTCATTTGTATATATTTTTGTCAGTATAATATGACTATGTTCATCAAATAAAGTTTCAGGAACAGATATAGTATTAAAAATTCGTTTTTCTTCACCTTTGGAGTGGCAATCTAATGATTTTAAGAAGGGCTTGAAAATACTATCTGGAATCTGTTTATCTTCCTCATATAATTCAATTAAATGCCTTGATGTAAAAGAGAACCTTCTATGAGATAAATACCATTTTTTATATTGTGTTTTTTCCCAAAATTCCATCACTACTATATGCTTATATAAAACCTGCTCTAAGTAAGTATGATGAACCTGTTTCATCGTATAGTTTTAGCCAATCTTGAAGGGACAACCTTTTACAATCAAATACTTCACAGGTTTCTACCTGACTATCTGTTCGTAAAGCATACTTGACGGCAGATAATTTATAGTCTTCGGTATGATGCTTTCCCATTCTCTCTTACTTTTAGTGCCGGTTTGAAATGCCCGCCGGTCTAATCTATAAGTAGACACGAGAACTGGGACGGACGCAAATCTAAAGACGATTTCCATATGAAACTATAGATGGACTATGGTACTCTAAAGAACTACTTTCCTCGTCCTAAACGATGGGAAACTATGAAACTGTTTGAGAAGATACAATATACCTTCTCACGCTTTACTCCAGATTTTGGAAAGTTTGTCCATAAATTAGATGCGAAACGTATTGTAAAGGAGTTAGCAGGGAATACCATTGAAGTCCCTCGTGTTGTTCGTGAAATGGCGCAATGGGATGATATTTCCCCAGCGGATCTGAACCCTGACCATATTATTAAGGCTACGCACGGCAGCGGATTCAATATCAATATTGAACACGGTGTAACGTATAATATGAACTTTATTAAACAGAATCTACAGCAGTTTAATCGCATGAAGTATTTGAATTTTCGCGAATCTCAGTATAAGTATGTAAAACCTGGATTTTTTATTGAGGAGAAGATTCATGATTACGCGAATGCTAAGAATGGCAATGCCATTACCTTTATGATTTACTGTATTCACGGCATTCCGTATACGCTGATTATGAGTGATAAGCGTCTTGACCGTTATCGGCATTTCTATGTTCATACGGATTACCGTATGGAGCAGATACCGATAGAGAACCAGGTGTATCACCCGTTTATTATTCCACCGCAAGAGACTATGAATCGTATGTTTGACGGTGCTAAGGCGCTCTCAAATCTGTTTGAATTTGTACGCGTTGACTTCTATCTAGACATCTATAACAAGATCTATTTCAGCGAGTTTACATTTACGCCTCACGCAGGGCTTCAAATCTACTCAAATAATATGGAGTTACAGCTTGGAAAACTATGGATTTAACGTGTGCAAAAATTGGCGCACAAAAATCTGCGTGCATTTTGCGCGCAGTTTTTGTGTCTTTGTTATCCTATAACTCGTTTCTCGCGTAGTTTCTTGTGTTTTTTGAAAACACAAGAAATAGCGCACAAAAAGTTACACACAAAATTGCGCGCAGATTCTTGTTGCGCAAAAAAAGTAAAGAAAGTTTGCGAAACTCGCGCGATTTTTTTGCTTCAAAAATCACGCGTCATTCATTAATCTATAGATTAATGAATCTGACACACTTTTTGACGTGAAAAAAGCCCCATTTTGTGGATTTTTTGTGTATTTTTTTGTTTTGCGCATAATTTGCGCGCAAAATACACGTAGTTTTTTGTGCGCAGATTCTTTGAAGTAAAAATCACGCACAAAAACGCACACAAAAACGAGTTATAGGATTTGTTAAATATTTCTCCTTAATATAAATGCAAGTAGAAAACTACATCAACCATGTTAACAAATCTATAGATAACACAATTCAGAATATATCAAACATTACTCAAGATATACTTAATATACATGGAATGTCCGGTGTAGGTACCAGGCATTTTTACAATAATATTGTAAGTATGCCAGATGCTAGATATCTTGAAATAGGTGTATGGAAAGGATCTTCTGTATGTGCTGCTATGTGTAATAATAAAGCAACAGTCGTATGTATTGATAATTGGAGTGAATTTGATGGACCAAAAGACGCATTTATTGAAAATTTTAACAAATTTAAAGGTGATAATGACGCGACCTTTATAGAAACAGATTCATTTAAGTTTGACATAAACGATTTTAAGCAAAAATTCAATATTTATATGTATGATGGCTGCCATGATTATAAATCTCACTATGAAGCATTAACCCATTATATTAATAGCATGGATGATATTTTTATATATATCGTTGATGATTGGAACTGGGTTACAGTAAGAACTCCAACAATGGCTGCAATATCAGACTTACGTTTGAACATATTACTACAACGGGATATGCATACATCGGATACAGATATACCACCACTATTACATAATGGTAATTGTGATGGACGGCACTGGGCAAGCGGTTGTGGTATATTTGTTTTACAAAAACCATCTGCTTAATTTTTGTCTAATTTAACTATTTGAGCAGCGTCATTTTGTGTCATTAAAAACACCCAATTGTCTAGTTTTGGTGCTGTCATCATTGTCCACGCATTATAAAGTTTGTACGCAGAACAAAATTCACGATCTCGTGCCCATACGTGAAAATATACAGGTTTAGTAATATTTACTATACCTTTATACTGACAATGATATAGGAAGTTAACATTTGAGCCCTCTACAAGATTAATACTTTCTGCGTTTTCTATGAGTGATAGTGCCCATCCAGGAAAAGAAACTAAATTATGAATGTCAATACACTTATAATTGTTCTTAATACATCTCAAGAAAAACCCCATATCGGATGTATCACCAGCAGTATTGATAATGTTATACTTTTCACCCTCAATTATACCATAGCGTTTAAAAACCTCTTCCGTAACTGATTTTTCTTTCTCCTTATCACGGGTGTAATCAAAAAAATCCATACGAACCGAATTATTCAGTCCTACAAGCTTGTAATATATTAAATGATTTATTTCCATTTCTGTAGGTGGCAAATGGCTATTCGGCATACAGATGTATTTTTGGTCAATCGTAAGACGCTTATATAATGGATTCATATCGTTGAAATAATAAGACTTATCAATCGCATTATATGATGCTAATAAAGTACTAGGCGCTGTCCAAGTATTTGTATGTACATCACATATGTGAATACTACCATTTGGAGATGCGTAGATGAGTGATTCCACATCAATTAATAAAAATATGCGTCGGTTATAATATTCTGATTTGGAGAAATATCCATCAAAGTAGGAATGAAGATTTCCCGTAATATTAAAGTACACCTTATCATAATATTGTAATAAAAAATACAATATGCCAATCATAGAAAATGAATCGCCAAAGGTGAAACATGGAGGCACAACAATAATACTATCGTACATCTATTTACTACTAAAACAATGTATTTAAATATGGGATAACATGATAGTCAACGTGACCCGCTAAATGTACAAAATAATTGTTCTTTAAAAATGTATCTAATTCGTAACCGCATGTGTATTTATACATCTGCCATATTGCATTCCATTTATTGTCCATAACTATATGTTTTTCGTTTGTCTGAAGTTCATATCCTATAACAACCTGCTCATAATGGAAGCCATTTTTATGTGCACAAATCTCTTGCTTATGCTTCTTAAACATATTTTCCATAAATTCTCTATGCTTGCGCGGCTGAAAGACAAGAACACCTGTATTAAACACCATATCTGTCGCTAAATGCTTTTCTATATGTATGCGGTAGTAATCCATCGCACACGTATCCCATTCACCATTATCGAGACCTGAACAAGGAACTGAGTTTACCTCTTTTGCGGATTTCCGCTGGTGTTCTATACGCATCTGCCGTGTTGGCTGTGAATACTCATCTACAATACCTACCTTATCGCCAAAATCATAAGCAGTATGGATTGCAGGTGCCTCAGGATTGATAATCACATCGGCGTCTACAAACACAAGCAGATCGTACTCCTGTGCCCAATCGTAACTACATAGAAACATCTTCGTAGATAATATACTTAGCGGCTTGAACGTATAGTCGGACTTATCATATGGCTCTGTTATAATACGAAAATCGTAGCCGTGACGCCGCGCATAGTGTTCGTGACTCTTACGAAATAGATGATTATATTCTTGGATATACTTATCTCCTACAGCCAGAGTTACAAGAGATACTTTCATTTCGTATTATTATATGAAATAAAAGTATGTTTAGACCACGATTACATACAGATAGGACGACCATACACCTTGGAAAAGTGCTCTAACCAATACTTGTACGTTTTATAATCGGCGGGCGTTCCCCAACATATATACTTATCCACCGCAAACACCTTCACCTTATACCCCCGCTCAATCAGCGGATTTAATAGGTCATCCACGTAATACTCACCATTTGTACGAATATTCTTCTCATAAATATCCTTGAGCCCCTCGCGATAAATAGACGTCTTACGGAAAAACATCGTACCAATGATGGCGTGGGTCGCACCTGGCAGCGGCTTCTTCACACTCACGTGCCGAATCGTATTCTCGGCATCCACGTCCATCCAGGCATACATATGCGGAAATAACTTGCCCGTTGGATTGTTCGTAAACGACCATACAATTACATCTACCGACGGGTCGTTTTCCATCTTCATATACTCAAAAAAATTATAGTCCGCGCCATTATCGCACGCACTAATCATAATCGGCGTTTCGTCCGTAATGCACGCCTGGTTGATCCCAATCTCGCACGTACATGCCTGCCCCATCGTCGTATCTGCAATCTTAATAATCTTAGAGTCAGCCCATCGCTCCTTGAGCGCTGCCTCTAGTGGATACGCCGCTAGATGCTCCTCTAAACAAATAAAAACCTGACGACGGCACTCTGGAATACTCTCAACAGCACGCACTATCATAGGCTTACCATTTACATCCAAAAGCGGCTTAGGATCCGTAAATCCATCCATCTTAAAACGGCTACCGCGCCCCGCCAACGGCAAAATAAGCGTCGCACAGCTTCTAGGTATAATTTGTAAATCCGACGCATCCTTAAAGTGCCGGCTCCACATATTGTAAATCGCCAAGTCGTGCGGCGTACCCCACTGTAACATCTTCTCAATCTCAAACGGTAATATACGCTTGCCGTCCTGTATCATACAATTATAGACAAGGCTCACATAGAACTCACCATTCTTCTTGCCCGCATCACCACATTCCATCAGCGCCTTAAAATACTGCTTGACGTACTTTCCGTAACGGAAATAGTACGTGCCATTAGACGCATATTCGCTCATACGATTGTCCGTAAAGGGCTCCTTCTCGCGCACCTCCAACACTCGTCCATCTGTATCACACCGCAGAAAGGCGTAATTGTCGGTGCCTAGCATATGAGGGTGGAATCCACGGTACGCCGCAATCGCACCATCTGCCCCACCGGTACGAACAGTCTCTAGAAACTTTTGGTAATCCCATACCGTGCCGTAGTCACAATAACTGACAATCACCTCCTCATCGTCCGCAATCGTATCAAATACCTGCGCGACCGCATACACCGGACCAAGACTATGCCCCTCAATGACGTGTACCGTTACCCCATACGATTCAAGAATCGCCCGCATATTCGTCGTCTCAATATGCTGCAAGTTGCAAATACAATGTACCTCGGCACCAGGAAATAGGTCAATTACATGCTTAATAATAGGCTGACCGTCAACAACAATAAGTGGCTTGGGATCGGTATAACCCGCTTCTACAAACCGCCGCCCCACGCCTGACATCGGTAGAATGACCTTCATGGCTTATTTAGAGTTTCGGCGAGTAGCCTTAAACCGTCTAAATCGCATATAAACGGGCTATTAAGTCCGCCATCCAACGCTTCAAATTGAGATGGGTTGAAGGTCGCCGTCGCAAAGACGCCGTCCGCAGCAAAGCCCGCCACGTCATTATTGGACATCTTCACTGTATAAGCACCGTCGGCATACGCCTCAATCTCGCCAATTTTCCCGTAATAGGGCGACGCGGCGTCCGTAACCTTGACGCGCACATAGAGCGGATAGGGACCTTCGTGCGGCGCGTGGCGTGTAATATCCGCATACCGACAGCGCGTATGGTTCATCGTATGAACGAACCGCTTATTAATTGTTAGAAAGTCAGGCGTCGTTATACACCCCACGGCAGTCTTAGAATTGCTAAATAAGATGTTTGCCATACCACCACCGATAAAGCCAATAATATGTGTAGCAGTTTGGAACAGTCCGATCTTATTCAGTGTACTGAGATTCTCACAAAATATTTCTTGATAGCCATAATCTATTAAAGTATATACAACCTCATCCTCATTGATACATTTGCGACGAGTAGTATAATTCGTACCAATATTAGACGTATCATTATGAATCCAGGTCCGACGGCTTACATAGAACTTTTTGGGCAGTGTGGCATTGTTGGATGTAAATAGCATATCCCAAATACGGCGAGCTTCTGGCGATGGCGGCATATTGGACGCCCAAACGCCCATGTGTGTCTTACCGTGTGTAAAGGATGATGGTAGATATAGATGCTCGTATGCTACATTTTCTTCCGCATATTCAAACTCCTTATAGCCAAGCATTGCTAGGAATTCGCTCTGAAAGCGCATCCACTTATGATCCTTTGGCAACAGTATCTTTTGCTGTCTATTTGTATGATGTGCCAAATACGGCAATGTATCGTATAAGAAATGAAAATAGTTGCTCAGATTGAAGATGAAGAAGAAGTAGTGACCTGGCTTTGTCGTCGTTGGCGGCGGCTGGTGTTGCGGCTCACATGCACCAACCATTGCGGGCATAGACATAATCTGCTCATCGTACGGATTCATACCATTGACCTTACAATTAGGATACGTAGGATTCGTTAGAACTGCGTGTTCTACGTGGTGTAGATATTTGATGCGGCTCATATATAAAGCCATAGATTGTGGCTTTATATATGTTTATCGCACATCGTGTAAATCAGTTAGACGAAACAGTTGCGGCGGAGGTATTTGGTGCCGCCGATGGTATAGAGTTTGATATTCGTGATACCGGTGGCGATATCGTTGTACAACACGACCCCTTTTTGGGTGGGCAGCTCTTTACCGATTTCTTGAAGTTCTGTCCATCTAACAAATTCTACATAGTGAATGTCAAGTCTGAAGGAATTGAGCGGCGCGCCATCGCCGACCTTGAATCTTGCGGAATTCAACAGTTTTTTCTATTAGACTGTAGTATTCCGATGATGGTTCGGTTAGGGAAAGAAGGAGAGCGTCGGCTGGCAGTCCGCTTGTCCGAATATGAATCCCTTGCCACTGTGGAAGCGATGGCTTCTTTTGTATCGTGGGTATGGGTGGATGTCTTTACTCTGTTGCCACTTACACGAGAGGCTGAAGAGTCCATTCGTCATCGTGGGCTCAAACTATGCCTCGTATCGCCCGAATTACAAGGACAGCAGGAGAAGGTTGTAGAGTATAAGACTCTTCTTGCGGAGCGTGGCGTAACCATTGATGCTGTATGTTCAAAACTGTATAACCGCGGTTTATGGATGTGAATTAAATGTGTTGTTTGTTCAAATGGACGTCGCCTTATTTGTAAGCGGTCGTCTGTTAGGGTATGATACTTGCTTATTGCCATTTCTTAATAGATTTTCAAAAGATTATAATATTAAAGTATTTTTCTCTATTAACACTTTATCACTAGGCGAAGGTGAAGATATGAATACTATAATAAGCAATCTTAAGCGATTACTTGGTATCAGATTTGGCGACATATACTATGAGGAGTACAAACTACCCTATGATTATGTTCAAACAAAACTTCAAAACAGAATCGATGTCTTCCTCTACAATCAAATGTCCTGTTTTTACAATGATAAACAAAATTTACGTATAATTGAAGATTATCAACGCAAATATAATATAACATTTGATGTTATATCAAAAATACGTAGTGATATATATCCTACTAAATACTGTATTTATTTTAAACAGGATGAACCAGATACATTAATGATACATACTGCATATACTTTTATTAGACATTGGGGTCATGTATTTGAACACTTTCCTTATGCGATGGTATCAGACGCATTCGCTTATGGTAATATGAAAAGTATGCGTATATACTGTAAAACATATGATTGGATATTAGAACAAAATAAATTAAGAAATGGACGATATGTGTATACATTTGAAATATTACTTACCGATAGTATTCTTAATCATTGTATCGGCGATTATGATGATGGTCATAATAATCCTACAATAAGTGAAAACCAATTATTTGATATTTTTTTTAATAACTCAAACAATATTAAGATATCATATAGTATTGATATTGAATATCACTTAATGCCGACTGATATGCGTTCAAAGAATAATTTTATTGTAGATAAAACGAATGTTCTTACTTACACGCATTCCTGCCCAGAATAATATCATTCAACCGGTCTGACAGATACTTACTGAGTTCATCGGATGGTTTTACGTGATGATCTATATGAGGGTACTGAAAACGTTCCGCAAGAATGCCATTCTCATTCAAAACCGGCATCATATCAATAAATGCCCACCGATTCTTTATACACATTGTTTTCAATGCGTCATTCATTGAAAAGAGTGCTTGGTTGCGCTGCTCAACAGAATCATTATAAATATGCGCTAGTGAGTTATAGGTTCTCTCCTCTATAAACTCACCAACCTGCTGTATCTTATTGTTGGCGTGGCACATTGTATCCTTAAAATTTACATAGAATGTATGCTGTGTATCTTTAATAGCAGTTGGATTCACACCAATTACAATGGGTGTTCCTTTTCTTTGCCACAAGAACCGTTCATAAATACGAATTGTATCATTAATAAATGTAGGAATGTCTAATTTTGTATTTGCTAAAGCACTCTTATAATAATAACCGAACTCCATATCTACCTGACCTAAATGGAATAGAAAGTAGTTTATTGGACTTGTATCAATCGTATTTATAGATTGATTCAGTCCAGTTGTTGAGTTAAGATTAAATAGCCCGCGGATAGATGCACCGGCAGCTTGTATTCGTTCAAAAGGATATAATGATATTTTCTCTAACGATTTGAACTGATCTATATGCGAATTTCCTACAAGAAAAAACTTAGGGGTGTCAAACCCCATTTTAAATTTATTTTCTCTTAATAACTTTAAATTCTCTTCTATTATATCCGTACCTACCAAGTGGTCATATTCGTCGTCGTTCTCAACAAACACTTTTTTATAGTTAATATACCGCTGCCCTTTACACTCGTGATTGAGACTTTCAAATCGGTCTATATTGGTAAAAATAGGATTCCAATTCAAGTTTGTAGAGAGTGAATGGTAAGAATTAATGAAATGGTCTATTGCCTGTATCCCCACTGTTCTTGATACATAATCCGCACCATTATGCGGATTACGAAAATTGGAATAAATATCTATATTGATTAACTGAAAATACCGTTTGGGCATATAAACTAAGTCATGAAGGATTCCAAGAGTACCATAGTCTAACAATCCATAGCGGATCTTATCATCTATCTTGTTAAATCTAGATAAAAAGTACTCCTTGATATAAAAATCAATACGTACAAAAAATACAAACTCGTAAGGAGATAAATCTAGTTCACTTACAAAGGCGTTTGTCTGCGCATAAAACTCCTCACATCTAGAGGCAGACGTTTTGCGAAAATTACTATAGATTATATTGGGACCATATATCTTAAGTATAAGTTCATCACACTCAGGTGTAAATTCATAAGTATTGATAAAAATATCAGTGTCCACGTTGTACTTTGCTTTCAAATAATTCATAATTCTGATATGAGAATATGACGCAAGACGCTGTTTATCAATACTATCGGAACTATCATCACGCTTTCGCGAGACTTGACCTCCGTTACGAAACGTCTCACCGCTAATAACAAATAAGCAACGCATTATTTGTTATTGGAATGTAAAATTTAAAGTTTATTTATTCGCAGCCTGCCTTAGTTTTTCTTTATCCCAATTCACAATCTCGGACACCTGTATTTCTGACAAGAAGTTTGCGGGTAATGGGACGTGAAGGTAAGATAGCAGGATTTCGTATATGTTATAACACGCCTCGTTCGTTCCCGCAACTATGTAAAATACACTGTTTGCGAAGATAACGCTTGGAAGATGCCCGTATTTCTTGTAATAGGCTGTAAGCTTTGCTGCATGGTCATCATTCGGATCCTCAAAGAGTAGCGGCGCCTCGTGTAAAAACACGGCAATGTCTGGCGTATACGGCAGGAAAATACGTTCTAGAATATGCGACGTGAAGAACGGCTTAATCAGCATTTTATTGTCGGTAAGATTGCGCATAGTATCAAAGAGAGCTGATGCTAACGGAATATCTGTATGGGGTGTACGGAACATATGTTTCGCAATAGCAGTCATTTGCTCAAGAATCTCGGTGACTGAATTGCCCATAATTACCACGCCGTGATTACGGAGAAAATAGACCTTTGTATCGTCTGAGTACAGAAGAGACATCGTTTGCGCCAGCGGTACGCCAGGTTTATAATACTCTACCGTTTTCGTATTCGTATGGGGAAGTTCAATAGGTCCGTAATTACAAAGGGCGTTCATTAACGGATACGGATGAGCGTGAACAATAATACGAGGCGGAAATGCGTGTAAAAATGCCTCAATGCTTGGCTTCCCTGTACCTTCTAACACAGTATGGGATACGTCCTCATTGCCCACTGCGAGCGCTAGACGAATGGCGGCAAGGTCGCATACGAGTCCGTTATTGGCTGCCGATACTAAGGTACCGCTCTTCTTCACTATAATGCGGTTTTTATCCGCGTCTTTAACCGATATGTTTCCACCAGGTCCCTGTATCCAATCGGTCCACGGACCAATTCTGCGGCACAGTGTTTCGTATTCTTCGGCTATTGTTATTTCCATAGTAGTGAAATAATCAAATATTGTATAATACCTTCGTAATTATCGTTAGGAATCTTTAGATTACAGTTGTTTGCTTTCAGGTGTACAAAAAACTCCGTGTGTGCCACCTGTTCGCGGAATTTATAGTGAATTGTGTCGTTGGCGGACTCTATAGGACTCTCTCTCAGGAATGGCAGGAGTTTGTTATGAACCGATGGCGATAGGTGGCGTTTAATAGTTGCTGCCGCATGAATGGTTGTTGTATCGGCATCCTTCGCGTATAGATGTATGATAATATCGGCAGCATCTTGTTGAGGTTTAATATACGTGAGAAAATCCGGCTCTCTGAGTTTCATTGTTTCCAATACGGTGCTAGGATCAGCGCCCCTTACTGCTACATCCCGCTGTATCTTCCACTGCTGTTTTAAATAGGTATCGGTATCTAAGTATATTTTCAAGTTATAGATGTCGTTGAGAGCCTCCTTATGGAGCGTATGAAGACCGCAAAACAACATAAACTTATTCGGCTTGATGTATTTTGGCTCTGTAAACTTGCCAGTAGAGTGGTCGTAATCTATAGTATGCACATCCTCTCCCAAGCATAGTTTGAAGGTATCACTAGATAACTTTTCCAGGTGATTTGCATTTGGGTTCAAGTGTGTAATGGTGCTGTACTGTTCAGCACCCCGTTCCCACTTATGATACCGGTCCGTTTCAAAAAGTAGCGTCTGCTCAAACGGCAAAACGTCCTGAATAAGCTTAGATAGGGTGGTTTTTCCTGCACCGCTATCACCGCATATCGCAATCGTGAAACATTGGGATAGGACAAGTTTATATGGCATATCGGTACGCATGATATTGAGACCGTTTATTGTCAGATGGCTGTACAATTGCTGCTCTGATATGATCGGCGGCGCGGATTTGAGATACCAATACATTTGACAGTAAGTACGCATGGCGGCATACGATCCATAGGCAACCTGGTCATTTACACAGTCTGATGCCTTAAATTGCTCATTAAATATATCAAATCCTGTAGGAATATAAACAGTATGGTCTTCAAAAGGTGCAGATAGATGTGCAATAAACTGTGGAATCGTCATTTGTAGTTTAATATCAGGTCTACATCGGAATATACGTGTATAGTGTCCTGGAATATTCGCAAACAACTTTTGTAGGCGGTGCCAATATATAATTACATTCTGCTCACGCTCAGATAGACCTGGTGTCATTGGTGGTATTTCGGAATCAATAATAATTAGTTTGACATTTGGGTTTTCTAACAAATAGTCAATAGCAGGTGCTGTATTAATAAAATGGTCCTTTGTGTCGGAACGTGCAAAGGATAAGAATAAATGATAGTTCGGCGGCAACTGCTTCAGGAAAGCATATAAATGTTCGTTGAATGAACGAGCCAATCCAGATACAAGAATAGCCACAGGCTCCTCTTCCATCCCTCACTTATCTCGGGTCCGATTAATTTAAATCATATTGAACGCTATACCGTTCGTTTACATAGATAGTGAAATACTATATCTGAACCCTCCACTATAGGGCGATTTAATAGAATTGGATATTTATTTCTTAGCGCAACAAAATTTGTCGCTTGGTCCATATAAACATACGGCTCGTACATCTTACCTCGCACAAACATATGTAGAAATTGGAACGGCTCGGAAAAGGGACGTCCTATAACATAATATGCGGGTTTTGTATCATCATTCGCAAATCCATATATATTCAGATGCTCTGTACAGTAGTTTTGAATCGCCGACTCTTCAATATCTCTATAGGACGTATTAGGAACAACCGCAAGGGCACTCTTAAACGCCGCAACTTTCCAAATAGATGGACCAACGTCATATGGAGTACGAAAATGTGGGGTTTCTGTACTCTTAGAATTTACAAGATTGAAATGCGGGTGGTGAATAGTGCCATTATTACGCCCAATAATGCCAAATATACAACGGTCAATATGATTCGTTTTGATAATATTAAAAAGGTCTGTAAAGATTACGTTGGAAAAACTCATCATCAGATCATTATCGTGGATAAACACTACATATTCTGTAGAGATTTGGTTCATAAGTGATAGAACCTTATCCGAATAATTGAGCGAATCGTCATAGGTAACGATTCCATCAAAGCCGGTGGGCTGATTGGGAGCATTCGCATTCACCGCGATTAGACGCTTGCAAGTGCTTGGAATAAGTTGCGGTGTAGTATCTCTGAGAATCTCCCAAAGGTCACTATAATCACTGTGTGTATAAAATAGAAATGTTATATCTTCCATGTTTATATAAATCATTGAGCAAATCTTTATATGGTGAAACGGAATCTAAAGAGTCTCAACATCACATAACAAGATATGAAAGTATTTGTACTATGCGGAGGTATTGGTAGCCGGCTACAGGATTACTCATTCCCTAAACCGCTAAATATGATTTACGGAAAGCCCGCCATTTCTTATACACTTCAAAATCTACCCGCATGCATTCATACTATCTATTTTATTACTTCTCCGCATCTAAAACAATTTAACTTTGAGCAAGTTGTCGCAAATCAGTTCAAAGATCGCCAGTGTATATTTCTACCGCTCTCTTATTTCACGCGCGGTCCCGTTGAATCGGCGTGGTGCGGCACACGCGAACTCTTCGCAGACGACGAACCTATCGTATTTCTTGATAACGACGTACTTTTTGAGTTCCCGCCAGCGTTCTTTGAAACCCACGGGTCCGCCTTTCTTGGATACTCTATAGACAACGGCACCTCTGAGGCGTTTAGTTTTATACAGATGAACGAAGGGCGAGTTACAATGGTCAAGGAGAAGAAGCGTATTTCCAACCAGTTTATTTGCGGCGTCTACGGATTCAAATCACTTAAGCAGTTTCGTGACGTTGCAAAGAAACGGCTCGTAGTTCCTAGTGAAACCGAACTCTATCTTTCGTCGTTGTTTGAAGACCTAGTAGAGCAGGGAGATACTGTAATCGGTGTGCGATTTTCCGATACCATTACACATATTGGCAGTCTCAAAGAACTTCATAATACTATTGGACGTATTTCCAAACCGCTTATGCGTATTTGTTTTGATCTAGATAATACACTTGTGACGTATCCAACTGTGCCTGGCGACTATTCTACTGTTAAACCGATTGAGACGATGATTCAACTCGTGCGAAAACTACACGATGAAGGGCATACTATTATTATCCATACTGCCCGCCGTATGGCAACCCATAAATATAACGTGGGTGCCGTTATTCGTGATATTGGTCGGCAAACTCTGGATACACTCGCCGACTTTGCCATTCCCTACGATGAACTACTCTTTGGGAAGCCTATTGCGGATATGTATATTGACGACCGCGCCGTCAATCCGTATCGTAATGATATGGAAAGTATGGGGCTCATAAATTATATGTGCCCTGAGACTCCCATCAATAAACTTCAAAACAATAAATACAATACAATTGAACTTGACGGAGATGATGTTGTAAAACGAGGTAAGATGGATCATCTTGCCGGCGAAATTTACTTCTACGAAAATATACCACATTCGTCATCTATTTCTCGCTTCTTTCCTACTTACTATAGTTCTATCAAATCATCAGGGACTGCTGAACTTCGCACTGAATATATACGCGGCGTGCCGATGTATACTCTTTACAAATCGGAACTTATGACCCGCTATCATATGAAAACCCTGTTTGAAATCCTGGATTACTTACATAATACAAAGGGTGAGTCGGTACCATCCTACGATGAAGTCTATGCAAACTATATTACGAAACTTGAGCGGCGCTTTAGCAATAAAGAGATCTATTGCTTTCCAGATGCCGAAAAATATCACAATCTATGCCTTGATAGACTCAAATGGTATTTGAAAGAGTCGTCGCCGCCTTGTATTGCCTCATATATTCACGGTGATTTTTGGCTGAGTAATATTTTATTAGACTTTAAGAATAATATTAAGCTTATTGATATGAAAGGGCGACTAGAAGAGCATCTGACAACCGGCGGTGATATAATGTACGATTATGCGAAGCTATACCAATCTATTCTTGGATATGACCGTATACTGTATAATGATTCGGTTTCGGATGGTTATCAAGTACAAATGAAGGAGTACTTCTTTGATGAAATACGCATTCGTGGAATATCTGAAAGGGCATTAACTGTAGTAACCCATTCACTTATTATGGGAACGTTATGGGCGATTGAAACTGCTGAACAACGCAAAAAGGTTTGGATGTGGGTTACAAGTCTTATGGATACCGCGGTTTAAAGAGGAATGCGGATTTTAGACATAAAATGGTCCCTCCACTTACCCTATGTATTCCAACAATGAATCGTTGGGAGTTCTTGAAGGTGAGCCTACCCAAGTATCTTGCAAATCCTTATATCGCTGAAATTGTAATTTCGGATGAGAATGGTGCGGATGCTGCACAGATTCGTGCTACGTTTACAGACCCTAAGATTCGCGTATCTGTCAATACGAACCGCCTAGGTCCATTCCTTAACAAACGTAAAGTTATTGAGATGGCATCCAATGCGTTCATTTGTTTAATGGATTCTGATAACTTTGCGCCTGTGTCCTATTTTGATGCGTGGGCGACGTGGCTAAAAGGGGGCGATCCTAATGTAGATACAATATACTCGCCCTGTAGAACAATTCCGCAGGCAAATCACGAGGGCTTTGACTATCGCCATTTTGGAGGCGTATACATTACCAAAGAGAATTATAAGTATTATTGGAAAAATATTCCAATGGCGACGTGCCTCTATAATACTGGCAACTACATTGTATCCAAGAAGATGTATATGACAACCAAAACAGATGAACATCTAAAACATCTAGAAACGGCACGAAGCCCAGATGTAATGTTCCAAAACTATTTTATGTGGAAAAACAATAATATGAAAATGGTCGTTGTTCCAGGTATGATGTACGATCATATTGTCCACGACGGTAGTTACTATATCCAAGAGCTCAGTATGCTCAATGTAGATAATTTCAACGCTCTTTACGATTAGAAGCGTCTAAAGGTAGGGGGAGATTACTATTCAAAATGTATCGCATGACACTTTTTGAATGGCAAAAGCGTCTGAAGGGGCGCGAACAACTGATGTACAATTGTTCAGAGTTTGACCGACTCAACGATGAATGGATTCCGTTCTCTATCGGTATGAGTTGGGAAGTCGCATTCTTCAATGGTTCCTTAGAAGAGATCCAAATCGGTCCACATGAACACCAGGTCCTATGTGCAATTCGTACCGGTACCGATAAAAACCGCCGCCCTACCGGTATAAACCGTCGGTTTATCATAGACAATCTTGAGGCAAACGGTATCAAGAATATAGATATGCCTAGCAGTGCTTATTTGCGTATGCTTCCTCATTTTCAGTTCGTTGTCTCCCCTGAGGGCAACGGCGTTGATTGCCACCGCCATTATGAGGCACTGATGGCAGGTTGTATTCCTATTGTGGAGCGTAATGAGCGGTTATTAGAGAAGTACGGCAACTGCCCTATCCTTTTCACCGACGATTATTCTGAGATTACGCCTGAATATTTGAAGGCGAAATACGAGGAGATGCTACACAAAACCTGGGACTTTTCCAGGTTATGTCTAGACGCGTTTGATGCCGAGACCCAAGCACAAATCAAGGCAAACGGAAATTATTGGTGCCGACAACAAACTGGGCGGCATTGGTATGTTTAACTAAATTTTATATCAGACGATATCTTATAAAGACCTTCTATTATTTCATCTTTATAAGGACATTCACATAATAAAATATGATTATTTTTATAATCTATTTCAGTTGGCGAATAAACAAGTTTATCGGTTCCATATAATGGTTTACCGTGTCGGTTTTTATTATTATCTATAAATCCTATTACGTTTTCCTTATCTTTTATAAAATAATAGAGATATTGACCGTAGATACCTGCTGGACATATTAAAGTATTCTTAGATAGTTTTATATTGCTGATTCGGTTTATCTCATTTACATATATATCTGTCAACATGTTTTTATCAGTAAATGGTAGTTCTAATGTGAGCATATTAGGATCAAGCACAAACTTAAGCATATATGATTTAAAATTCCCGTTGTATGTAAAAGACGTTTCACAACGATAATGATATAAAGAAAATACGTATTTAATATAATCTAAGCCGCAAAAAAATGTATGCTGGGAATGTATTGTAATTATCGCCTTTTCTTTTACAAGTAAGTCAAAATTTGGAATAGATATAAATACACTACTAACATTACCGTTTTTAATTTTTTCAATAAACTTGCGCGGATTATATAAATGTTCAAATACGTGAGATAATATTACAGTATTATATCCATTATAATCAAAGTCTTCGCAATTTCCCTCAATAAATTTTATATTAGAATGTAATTCATTATTTTTGTACATATCAAGCGTAGTATAATCAATGGAACGATAATCTAACATAATTTTATACAGAATGCCTGTATTTGCCCCAATTTCTAAAAAAGACGTTTCTGTCGTATTCTGTACTATAAACTGGCAAAATGTCTTATGGTGATCTAACCAAGAAGGACTAAACGTTGCGTTCATATAGACTGGAGAATAAAGATATTTGGCATCTACAAGATTTTCTAGTTGTAAACATTTGCAACGGTTACACAGAATTACTGTATAATCAAATAATATGTCTTGTTTACCACTAGAAGAAGTCGCCATGATTGGAAAATTAGAAAAAGAGTTAATACATTCAAATTCTTTATTTTCACATATAATACATGATTCTCGTTTCATTATTAAACTATATAATAACCAATTATTTAAATATAAAGTATAAATGAAAATTATACACGAATATAAATAGCATCACCCCAACCCGTATTGCCGCACATCATCTGTGCCACACACTTGAAGCCCTGCGATTCTAGATAATAGTCTAGCATCGGCTTGAGAGTACAGCCTTTGTAGAGCTCATCCTCGTTCACCTCCAGATAGAGCACCTTCGCAAATGCGAGGCACTTTTCGCCGCCGACCAGTGCCTTGAATTCGGCTCCCTGTATATCCAGATTCCAAAAGTTATGCTTCGGAATATCAATCTTATGGCGTTGACAGAACGTATCAATGGTAATAGACGGTGCAACCATTGATCCCGTATAGACAACCTCAGGATGCGCCGTCGCGTGCGTACCCAGGTCAAAAATGCTGGACGACTGTACGTTGTTCGAAATATTAAACTTGATTAATTCATCGTCCTTATCCGTCACCAGTGCCTGATATACGTTCGGCATTCCCTTCGCCCGTGCCTCCTCTACCTTCTGCGGAATAGCATCTAGCCACGTTACGTCATTTGGTGTTAGATTCAATGTTTTGTAGAAGTCCATCTCCTCACATTCGTGTGCACCGACATGAAGCACACCGGTAACCTTGATACCGTAATGATTTAAGATGCGAATAACATCCGCTCCTGGAATCAACATTTGATGATTTGTTTAATGTGTATGGCTTTAGACGGCGGTTCGTAAAAACTCCTCCAACTCGTGCTTTGAACACGTTTTATAGTTATACGCTAACGTGTTTTCAATAGGCTTACGAAACGTTTCGTGCGGACGATTAGCAGGATAGTTCGGCATATAGACACGCTGAACCGTATCCGAAAAGAACGCCGCCGCCCACGAAATAGTAGAGCACGAACACACCAAGGTCTTCGCATTCTTCATAATATGATAATCAGTAAGAACATCGTTAGATTCAATAATTAAGTTAAAATGCTTGCCTAAATACTCAATATAACGCAACTCAAGTTCGGTGTTGGGCGCATTAACAACAAGACAATATGAAGGTGCTCCTATACTTTCTAACAGTTGTTTTACAGAGAGTGGATGGATCACATTGCCGATAGTAATAAAATCTTCCAAACGCAAATGAACAACCGTATCATAATATTTATTAAATCCTTGTGGAGTATTCACAATATGCCCTGATGAATAATTCATATGAAAATATGTAAAATCGTCACGATCCCCATTGTTTCCATCGGTTGTTAGAATATCGGTCGGATGCTTACGAATATAATCTATAATTTGCAACCTGTATTTCAAATAAATAGCATCGTGTTGAAAGTATCCTAAAAATCCATATGTTTTATCTTCGTCCAATCCTAAATTATCGCCATTTAGATGAGCATTCATCCAATGAATAAACTGTTCATCGGTTACCATCAAATATTTATCGGCATCTGTTATTTGTGTATGATGTATAATTGTAGCATCAAATACTATATGATATATAATTGTAGCTAGATAACGAAATATAGCATTTCCTAATCTACCTAATGGAACCGACAAAACTCGCATTTAATAATGAACACTAGTTCTTTTTAGACCTCCGACTGGTTCTACGCCGACGTGTTTGACGGCGGCGTCGTCGGGTCTTGCGGCTGCGATTACTGCGACGGGGCGGGGCATTACTCGGCAAAAAGCCTGGCTTCCCCCACGGCTCACGTGTAGGACGATTCGGCGTTGTAACCGTACGAAGTTCCTTCGGCACCTCGCGTGTGGGTGTCGGTTTGAATGCATTTAGCGGCACCGATTCTACAGGGCTATACGTCGTCGGACTATTGGACCGCATCATATTATTTGTTGGAAGTTCCAGGGTTGTTGGGCGCTTGCGTAAGGGTGTAAAGGGCGCGTTCATTCCTACTTATACCTTCTTTTCTGTTGGTGGGGCGTTAATAGCATTGATTGCCGATTCCGCCTGTAACTCATCATTAATATCAATAATGCCAGGGTGTAGGACATAGCAATTCCACTCATTAAAATGCTGATTTATCTGTTCATCAAATGCATCGTTCATATATTTGAGTGTCGGCAAAATCTTATGCTGAATAGCGCCGTGGCGCACAACGTACGCAAACGTGCCGAGATTCACACGGATACGGGGATCCGATTTGAGTTTTATAATTCCAGAAGCGATGTCGTTGCCATACGGTTTCCACATACGAAGCCAAATCATATCCCAATCTGCTGGTATCTGACGGCTCAAGGTGTCCCATCGCCCTCCAGGCTGTAGAAAGTCATTTGGAAAATTTACGTCGTCCTCTAAGATAAGATGACCGTACGAATCGGGGACGTTCATTGCTCCTAAATGCTCTATGAGCCCGCGATGCGATAAATAACAACCGACAACCCCCAGATTATGTAACTTCTCGCCTTTGTGGTCATTACGATCTGCGCGCACCATCGCATTGCCTACGCCGTGTGTACGCATCTGGCTATAAGGAATATCCTTGCCGTATATACCTCGGAAACGATTTACAGTAAGACCTAACGGAAAGGCTTGCTTCTGAATAGACTCCCATCGCTTCACATCACGGTCCAAGTTAATCACGTGAATCGTATCTATGTTAGGAGATTTACGTGAGTCTATGTGCTTATAAATAGCATAGACTATGACAACTCCTACTCCTACAGCGAGTAGGGTCAGCAAATACGAAAAATCGGCTCTCTTTGCCATCCTATTGGAGTACTAGATTATTGATGGCGGGTTAAAGCCGTCCTGGGATATCTAACAATAAAATGAATACACTAGACGAGGTGCGACTTATGTACCCGCTTTTGGCGGCGGACGACCGTAATCGCGTCGTCTATACGGTATTTGAGTCGGCGGCGCGCAAGGACGCCGAACTCGCGCGGGCATTTGAGTTATGCGAGGGATTCGGCGAGATGGCGTTTGCTTGGAACTGGAAACTGCTCGTAGATGCGATGCCGGCGAGTTTCAAATTCCTAGAGGTGGGTGTGTATAAGGGACGCGTTCTGGGTCTCGTAGGACTCTGCGCCGAGCGGGAGCGGCGTTTAGTATCGCTCCACGGCGTGACGCCGTTGTGTAATATTGGCGATAAGTACTCGCGTTACGATGAGTCCAACTACTTTGGCGACGTTTACGGGGCTTTGGCTAAGTGCGGCGTTCCTGCCAACCGTCTCAAGCTGCATATCGGACTGTCGCAGGATCCGGCGATTCTACGGGATGTTCGCGAGGACGGTCCCTACGATTGCATCTTCATTGACGGCTGCCACGATTACGAGGTGGTAGTCGCTGATATTAAGGCGTATTTGCCGCTGGTCAAAGTCGGCGGCTACTTCGTTATGGACGATTCGTCGCTGTACATTGAGAAGCCGTACGGGCAGTTCCTGGGTCACCCTGATGTATCACGGGCAGCGAAGGAGTACCTGACGGAAGCGGCTGGCGTGCGGCATATTGTGGCGGTGGGGCACAATCAGGTGTGGCAGCGGGTGGCTTAGGTTTACACGGTGTCTTGCGTGCTCTATGGCGGTCCATACTACTCTTGCTGTAGGTGATATAGCCGCAATTGCCGCAGTAAAAGTCGGACATTTGATAACTTGCTGACAGCATCATTCAATTATCAAATTTCTGCGTAGTCGGCGAAGAGGAGAAATCTCTCCGCTCGGTAAGGATGGAGCGTATATTCGGCAAAGAGAATCTCCTAGACTGGATTGACGCCTATGGTATGACCATATTCGCCGCCGCTGCTTGTGCTGTCGTATTGACAACTCCCGACCGCTCAATGGGTGCCGCCATATTTGGACTCAGCTTTATGTACTTCTGGGTCTACTTTTTTCACCGTGCGCTTCACTATCTTCCCACCGAAGGACCACTTATGTACATCAATACGCACTGGATTTTCCACCATCAGCCCCTCAAGCTCCTAGACCGGCGAGTGGAACTCGGCTTAGAGATGATAAATGACCTGGCGATGAGTCTCACCGTTCTATGGCTCCAGGCTATGACCAGCATTTGGATTGTGCCTACCAGCGTTATTCTGTTCTACGCTATTTGGTATACGTCAGTCCACATCGTGAACTACAGTATAATAGGATCGCAGGTTCATAAAGATCATCATAAAAACGTCGGCACCAATTTTGGACCCGATGTCCTAGACCAACTCTTCGGCACCAATCACGAGCCTGTCAAAGAAGACCTTATACCGCTAGCACCCAATATGGTTATCGCCTTCGGTATTGTTTTCTTGTTAAAACAGTGTATCAAATGGGTAGATTGACAGAGCGTAAATCTTGATGAGATGGATTATGAGGAGGTTTCCTACAACCGCCTGCTCAAAATCGTAAGTACTTGCCTGCTTATAGTCCTTGATCGTTGCTGCCATACCAATTTCCGCTAACGTTGGCTTGTTTTCACAGACCTCTAAGTTGTCCATTGCGCAGCCTCGGAAGAAGCGAATTCCAATAAATAACAGCATTAAAATCGCCAGAACGGCGCCCTTAGCGATTCTTGTGCGTGAAAATAACACGCCAATAACCATTACTGCGCATAGCAGAGCGTGTGTTATAGTAACAATCCATTCACTGAGCATGGGACCCTACCGGTTGTGCGGAATTTACGGCAACGGGTTTAACGAGTAGTCCGTGATGCTCGCATAGATTAGGAGTATTCTTATAGGTTTCATATAGCTTATCAATAAAATTTACTAAGTGTGTAGAGCGAAAAGTCATATAGAGCTCGTCAAACCGCTCCGCATAGATACGGGTATATTCACCAACATAAGGAATACCCATTATATTCTTCGTTTGTTCTTCGGCATATTCGTTGGCAAGGCGATGCGCCTGGGCTTTCGCATACATATGCCCTAGGATGGGAGTATTCTCCAAATCTGCGCAATGAGGACACAACATTATATATACTGTTTGCTGTTGGTTTAGATTGGCTGGGTTTATTCACCGGTGTATATAGATGTACGTACAGATTGGCACCGTTGTTCTCAAAGCCGCAGTCCCGACGACTGCCGAAGAGAAGCGCAAAGGTATGATGGAACAGCGGTTTGATTCAGGTTTCAATTGTATGGTATTCGCCTTTGACGACGACCAGCGGTCGTTCTGGATGAAGGGCTGTATTATCCCGCTTGATATGATATTTGTCAAGGACGGCGTTGTGACGTCTATTGCCCATATGTGTCCACCGTGTACTGTAGAACCCTGCCCTTCTTACAAGGGTGTAGGTCAGCAGGTGATTGAAGTGGAGGGCGGGGTATGCCGTCAGCTCGGCGTAGACGTCGGCGACCGTGTGAAATATTACGAGAAATCGTGAGGATAAATAGGGAGGTGCAATGCAAATATTTTTACGATTTATTTACATTACCTGTATTATCGGGTTTATCTACGCCATACAGTACCTGATACAAATGTGGGGAGAACGTCATTATTCCCGCGATGGTGGCGGAGAAGGCGGCAATCCTATATTTGATATTACCCATATCAATACTCCAAGTTTATACAAATATTCCTGGATTGCGAACATTATACCACTTGCGATGCTATTAGTTCTCTTCGTTGGCGCGAACGAATCCGATCTTATAACCGAATTCTTCTTCAAGTTCTTATTCATATTAGTCATTCGCGCCATTGTCGGCATTTCTACGATTCTGCCCAAACACGAAGAATGCCAGGTGAAGTTTGACCTACAGTTTTTATTAGAAGGCGGCTGCTACGATAAACTCTTTAGCGGACATACAGCCATTGTAACTCTCATATCGGTTCTATTGGCTCGCGAAGGCTTTATGTCCAATTGGGTATTCTGGATTACGAACATAATCAATATGGCGCTCATTGTTTTGACGCGGTCGCATTACACCGCCGATGTGCTTCTAGGCTTCGTTATCGCATATTTAGTCGGTAACGGAGACTACGGCGTATTGCCGCATTAATATTTAGGGCGCTGCGTCGTGAGCTTGGGGCTCTTGCCGCAGCTGAACTTCTTGAGCGTCTTACCACGGGTCTGAATGACCGATTTCACACAAATAGCAATAGCACGAGACTCCTTCTGTTGCTTTTTGTAGTTTCCCTTAATGGTCCGGCGGACCTTTTTAATACATTGGCAAAACCGTTTCGCCATAGACTCCTTCATTCTCTAATCAAGCGCTTTTAAAAAACTTATTGATGGCGGGTAGGACTTTATCGTCGTACATCTTGCTCGCCTCTTTCATCGTGAGCCGCGTTCTTATATCAGGGCTCATCATTCCTCTTACAAGTTTATAGCACGGTATGGCGACCATCTCAGCAAACCGAGTCGCCTCTTCTTTTGTTAATTTTAGCGGGTTATGTTCTACAATAATATGGGGAGCGGACATACCCTCATCGCGCTGTCCAAACCGCTGGTAAAAAACCTGTGACAAGGTTCGACCTAGCGCATACACGTCGTCCTTTTCAAAGATAAACTTATATTTTTCTACCGGTGTCATTTTCTCTAGTTTATCTTCTAGCCAAGTGAGATACTCTTCATCTATAACCGCCTTTTCATAACTGCTTCCAGGAACCTTCTTATAAAAAATACGATACGGAATCGTCTTCTCGCCGTGAATGGTCTCCTTATAGAAATCGTGAATCACCTTCCGCTTATTGACAGGGTGCGGATTCACAAAACTCACCTCAATGCTCCAGTAATTGTATTGTTGGTCAAAAAAACTATGACCCTTTTTGTTACGGGCAAATGGTGTCTTTTTATTTTTAGAAATCTCATCTAAATCGTCCCATTTGAACGAAATGCCAAAATCAATAAAACGGGTATTAAACTGCCCTTTGTCAGTTTTGGCGACCACAATATTATCGGGTTTAATATCATTATGAATAATGTCCTTAGCGTGCGCTTTCTCCAAGCCTTCAAACAAATTAGTAATAGACTTGAAGAAGGCGGGATAGTCTGCAGGCTCTAACTTAATATCACCGATACTTTCACCGCCGTCTAACGACTGTAGGATTTTACGCACTTTCATCGGAACCTTACACTTCTTTACATTGTTTTCATCATTAAAGGGGAGTTTTGGGTCGCAGATTTCAAAGGGATATAGGAAGTACTTTTGTGTCGGATCAATGCTATGAAAAAGGTCACGCTGCTTGAGCTCTTCTATAGCATCTACACCATCCATTAATTTGGAGATTTGACCTGGACGGTTGCGGGTATTGCCTTTACACGCAAGGGCAGGGCGGAATACGCACCCAAAGGACCCTTGTCCTAGAAGCGCACCGCCCTTACGACGGTGTTTACGAGTCTTCGCCATCCTTATAAAGGACGCTGAAAACAAGTTTATGGCTCTTGGCTCGGGGTTATGCCGATCCAGTCATATCTATGAGATCATGGTCAATCTGACGCTTCATAGCAAGGAGTTCCTCCTCGTCCTCCATTGTCGGCACGTGGCTGCTAGAGAGCTGGACCATCGTGCCTTCACTGTAGCCAAACGCCTCCATAATACGGCGGCGGGATGCCATAAAAAGTTTAAATATGACAAAAAGAAGAATGCCGACAATGATGGGGGTGGCGAGTTTTTCCCACTTCATCTTCTACTATACGGGATGAGATTACTCTGGACCTACTTTGAACGTTCTGACTGCCTCGCTGATAAGACCCTCAGCCTCCATAAATTGCTCTATGTTGAAGCCGTTCTTGTTTGGTACAGTATTTACAATATCCATGCCTGGTCCTGTTATCTTTGATAAGAGTTGAACTGTATAGGTATGCGTTTCACCTTGAGGCGGATTGGGAGGCTCGTAAGGAATTAAAATCTCGTCGTCCAATCGTCCTCTACGATCAAACCACTGAGTATATAACCAATGTACGCGTGCCGGATGGGGGGCGTCCTCATCATATATAACAATCACATACGCACGGTTCTTCTCTTTCTCAAATAATACATCAGGGCTTCGTCTAGCCGTTTGAAAGCGGGTAAGCAGTGGGGTTTCAAAAGGTGGAATTATATGTTTATGGATTGTATGACCAACTTCAGTATAAAATACTACATCAAACATGATACCGCCGCCGTTCTGAGAAGGCACAAGGGCGTGTTCTTCAGCCGTAAGTGTTGTATCCCACATAATTTGAAGAGATTTTAGATCGTTTGATATTTTTTCACTAATATCAAAACCCAACTCTTCATTCCCTTGTTCTGCTGCTTCTCTTGCATCTACGGCTAATTGTTGTGTAAGACTATCTACATCTCTTGCTCTAGTATACAGATTCTCATAATGATCAGGGTTATCAGCATGAGCGGCTGTAATGATATTCACTAAATGGCGAATTTTATCACGCACATTATTTATCATAAGCAAAAACATATGAACGGGGCGTCCTCCCCGCTGTTTTCGTGTTTTACCATTCTTCCTATTACGGTTACGGCGAATATGCAAAAATGCTTTTGACTCCAGCCAGTCATCCCAGTCAGGGCGCTTCCCTTTATCCCACGAAAAATGGTGCTCAAGCTCCATGCCCTTACGACGATTCAGAATATCAATATCGGCATGTGTTGGTCTGTAGGGTGCCAACTGATGGAGGATCTGTTTGACAGTGTTAGGACCCATACTACCGCACGTATAAATATCAAACTCTAATAAACAGCGGCTCTCCTTATTCTGAAAAATACTATGGTCGGGATTGCTCCAGAAGTGAAACGCAATATGGCTCGTCTTAATCGGCGCAATACACGTCATACCGCGGTTGTTTTCAGGTTTATCCAAATAGTATACACGAGGCGGAGCGAGCGACTTCATATTCAACGCCTTCAAGATATTTGTCACCATCCCTTTCACGCGGGGAATATCCTTTCGCTCAGGGCAATCCATAAGTTCCATACGCATCAACAAATGATGATGCTGAATGAAATCGTGCTTTCTCTTACGAGTAGCCATCCTACTAATCCTTCTTCTTTTTTAGAATCGGTGCAAGCCACGCCGATATCATATGATTAATAGGACGTTCAAATACCTCGGAGTAACCACCATCAGGAAATATAAAGACTATATTTACACGTTCAGCACTGTCAGGATACCGCAGAACAATCTTGAGGATAGCATTCTTGCTGATGCCATCGCTGTAGAAATGGTCAACATCAGCGACCTCTTTAAAGTCTACAACTCCATCCCACTGTGCCTGAAGCGCTCCGTGTGCCGCCTGTAGTTGTGTAACCGTGAGTACCATTGTTTTGTCTGGATTTCTAACAATAAAGTGGTGGGTGTTCAAATTTTTGGCGTCTTATCTATTCGGATACAAAACCCTACGCAGCCGTCCATCGCTTTTGCTATAATAGACTGATTATATGTGTCGCAAAATTCGTTTACCGCCTGAGGTACACCACACTTCCAATCTGTTTTTCCTTTTTTCATATTCATTTCATAATCGTGCCCCATAATGTAGCCTCCGTGTTTAATTTTCTTGAATGCCTCTATCAAATCCCGTTTACATCCCTCATAAGTATGGTCAGCGTCAATATAAATAATATCGTAATAATCGTCCACCTTACTTTTTAAATATGTAGACGAATCGGACTTATGTAAGTTCACGTTTGGATTATTTTTATATTTTTCGGTTAGTTCCTTAAAAGACTTTTCTAAATTATACCATATGAAATTATTACCATCTTGGTCTCCACTGCCATTTGTGCCTACAAATAAATCAACGCCGTCTAGCAATCCTATAGAACAATTATTCGCAATAAAGTCGAAGAATTCACCTTTGAAAATACCTATTTCTAAAATCTTTGGTTTGTCTATTGTATTTGAATAGTATGTTAGCATATCATTTCTGTTTTCAAATTCTATTATTTTGGAGAAAACGACGAAATTATCCATTGGAAACTTTTCTATATTTCCCTTATGAACGTGTAGACACTTAGCATCTTTAAAGTCAAATTCTTTATTTAGATTCGCAATTCTATCAAGAAATGAAATATGTATATCTTCAATAATATAAAATCCGTTCGGTTTTACTAAACTCCATAATGTCTTGAATGATGTTACCATATGCTCTTCCTTATGAGAACCATCATCAAGAATAATATCGGCGTATGGATTTAGTTTGCGGATATTATTGCTAAGACGATTCAGAGATTCAACGCTGCTTTGGTCTGTTTGGAATGTTGTAATGCGTTCCTCAGTAAATAAGACAGATTCTAGAATATCACAACCGACAATTTGCGCCTGCGGAAAATAGTCGCGCCACATTCGCAAACTTGCACCAGGTTTATAATTACTTGATGTAATTGGCGCCATTAAGGGGGCATTTCCTATACCTATTTCACATACCAATTGAATCTCATTACGCTTTGCGGATAATAACTTATGATACTCAGGCGTGTATGTATGTCTCTTGAAAGATGGGCATTTATCTACACAGTACTTCTTTGCTAGTTCACATAAATCAGACGAAGTGTCTTGTTTAATCCAATAGTATTCTGAATAATCAGTTTGAATAAGAGGAGAAATAATATTACGCTTTTGCCGAAACTCGTCTGTCGCTTTTTTATTACCGACCCAATGCCCATAATCATCGAGAATAATAACTCCACCGATGACAACCTTATCATACAGTGCTTCTAGACATACTTTTATAGATTCATACCAATCCCCATCCAAACGGAGTACTGCAATCGGACCTATCTTATCAATAATCTCCTGCTGCGCAAGAGTATCTTGGAAAAATCCCTTTATTAAATGTACATTCGTCATATCCAACTGTAAATCTTGAAAAGTCTTATATACATTTTCAATTCCTCCTGATAAATTATTACCAACCCATTCAGATGGATTTCCCTTATTATAATCGCTTATATCATCTTGTGTTATTGCAGGCATTCCTTCAAAACTATCAAATCCAAATACTTTGTTCTTAGGACCGGCTAACTTTTTCATAACTGCAAGACATCCGCCTTTCGCAATACCGCATTCTACAAAAGAATATGATTTATTTGTGAATAAACTACAATTATTGTATAAGTTTAGCAAGCGTTTCATAGGCACCATTGTAAATCTGTTCTTCAGTAATTTGTTTAAAAAATTCATATCTATTGTGGATGTAGTTAGAGAGCCCGCGCCATAATCAAGATTATCTTTACGAACAGATATATAACTAGTATAATCGTAATTAAATCTAAAAATATGCGAATACTTAGACCAATTTGCTTCTAGTGTAAATTCGTCAAGCCATATATAGTTATAAGTTGCCCACGATGTTACGAAGGTTGCATTATCTATAAAGGTAAATCTTGTATTTCCCCACGTGTATACATTGCCAGTAATATTTGGTACGATGAAAGGCTTGTGTTGTTTTAATAATTTTTTATAATTATTCAACAGATGTAGCACATGTTTCAGCATTTTATTTTTCTTACTTTCTGTTTCACCAGCATAATGACATAGAATTATATCAGTAGGACTTGATGGTGGAGGTGGAGAATTTCTAAAATATATAAATCCATATTTATTCATTAACGTAGTATCATGACGATCGCGTTTTATACAGTGAAAATTTAGAAATGGCTGATCCCAAGGGACCGGCATACGACAACCTAATTTCTTCATAAAGGCAATATGTTCTGTAATATCCTTAAAAATTAGTCTTGACGATTCTGTATTTTTAAAAAACAATATGCCAGAGTTCATGCCTTTTATATTCTTATCAATCGTTGTAAAATCAAAAAACCATCCTCCAAACCACTCAGATTCAATTATAAAATGCTTATTTTCGTTATTAAGCTCTGGCATGCCATGGATACGGTCTTCAATATCAATATTAAATAACGTTATCAAATCGTTTTGAATGATAATATCGGTATCGAGATAAAGTATCTTTTTATAGTTATTGATATGCTCATAATCAAATATAGAATAGCGACTATAATATGTATCATATTTATTTAACGTATTACAAATTTTTATATGAATAGGAATATTTAGAATAGTAGAAATATTCTTTATCGCGGATTCGAACTTCGATTCGGTCATCACTAGAAAATCAATGGTATCCGTCTGCGAATATAATTTTACCGTTTTCATAAGAATACGTAACAAGTCAACATAATCATTATTATGAAATACACAGAAATATACTAAATTACTGTTCATAGAGTTAATTGGCGCGGGATGTTTTATAGAATCATTAACCGCGGCGAATGCTACAGTAGGTACAATGGTGTCTGAATCCCTATTTATTGGCGATACATATAGAGAGCCACACCCATAATCAAGAGTATGTTTACGAACAGATATATAACTAGTATAATCGGAATTAAATCGAAAAACATGCGAATAGTTAGACCAATTCGCTTCTAGTGTAAATTCGTCAAGCCATGTATAGTTATAAGTTGCCCACGATGTTACAAAAGTTGCATTATCTATAAAGGTAAATCTTGTATTTCCCCACGTGTATACATTGCCAATAATATTTGGTACGACTAAAGGCTTGTGTTGCTTTAATAATTTTTTATAATTGTCCAATAAATGAGTTACATGTTTTAACATAGCATTTTTCTTTATTTTTATTACACCAATATAATGACATAAAATTACATCAGTAGGAGTTGACGGCAGTGCTATAGATTTATTACCATATATACAACCATATTTATCCATCAATGTATTATTGTCAAGGGCGTTTTTTATAGAATGAAAATTTAAAAATGGTTGTTCGGCGGCGTGAGGCATAAGACAGCCAGTTTTTTTCATACAGGTAATATGTTCCGTAATATCTTTAAAAAGTGTCCTTATTGATTCTATATTTTTGAATAATAATGTACCAGCGTTCATGCCTTTTAAATTCTTATCAATCTTTGTAAAATCAAAGAATGTGCCTCCCCATGAACTAAATTGAATTGTTCCTTCAGGAATTGCATAGACGCGGTCTTCAATATCAATAGTGAATAATGTTGTTAAATCATTTTGAACGACAATATCAGCATCAAGATATAATATTTTTTGATAGTTATTAATATGTTCGTAGTCGAATATAGAATAACGGGCACAACAAGAATCAAGAAAATCAGTTAGGGGATCGTAAATCTTTGTAAGAATTGGAATATTTAGCATAGTAGAAATATCCTTTATTGCGGATTCAAACTTTGACTCCGTCAACACTAGAAAATCGATAGTATCCGTTTGCGAATACAATTTAACTGTTATCATAAGAATACGTAATAAGTCAACATAATCCTTATTATAAAACAAACAGAAATATACTAAATTTCTGTTCATAGAGTTAATTGGCGCGGGATGTTTTATAACGTGGTCTACCGCGGCGGGCGGGGGTCGACTGGGCAAGGGGGGTGCCTTGGGGTCCGTTGGCTGCGACGGGCGCCGATGGGCGGCGGAGCAGTTTGTACTGTGAATACAGTAGGAAATTCTCGGGGAGGTGCCGTAAACACCCCGGCGGGGCGGCCATTTATTTTGGACCGCCTCGGTAGGACAATGAAACCTCAGCTGCCAGAATGCCTATGCGCCCTGTTGCCTGACGATGTCCTTGGTGTTATCAACTCGTTTGTGCCCCACCTCCCAAAACCGAAAAAGAACAAACGTAAGGGCTCAATGGATTCAGTAGATTCAACGGTTTCATCGGTATCACGGTCGCCGGATGTACAGCGCGATTTGAGACTCATACAACGGCGGGCTCTTAAGGGAACAGACGGAATGTTTATGCGAGACTTGGAGGACTTTGTGCTGTTTTGATTCGTTAAATTAGACCTATGTACATTCAATGTACGCTAGTCTAATAGTCTAATACCCCGCCATCTTCGTCCATAGCGTATCGGTATTCTTGACATCGTTGGCAGTGAGTGCGCAGAACCAATTGAACTCAAAGCGGCGCACCAGCTGATCGCCGTCCCATGACATAAATACAGCATTTGGTAAGACCGCCGACTTCGGATCATTCTTATCATCATTGAGACGTCCAAAGAGGTCCTCCAATTCACGAGGGCGTCCGTCAGGCAGTCTACCACCGTCCGCATCACGGAACACCTTTATGCCCAAATCCCTCTGCTGCTCCCATACATAGAGCTCTTGACGACGGGCTACAGCAGCACCCCACGCCTGTGGTCCACGTTCAAATAAGTCGTTAATTTGCTTCGCGGCATACGTCCACGCCGCTGTGTTCGGTACCATCGCCCAGCCTACATATGGAGAAGGTCCGGGTGCAATTGCGGTCGCAGTACTTACACGAGGCTCATCGGGGTGCGTACCGAACATTGCGGTATCTACGCCATTTACAAGAGGGTAGAAACTGGGTCCCAGGCAGAGCGTAGAATTGGCATCCATTACAAGACCGCCGTACTTATTACATATGTTCGCAATGACCCAGCGACGCCATAGAGCAGGGGGCAGCCGCTTTACCTTAGTATCAACATTAGGGAATAACTCAAGTACAGCATCGCGACCTACTAACGTTATAATACTGAAATCGTTACCCTGTGTCTTATTCAAGACTTCCAAGGATACCTGGAGATAGCCACGATTGGGCAAATTACTGTTTCGTGCGCCGAAATCCCACCAATGACGGGAATTCGTCTCGGAATCTACAAACCAATATAGTATGGGTTTACCTATGGACGGTAGATTATCCTGAAAGTTGGAAAAATTATCATAGACAAACTTTCGCTTGTAAAGCGATACACCAACGACAAGTAGAGTTAAAGTTGCAGCAATAGAAATGCTGACCATGGGTGATAGCGTATTTCCACTCATGCGATTCTCTTACTGGGTTAATTGATTTTCTTTTTCTTCTTATTCCTTACAAGAATGGCTTATACCATGGATGCTGCTCAGTATATGAAGTACAAGGTGCGCGCAATAAGCACATTTACCAGTCGTAGCGGATGTACAGAGTCCGGACTTCGTACCTGGGCTCTTGGACAGGCTGTCAACCAGACCTTTGTTTCGCAAAATACTACACCTGCAGTTCTACCGAATACAATAACATATTCTAACTTTAACCTATCTACACAGCAAGCGGGCAACTCCTTAACAAATATGAACCTGCTTGATAGCACGCGCATTGGATTCGGCGGAGACTATGTAACGCCTATACAGCCAACGATTCCCTTAACATCGTGTAGCTTTCTTGAAAGCCAGTCCAACTTCTATCTGCCGCCTATTGCGCAGGGCGGATTTCAGGTCCCCTATACTATACCAACACCATATCTCTATTCTGGAAACCCCGCACCGTACGCGGCACCTTTGGTATACTTATCCACACCAGGTGTCTGTAATATTCCACCATTCTTCCAGGGCACGAAACAGACTGAGGCGATGGCATATGGTGCTAATAAAGTAAACTGTGATAATCAGAAGAACTTCTTCCCTTCCACAATCGTTCCAGGTGCTAGCGCTTATTAAATTTCCTGCGTAAGAAATAGAAGATGGTCAATTATTCCCCCACCGTTTGGTCCGGCTATAACACCCTCATTAAGTCCCCACCGGAGCAGCCCCCGCTTTCTAGCCGCAATGCTTACACGACCTGGCCCGGCGGCGTTGATCCTACAGTCCCCCTTTACAACACGGATAACCAGAAGTTCGGTGGTGCCCGGCGCCGTTCGCGGGGCTCATGCAAGAGCCGCCGTGCTTCTCGCAAGTCCCGCCGTGCTTCCAGCCGCTCTCGCAAGGTCGGAGGTCGCCGCCGCAACAACAAGAACAATGTGCGTAAGAGCCGCAAGAGCCGCCGTTCTACGCGTAGACATCGTGGCGGCTATGCGACGTGCTCGCCCATTGATACCACCGGCTCCCGCGCAAACATCCCAATGTCGGCGAGCGTTTGCCCCGAAGGTTACTTCAAGACGCTAGATACTCTCATTCTGTAAAGAAAAAGGCGCCGTGATACAAAAAATATGTTAGTTTTTATCATATTTTTTGTTTTTTTTATTTTTTATTTGTTTTTATGGTTTCGGTGGTCTAGCGTCTAGTAGATCTTGAGGTCCATCGGCAGCGGGAGAATCTTCTTCTCATAATGCGTCTCAATCTCCTCCTGTGCCCGACGCTCGCGCTCAGTAATCAGATTGATGGACGCGCCCTTGCGACCAAAGCGACCCGAACGACCAATACGATGAATGTAGTTCTCACGCTGGAGAGGCAGCTCGTAGTTGATGACAATGGAAATCTGCTGGACGTCAATGCCACGAGCCAGCAGATCCGTAGAGATGAGAACACGGCACTTGCCGTTGCGGAACTCAGTCATACGAAACTTGCGCTCCGATACATCCATATCGCCGTGGATATAGTTGAGGTCAAAGCCGCGGCGCTTCATCTGGTCCGCCAGCCACTCCGCCTTCTGGCGCGTGTTGACGAAGATGGTCGCCTGCTGAATGCTCAGGTGGTCGTAGAGGTCGCACAGCGTATCCAGCTTGTGGTCCTCGCGCGGCACCTCCACAAACCACTGCTTGATGCCCTCAAGGCTCACCTCCTCAGGCTCCAACAGAATCTCCACAGGGTTGCGGAGAATACTCTTCGCCACCGCAACGACATCCGGCGTCATCGTCGCCGAGAGGAGTGCTACCTGCGTCGTCGCCGGCCAGCCGAGGCTCAGAATGCAGTGAACCTGCTCCCTAAAGCGCGCCTCCAGCATCTGGTCCGCCTCGTCCAGCACCAGCACCTTGATGGTGTTCGGCGACAGAACCTTGCGGTTGAGCAGATCGTAGAAACGACCAGGCGTCACTAAGAGCACGTGCGGAACGTGCGGCGGCTTCATCTTGGACTGCGAGATGACGTCAATGTCGGTGTTGACCGGCGGACCGCCCGTCGCCGTATGCGTGCGAATGCCGAGGTAAGAGCCAATGCCCTTCGCGACCGCCGCCGTCTGCTCCGCCAGCTCACGCGTCGGCGAAATAACCACCATCTGAACCTCGTTCTTGGTGTGGTCAATGCGGCTGATGCCGCCAATGACGAAGGTGCCGGTCTTGCCGGTACCTGACTGCGCCTGCGCGAGCAGGTCGTGCCCTGCCATCATCGGCACAATCGCCTTCTCTTGGACAGGGCTCGGCTTCTCAAAGCCGAAAGAATAGATGCCACGCAGAATCTCATCGTGGAGACCCATATCGTCAAAGCTCTTGTACTCGTGCATCACGTACTTGGTAGAGGGCGCCGGTGCCGATACATCTGGGGCAGCCGCGCCGGCGTCCTTGGGGTCCTGTGTAGGAGGGTAGGGAGGAGTTGAGGAGCGGTCAGGGGCACCGCTGTGAGTAGAAATGATGGGAGCAGACATGGAGGGATATGAAGGAAGGAAGGGCTCAACGCTTTAGATAAGAAGATAAGAAGATAAGAAGGAAGCCACGAACTGAAAAATGGTTTGAGGGGGCGTCAATTTTTTCGGTTTACTTACTGCGTTGAAATGAGTGCGAACTGGTAATAATCGTCTAGAAGCTCCTCTAGTGCCTCACGGTTGATGCCGCCAGCGGAGCAGAAGGCGCGTACTAGACCACGTGTAAAGTTATTTTCATTCACAAGAGCATTATCTAAATGGTTACGAATCCTATAAACGGTTTCGTCTATACTCAGTCCCGCATCAGCATATAGATTGAATGGATGGTCTGGCTGATTAATATTATAGTCTAGATTATCAATCAGCAGATGAAAGATAGCATTGGCAACTACCATATGCTCCTGGGAATCATTAAATTCCTGAATGAAGTTCATTGCGCGACTCGTAAAGTCGGCGAGCCGATTCTCGTCAATATGGAGGTTCACGTAAGGAGGCATCTGGCTGGTAGGAAGAACTAGACGGCAATGAAAACCCATTAATTCTGCGGTGACTCCTCAATTTTTTTACGACGGCGTACCGGCGTTGCGTGGCGGTAACGAGACTTGATCGGACGAACCGTATTCGGCGTCTCCGTAATCCATTGCACGAGTTCGGCTTGGGGAAAACGGAAACGGGGGAAAGACTGAGCAGAAGAATCGTAGAGTCCTATGGCAAGTAGAGCCGTAGGAACAAGTGAATGGGATAATCCTAGAACAGCACCTACGCCATCTGAGGAAAATCCTTCCATTGGGCAACTGGCAATCTTGAGCTCCGCCGCCGCCGCTAGAGCAAATCCTAGCGCTAGATATGTCTGATGCTTCGCCCATTGTACAGGATGACTATTGCCTGCCAAGGCACCGCGCATCATACCTTCCAACTGTGCCGGCGGGTTCGTTTCGGCTATAAAATGGTTGAGATGCTCCTCTAGATTATTTCTAGTACAAAAAACTAGCAAATGCGTACATTGTTCTACTTGAGGCTGTTCATAGCACGCCGGCAGAAGTGCCTTCTTCACCTCCTCGGATGTCACTACCTTGACAACGTACGGTTGAATGCCAAAACTGCTCGGCGCATTGACAATAGCATTGAGAATCGGTTGGATATCGGGAACAGGAGACATTGCGGATGGCTTTGCGAAGCCTTTCTCGGCACGCCGCCATTCTAGATTCGCAAGAAAAGACATCGGCTCTTCTCGTGAAAAAGTTTTGGATTTTATAGGTTTTACGAGGTCCACTCCGCCACTGGGCTCAAAGTAATACCGAGATTCGGATGGCTAATCACCTCCTGTAGAAGCTGGTAGTGAACCGATTTTACGTAGTCGTAATTGCCCTTTTCGTACTGCGTAGCGAAGACCGATGAAACCGTAGGCTCCGTGGTCTCCTTAAACTCAAAGTACTTATCCAGTGTCGGAATCTTGAGGAGATTATCGCGGGGACCCTTGAAGCCCGTCTTCATCGTGCCGCCCTGAGTTTCAAACAATTGCTTGACGACGTTGGCGGGGAACTTGGCAAGCAGGAACCGGCGGTTATTGAATTCCGTAGTATAAATATCAATCTTCTTTGCGTTTTTTGTGCCGAACTTCTCCTCAAAGCTGGCAATAACCGACGCGGCGGCTGATGTATCGGCGAGTTCGTACGCGGTACAAATGAGACCGCGACCGTTATTAATATCGGATTTGATAGCGTCTACAACGGGTCCACGGCGGAAATAGAAGCCGGACTTGCCGTGAAAAACGGTGACATTCTTGGATTGATCATAGACGATGCTGACAATGCCGGCGTCGCTATCCTTACGTAGATGGTGTTCGGGTGGGAGATCATTGACTGCCTGGTTGAGGGCACGCAGTGTCTCGGCGGCTAGAGGTTCGCAAAAGATTGGCATCTCCTTCTACTCTAGTCGGTAGGGTTGGGTTTAGGTCCGCTTTCCGCGGCGGGTTGTACGGCGGCGGTTAGTTTTGCGGGTCCTGCGAGATTTTCTGCTAGTAGGATATCCCTGTGCTCTTGCTGCTTCCAGATTCGCCGCACGTTGATTTGCAGCACGCTGTTTCTCTTCGGCTATCATGCTATTTAACTCGGCTACTTTGGCACTATTTCTCCTCTGTGCCGCCGCCGCTCTCTGAATCTCTAACATTCTAACATAAGAGGACGCTGTATTGGGCATGTTTAATTTAGACTAATATTATTTTCGGGAGCGAGTTCTATGGCGACGGCGGGTACGCTTCTTTTTCTTTCCTAATTTTTCTGCAGCGTTCAATCCCGCAAACGCTTTCTCTAGTTCTGTTGGCTCTCTTCCACGAGAAAACTTCGCCGCCATGTTGAGAAAGGCTAGATTCTCAGCAGTAAAATTAGTTTTTGGTACTGCAGGAGGTGCTGGTGTAGCAATGCCCATACTTGCCCTTATTGCAGCCGCATTTGCTTGGTCTCTTGCTAACTGTCTTGCTCGGCGATTCGCATTCTCTTTCTGTTGCTGTAAAAACACAGCATCATTAACATTTTTATGCTCTACCTCTCGTATCCATTCTATCATATTCGGTTGTAATGGCGACCGCATAAGATTGCGTTCAAATGCTTTTTGCCTCATTTCCGCCCATGTTTTTGCCGTATCAGGCATATAACTCTATTTAACGTGTTTAAAATTTTAAAGAGCCAAAGCTTGCCAGTAGGTCATTGACACCGGCGTTCTTCTGCTTCTTTGCCGCATTACGGTTTATCATACGCTGTAGTTTCTTGAGATTCGCGTTGCTCACATTATTACCAGCCTTAGTGCCACTATTTCCCATCATATTATTGTTGTTCATTACGGCTTCTTCCTTATGCCGTTCTAACGCCTTTTCGCACGACTGACGAATTTTGCCAAGGTGAATGCTGAGGTCCGCTTGTAAATCGGAAATAATATCACCGTCATTTTCTACAATGCGCTCCACCTTGGACACCATCGGGGCTAAGCGTTTGATAGCTAAGCCATATCGGGTGGGTATAACATTCGCATTACGGCTCAGCATATGCTTAACATTGCGCTTCGTGAGTTTTACCTTGAACGCGGCAGCGGGTCGGTATTTACGGGTTCCGTGACCTAATTTTGTCATTCCTAATTGTGGTAAGTAAAAAGAATGGGTCTAGTTCATTGAGCAAACAACCCGCTGTTGAATAGAGGTCGCCTTTGTATTAGAGAACGCCCTTATTGTCACTTCAGCGCCGGGCTCATACACTCGTGCTGTAGTATGTGCGGCTCTCACTGTCCGTTTCCAAGATGGAACATAGACTTTCGCCGTCTTTTTCTCATCGTTATACGTGATAACAATGCCTTGTGTGGTCGTAATAGACCCATCTGGATTGAGATGCTGCAGAAACCAAATAAGGCGCTCAAATTGCTTAATTATGTTAGACCGGTGATTAAGGTGCTCTGCGATTGTCACCGCATACGGCGTCTGAAATCCGAACACTAGATGCTTGAGCCACCGGTGATTGACAACATCAGCATAACGCCGTAGGGGCGATGTAGCATGGCAGTACGTTGTGAGTCCAAGACCAGCGTGGTGAGTATCTTGGGTGGTGGCGGGAATGTACTGACCGGCTGCTGAACCCAAGAATGCCAACTCGTGATTTTTGGTCTTTTCCGCAAGGAGGCTGTATGCGGCGTTGTTTGTGCCTGCATGTCGGCGCAGAATCCCCTTTCGTGAATGTTTGAGTACCTCGGCGACCTTCGTATTATAGAGAATCATTGCCTGCTCCACCCATACGTGAGGATCTATGGATTGCGACTGCGTGGTAATAATACCGAGCAGGGCTGGGAGCACTTCAGAAATAGATGGATTGTCTAACACAGATTCATATGTATAGGCGGTGTCAACAGCGACACTAAGAAGCCTCCAATCGGTTTGTACAACCCTGGTACCTTCAATAAGATATATGAGGGCGATGACAGGGCGCTTTACTCCATCGGCGCGCAGTGACGCCTTTTGCGCAGACAGGTATGCGGGGAACATCGGGTCAACCGCTTTGCCATCTACGTACAGGGTTTGCGCTGCCGCTTTTGCTTCCAGGTCCAGAGATGAATCCTCAGGCACCCACGCCGCAATATCCACAATTCCAATAAAGAACTCGGTACCGTGAGATGTTCGTCGCCATCCCATTACATCATCTACATCTTCGCACCCAGGTGGGTCAATATTGAAGACAAGGTCCCACGGCTGTGTGCTGTGATGACGAATATGATTCGCTATTATATTATCCTCGTCGTCAGTCTCTAAGGGGGCTTTAGGGATGCTAATGCCCATACGCAGCGCTGATATTTCGGCGTTTTGACTACCCACATATCCAAAGACGTGCTGAATGCCCGCCCGCGGGTGCTTCTCATTCCAGTGCTCCAGTGACGCAATTGCCACCATATTCTCAGTAGGCTTGAGTTTGGAGGCTACAATCATTGTTGGATACGCAGGATCGTAGGGATGAAAATTGTAGAGCGGGACACCCCGCGGCGTCATACCAATACGAATACGATTGAGGAAATCAATGATTCCCACAATCGCCTTATGCATTTTTAGATTTCGGTACTGGGACTCCTGCGTTGTTGGATTGATAATATCCCCGTGTAGCCATTTCCTCGTGATAGGCTCTGTATATTCTTGTATAGTATTTGGTGTGGAAAGGGAGTATTGCCCTTGAGCATAGTTTTTTATACAAAGGTCCATAGGACGGCGGTTTGCCTTAACATTATTAGGGTGTCTTAAACTCAATTTTTCAGGATTGTGGTTAATATGATACGACTAGAGTTCCGAACAAGAATAATGAGATTGCTGTGGTTTGGAGCCAGAGAGGTACGTATGTTATAGTGAGTTGGGAGAGGATAAACCATGCAAGCCCATAAATCGTATCACCTATCGGGGCGCCCAGGGTTGCCTCCTTACCGTAGCGCTGGAAGAAGTCAATATACTTCGTCGTTGGCTTGAGTTGGCTGATGAGGGCAAAATAGGAGAGGTCTCCCGTCCATTGGACCCCCACGAATGTTAGAAAACGCAGGAGCCACTGGAGGACGGACTTTGGCGGGGCTTGTTTGAATACAAGGGCGATGACCTGTTGGGCGACTAGGAATAAGAATGTAGAATATATGAAATCACCGAATGCGAGGATAGCAAACGGGAACTTAGAGTAATACTCCTGCGTTGTTTTCCCCTTACTGACCATCGGAATAATGTAGAAACTTGCCGGCTCTAAGACCGCATACGCTGCTGTCCACGCAAGAAGACTCTGGGCGCTAAATTGGAAGATATCCGCCATTCTATTTTACTGGGATAAATTAAGGATGTCTGTGCCGCCATCGTCCCCGTTAGTAAAAGGGGATGTGCCAGCAAATCTTGTGCGTAACAGAATTGAAATATTAAAAACCGCTGAAGATGTATTTCGCAAATACAGTGATCTAATTCCGATGATGAATGAATATCTCAGTCAGATACTTTATCTCGGTAGAAACATAGACCGTTTTTTAATAGATTTAGAGGCTCCTGAACAAGCTATATGGGGCAGCAAGCATAAAAATCTGTTTGATCCTCTTTTTCCAGGGATAGAACGCTATGATCCATTTTTAGGAATTATGATAAAAATTATGGTACTTGACCAAACAACTCTATATACACACGATTTACTTATGCATCTTATGGTCTTGCTTATTGGCGAAGAACTGACACAGCGTGGTGCATATTCTGAACGAGCCGTTGAACAGATGGGACAAAAGTTTATGTACTTATTGGATATTGTACGTGAATTTTTCCGAAGGCGTAATATTTGTCTAGATGTTCTATCTAGCTCATTAACTATTGATCCTCGTTTACTTGAAGCCTCTAAATATCGTGGAACTATTACGTTTCTTATACAATTTTTAGCGGTTGATGAAATGAATGCGGATGATACTTGGCGGGCTTTGTATATTCTATCACGCCAAGAGCACCATGTGGCAAATTTATTAAAAGCAAGCGCAGAGCACCAGTTTGAAAATGGGCATACCGCGGAGATTAAGGAACAGGCAAAAAAAGATGCAATCAAGTATTTTGAAATCGCAAAACGGTTAGGAGAGTTTTTAAAGACGCTGACAGAAGAAATTACGGAAAATGCTAAAGTAAGGAAATTGGAAGCGGAAAGAGGCGAGTTATCTGCAAAGGCAAAGAAGAATGCCGAAAACGCCACCAAAGCGGAAGCAAATCGTATTGCACGAGAAACTGCAGCCGAACTCTTACGAGAGGAGGAAGCGGAGAAAGCGGCAACAGTAGGAAAATCCGGAAAAGAAAAGAAGAAACGCGAGGAGAAGGCAGCACGCAAGGCGGCAGAGAAGGCGGAAGCGGATCGTATTGCCGCTGCCGCAGCGGCAGAAAAAGCCGCAGCCGCCGCGGCAGAAAAAGCGGAAGCGGACCGCATTGCGGCTGAGAAAAAGGCGGCAAAGAATGCTATAAAGAAGTCAAGCGATCTCTTAGCCGCCTCTATGAAAAAGCGCGCGCCCGAGTTGATGACCCCTGTACGTGCACCGTTAGTGTTTAAAAAACCTGCAGCTTCACCTCCAGCGCCATCACCCACATCTTTGCCGTCCTCTGTATCCCCAACAAACTCCGTATCACCTCCTTTACCTCCAGCACCTGCCCCGTCTGTGTTACCCCTTCCACCCTCTGCGTCGCCACCAAATCTCTCAAATGCTCCACGCGTGTCAACGACGTCACTCGCCAAAATAGGATTTACCCCATACAGTCGTCCACCGCCAGTAACACGATTTTGGGAAACCCTAGACCACGCATATATCTATCGTCTTCTATACGACTTATTCATTCGCACAGATAATCCAAATGTGCGTTTCTATCTCAAGGGCAGTGCTGCGATTCATATGTATAAGAGAGCGGCACGAACATCTATAACAAATCATACATCCGATTATGATACAACACTTCTCATCAATCCTGATTTATCCAAAACGCATTTTTATAATGTGCGGTCGTATATGTTGAATATTATTGTAAATCGTCTTGCCGATGCGATAGACGACCCCCGCTTCAACGCAGAAGTGATTACAAAACTCCACAGTGCCGGTATCCCTTTTGCGTCCTTTGCGTATTTCAATGTTTCAAAACGGGAGCCTGTGTATGCTATACAGGATAAGATACCAAAAGAGCACGTATCAGTCCCTGATAAATCAGCACCGAAGTTTTATTCAGACGGAATGAATCACTTCCCCTATGCGAGTTTCGCAGCGAAACCTAGTACAAACGTGCTAAACTTACGTATTCTGAGGGCGCTGGAGCAACCGAAAAATATCACTGTTCTCCAACTCTATACCAAGACCAGCCCTGAAATCAAACTCATTGAGGTGACTATTCCGTTCTATGAGTATGACATGACGGAGACGCAAATCAGTCTTGCCGACCAGTGGAAAGCAGCAGACCGTATTAATATTTTGGACGGCATTCCAGTACTCTCCTTACCAGCGCTCAAAGCCGAACAGCAGAAGTTGCGGACGCTCAAGGACGCAGCGGAGATTGACCGGCGCATAGCGGATATTGATGCGCTTATGCGTCCTGCAGGTGGTGCCGGATCTGCGCGTAGGCGTACTCGGAAACTGCGGGGTTAACCTGGGTTTCTAACAAATATGAATATGGTTGTGGCGGGCGGGCTTGAAAAAATTGAAACACAGCGGCGTATTATATATGCTATTGTGTCTCCTCTTTGTCTTTTAACCTCCTCCTTCCTCCTTCTTCGCAGAATGGGTTCTTCCTCCAGCAAGTCTTCCTCCTCGTCCAACTCGTCCAACTCATCCTCTGTCGTTTCCGCCTCTGCCGAAATAGAGAGTGCGTTTGCCGACATATTCGCCGACGCTATGGAACGCGCCGACTGGCACGGCAAGCGCAAGCCCACCTGGCAGCAGGCGCACGACCACTTTGTCGTCCAAATGCGTGCTGGCGCGCCCGCGGTCGCCTGAGCCGGTGGCGGTCAAAAATGGTACTACTAATAATGATACCCAGTCAAACTTTTTACGTCGGTTTACGGCGCTAATTTTGGGGCGCCAGGGGGTAGTCAGGGCGGGGGCGCCGCGGGAAAAATTGAAGGACACCTGGGACTTTAGGCGGAATATTGCCCCCCTTTACTTCCTATTTTCTCCTCCTACACAAATGGACGACCACCCTTCCTCCTCCCGCCGAAAGAAGTCTGACAAGGCAAAAGAAAAGCACGAGCGCAACCCCTACTCGTCCCAGCACGTTCGCCAGGTTATTGCCAACGCGATAGTAGCTGCGGCAACGAAGGCGGGCTCTGGCTCTGGCTCTCGCAAGAACAAACACAAAAATACATAAAAACATCTAAAAATTTTTTTGTTTTTGTGTGTTTTATGTTTTTTTGTTTTGTTTTAGGTTTTTGGTTGAGGCTCAGCAGACCTTGAAGGCGTTCCAGAAGCACGCCGGCGCGTTCATATCCGCCTTGTAGACCCACCAGCCGTCCTCCTGCGACGAGTAGTGAGCCTCCTTTGGCGCGGCGTTCGTCGCGGAGAGCATAGCGATCTTGCCCGTGACGCGGTGCTGGACCGCGCCCTTGAGGTAGATGATGCCAGCCTCCCTGCCGCGCGTCGGCTCTACGAAGCAGAAGAGGAGCTTGTAGTTCTTGTAGTCCGTATCGTACTTGGACTTCTTGATGACGGGAAAGAGGCGCTTGAGCGTCTGCTGAGAGTGCGTGTAAGCAATCCAGCCGGTGCTCGTCTCAGGCAGCTCGTCAACAGCCTGGAGTGCGGAAAGTGAGTCCTTCCAAGGGATATTCACCTTATTGCCGCGCCCGCGCTGGAGCTGGTCAATCTTGTACACGTCACCCAGCGTGACGTGCGGGATAGGCACGAGGCGGAAGGGCTCGCTACTGGAGCCGACGCTGTGCTCAGAGTCCGACTCGCTCTCAGGGAGCGGCGGGGAGGAGGAGGGAGGGAGGGAGGAGGAAGACATTCTTTGCGTTGTGTTGCGAAGAGGATGTGTTGAGGCGAGCTAATTATAGTGTTTTTAGCATATAGTACTATCAATTTTTTCATATGCGGGGCTATGTGAAAAAATTGAAAATTGCATTGAAAAATTTTTTTTTGTTTTTGTGTTTTATGTTTTTTTTATTTTGTTTTGTGTTTTCGTTTAGGGCATCTCAATGCGGCAGAGCTCGCCCTTGTTGAGCGCAGGCAGGACGCGCCAGCTGTTGGAGAGCTTGAGCGCCTCCAGCAGGTCCGCGCCGTGCTGCTTGACGTCCAGCCCTGCTGCCTGTGCGTTCTTGGTGTGAACCGAGATCGCGTGGACGTTGGGGTTGCCCGTGGTCTTGTTAGACCAGCAGGCGTGGAAGTGCGTCTTGATGTCGTTCAGACGCTTGAGCTCGGGCTTGGGACCCGCCGTGGGCTGCGCAGCACCCACCTGCTGCCAGCCGTCCGCGGCGGGCTCAGTAGGCGGCGCCTCAGGCACGAAGTTCATGCGCAGGATGCAGATCTCCTTTTGCGCGGTGATCTCACCCGTCTGGGGCGTCTCAGGCACAATCGTGACGTAGCCGCGCTGCTCGGCAGGCAGGACGTCCCACTTGGGAGACGCCTCAAGCGCCTTGAGCAGGCGGCGCTCAATCGTCGCGATGTCCTCGTCAAAGTCGCTGGACTCACGCGACTGCGCGAGCTTGACGCGGTGCCACTGGACCGAGTGGCGCTCAGCGCCGCCAGCGTCCTTGCCCAAAGGAATGAGCGTGACAGGGAAGTGCTCCCAGATGTCCTTGCGCAGGAGCAGCTCAGGGCACTCCCAGTCAGCGTCAGGGTCCGGCATAGGCAGGCAGCCCAGCTCGCTCAGCGTGGGCAGGGGCGCAGGCGCATTCAGCAGCGCCTCGTCGCCCCACGAGAAAGAGGGGTCGTTCATACGAGCGTACAGCTCGTTGAAGAGGGGAGAGTCAGAGAGGACAGACATCTCAGGAGGGAAGGAGGGAAAGGAGGGAAGAGAGAAGAAAGACGATGTGTTCTTCAATGAGTGTGGGGGCTGTTTTATGTGCCAGGGCTTACATATCATATCAATTTTTCTCCGCACCCCCCACCTAGGGAAAAATTGATAGGGGGTTTGGCTTCTTTGCCCACTTTTGCCGCGCTCCCTGACATCCTTCCTAAGCCTTCCTGCTTTCGATTCTTTCCTTCCAAATGTCCAAGTCTTCCAAGTCTTCCTCCGAGATTACTTCCCTCAAGGCGACGCTCGCCGAGCGTGAGGCACAGCTCGCCGAGAGCAACGCCAAGATCGCCGAGCTGACTGCCGCCGCAGCAGCCGCGCCCGCCAAGCGCGCTAAGAAGGAGCGCGCGCCGGCTGACCCCTCCAAGCCGCGTATGCAGAATGCATACATCGTCTTCTCCTCGGCAAAGCGTGCCGAGATGAAGGCGGCAAACCCTGGCGCAAAGGTGACCGATATCGCAAAGCTGCTCGGCGCTGAGTGGAGCAAGCTCTCGCCTGAGGAGAAGGCGAAGTACTCGGGCGTCCCTGCTGTGCCCAAGGAGCCCAAGCCCGAGAAGCCCAAGCGCGTCAAGAAGACCGCTGAGGCTGCTCCTGCTGAGGGCGACGCCACGCCTGCCAAGAAGGCGAAGAAGCAGAAGGACCCTGACGCGCCCAAGAAGCCGCTCACTAGCTTCATGCTCTATTCGCAGCAGGAGCGCGCGAAGACGCCTGATGAGAAGATCAAGTCGTCTGTGCTCGCTGAGCGCTGGGCTCTGCTGACTGCCGAGGAGAAGGCTGCCTACAAGAGCAGCTGAAGCACAGTTTGAAGTGCCTGCGTGTATTGTCCCCAAAACCCCCAAAAATCCATAAAAACACATAAAACACCACAAAAAAAACAAAAAATTTTTAGATGTTTAATCAATTTTTCCCTATGCGCGGTGGTTAAGAAAAATTGAATAAGAGGGGGATTGAAAAATTTTTGTTTTTTTAGGGGGGTTTTGTGGGGGTGTTGCTGGTGATTACTGGTCAGTCGTAGGGTGGTGTGGCGGGGATGTAGGGCTGCTCATAATAGTTGAACTCACCGTGGTTTGGAGAGTACGACGGGCTAATCCCGTAATAGTCGCCCTCATCTGCGTGGACGTGCTCGCCCTGGCACTCGCTGTCGCCGCAGGTGTGCGTGTCCAGCTCCTCCTCGTCCTCCTCAGGGACAGCGAGCAGGCGCAGATTCTCCGCAAGGGCAGCAATAGGATCAGGTGGTGGCGCTGGCGCAGCAGCATCAGCGAGGTACTCCAGCAGGCGCGCGTGCTCTGCTGCGTCAATCGCCTGCTCATCAGCCAGGTACTCTTCAACCTGGCGCATCTCCTCGTCGTGCAGGGGCGGGGAGGTGGAGTGAATGTGGGGAGGGAGGGAAAGGAGGGACATTCTGCGCTGTTTTGTGCGAAGAAGGAGGATGTATTGTGGAGCCAATTTGTGTGCTGGGGCTGGCTGGGCATATCAATTTTTCCCTAGGTGGGGGTGGATGAGAAAAATTGATATGACTGAGAATGTCAATGCTGATTTTTGGCTCGCCACACATCCACACATCCCTCCCTCCTGAGAAATGTCCAAGCCCTCCCTTTCCTCCCTCCACCTCCAGATCACTGAGCTGCAGCAGCAGCGCACTGACGACCACGCGCTGATTGTCGCCCTCAGGGCGCGCCTGGACGCTCTTGCAGCTCCAGCACCAGCACCAGCGCCTGAGAAGAAGCAGCGCGCCAAGAACCCTGACGCGCCCAAGCGTGCGCCAGGTCCCTATATCCTCTTCTGCCAGGCAGAGCGCGCGAAGACGCCTGAGTTAAAGCTGCTCGTCACCGAGCTGGCTGAGCGCTGGCGTGCGCTCACGCCTGAGCAGAAGCAGGCTTACAAGAGCGCACCTGCGCCTGCTGCTGCACCAGCAGCAAAGCCCACGTTCCAAGAGGTGCGAGACGTGGCAGCGACGATGAGCAGCACTGTTGCTGCCAAGTTCCTGCGCTTCTGCGTCCAGAACCCCACGCTGGACGCGAAGACCGCCGAGGCACGCTGGAAGTCGCTTTCTCCTGAGGAGAAGGCGGAGTTCAACGACCCTGGCGACGACACTGACGAGGACGACGACGCCAGCGACGATGAGGAGTGAACTTCCAGGCACCTGGAAGCCAGCCCACAAAAACCACCCTAAAACTCAAAAAAACAAAAAATTTTTAGATGCTGGTTATCAATTTTTCCCTTATGTGCCACATAGGAAAAAATTGATAGGAACGTTGAATTGTAATGCAATTTTGTCCGCCGTCACATCATACCTGCAAACAGAAATGTCCTCTTCTGTGCCCCTTCCCTCCCTTCCTTGCTGGCGCTGCCAGCAGTCTTTCCAGCCAGTTAGCGCTGTAGTGTTTGTCTGCGCGCCCTGTGCTGTCATCACAAATAAAGTCGCTGACGCTGCAGTGAAGCACTGTCGCGTGATTGAAGACCAGGTGCGCGCAGAGCTTGGATCGCCCCTGCGTAAGCGAGCGCGTCGTGTGTTTGAAGCACAGTGTGCTGACCTGGATCTCTAACAAAACAGTAAAATAGCAGTCACAACCACCAGTTTTTAGATGCGCTGGCGCTGGCTCTGGCTCTGGCTCTCCGTACTGGAAAAATTGAAACCACATCTAAAAATTTTTTGTTTTTTTGTGGTTTTGTTTGTTTTTAGGGTTTTTGGGGTTTTGTTTGCGTCAGCAGGGCGATTCACTCCGCCTCGCTGGCAGACGCCGCCGCCTCGCTGGCAGCCGCCGGCTTGTAGGCGTCCTGCTGCTCCTTGCTCAGGAGCTTCCAGCGCTCGCTGAGGATAGACGCAGTGAGCTTCTCGTCAGGAGACTTGGCGCGCTCAGACGCGTTGAAGGCGAAGAACGCCGTGGGTGCGCGCTTGGGCGCATCAGGGTTCTTTTCCTTCTTGGGCTTGGCGGCGCGCTTACCCTTGCTCTTCGCAGGGGCTTCAGCAGGGGCGGCGGCAGGGGGGGAGAGTGTGTCCACCTGCGCCTTGAGGGCGAGGATCAGGGCGTGGTCGTCAGCGCGCTGCTGCTGCAGCTCGGTGACCTGCGTCTGGAGAGAGGCGATGGAAGGCTTGGAGGAAGACATTTGGAAGTAAGGAAGGCTTGCAACGGAAGTTGGAAGGAATGATTATCAGCGGGAACAAAAGTTGGCTGGTGAGCCGCTGATCGCTTCAATTTTTCCCTAGGTGGGGGGTGCGGAGAAAAATTGACGGCGCACATCTTTGTTGTGCCGACTTTTGCCCACACGCCTTACACGAAGAACACCTGCCTGCTTCTTCCTTTCCTCCCTCCTTCCCAAATGGACTTCCTTTCCTATCCTTCCGAGGCGCGCAACCACAGCAACCTGCTGACTGTGGAGACACTCGGCGACGAGTGGCACACCGCCACGTACAAGCCCGAGTTCCCGTTTCCCGTGGGCGCACGGGTGGCGACCAAGCAGCACGGGCGCGGACGCCAGCTCATTGAGATTGAGATGGATGACCACAATGAGGAGTTTGTCTTTGAGCACGCTGGCGTGCGCGCAACTGCAAAGACACCGACAACGATCCTGCGGGCGATTGCCCGCAACACCCGCCTGATCACCGAGGGCGATGCCTCCAGCCGCAACTGGCGAGGCGTCTTTGTCACGCTGGACGACGGCGCGCACTGGGTGACTGGATATGAGCTGCGTCGCTTCCACGCACTCCGCAACATGAAGGAGCGCGTCCCCAGCGTGCGCCTGGATATGCCCGCCGCGTAATGTAATCTCTCGCCCCCCTCCCCTAAAAACCCAAAAAAAAATACAAATTTTTGAATGCGGAGAAAAATTGAAGCCGCCCACGGAGGTGGGCTGAATGACGCTTCTCTGACAAGATGTTCCACCCCAACCAAGTGCTTGCTGCCTCGCGCATTCACTCTTCCTTCCTTTCTGGCACTCGCTGTGCCCTGCTCTCAGCCAAATGCCAGTCAGGCAAGACGGGCACGTTCCAGAGCCTCATTCGGCAGATGCTGGAAGCCCCCACTGACGGCATCTCGCGCGCATATATCATCTGTGGCAGTTCCGAGACCGAGCTCAAGCGCCAGGCGGTGGCTGACACGCTCGCCTGCAACGCGGAGTGGCAGGACAGCATTGAGGTCATCTTCCATCAGGACTTCAAGCACGCCGAGCTGGACATCCAGGACGCGCTCATCGTCGTGGACGAGTCGCATATGGTCCAGACCAAGGGGCAGCAGCTCCACCTCTTTCTCGCCAAGCACGGCGTCTTTCTGGACGGCAATCCCACTGTGCTGAAGGAGAAGAACGCATACCTGCTCTCTGTGGATGCGACGCCGTATTCCGAGATCGCCGCTCGGCGTGAGATGGAGACGCCCTATGCCAAGCACGTGGAGACGCTGGAGGCGGGCAACGGCTACTACGGGCTCGCCGAGTACGAGCGCGACGGGCGGCTCAAGCCGACCTTCACGCTCTTCAAGGCGCCTGAGCGCTTTGAGACGCTGCTGCTGGACGTGGGACCTAAGTACGTGCTGCTGCGCATGAACCGCAGCAAGGCGAACAAGGAGAATGAGGCGGTCCTGCGTGGCATTTGCCGGCGGCTTTCCTTTCCCGTCCTCCTGTACACGGGCGAAAAGACAGAGATCGCCGTCACGCGCGCTGAGCAGAAGCGTTTCTCGCGTGGCGGGCGTGAGATTGGCTGCCTGGAGGATGCGCCTTTGGTGACCACTGTGGTCATCGTACGTGGGCGGCTGCGGGCGGGCAAGGTGGTGCCCAAGACACACATCGGCTTTGTGTGGGAGGGCGCCAACAAGTCCAAGACCGACGCACTTGTTCAGGGGCTGGTGGGGCGGATGTGCGGGTATGTGTTCGGCGAAAAGAAGCCGATGCTGTACGTGCCCGTGACTGCGCTCATTCCTGACGAGCTGGGTCAGGTGCTCTGCGGTGAGCTGCCCAAAACGGCGACCAATCTGCGCGCCTCCGCCACGACGAATGGCAAGTCGGTGTTCTCGGCGTAATGTGATTAAACCAAAACCAAAAAAACAAAAATTTTTCAATGCCTGGTTTATTTAAGCCACCACCTTGTACTCCCCCTTCTGCTCAGCAGAAAGAGCCTTCCATAGCTCACCCAGCTGAGTCGCTGTGTAAACCATACCTGGAGACGCCTTGCGAGTGCGGTCGCAGAAGAGCATATAGCTGCTGAGAGGCTTCTTAGGTGCATTCGGATCATTAGGGGTCTTTTTAGCGGGCGCTGCCTTTGGCTCTGACTTCTTTAGAGCCTCTGTAAGGCGCGTCTGAAGAAGGGAAATCTCCGTCGCCATATCCGCAACCTGAGCAGCAAGAGATTCAACAGTTTGCGCAGACATACTGGGGGAATGCTGTATTTCTAACAAGAAAGTGGCTGCGTCAATTTTTTGGAGGGCGGTGCGCTGCGACTGAGTCGCTTCTAACGCGACGGGAGTCGCCCAATATGCGTAGGGAACGGCGGTCTTGGTCGGGCGCGACAGGGCGAGAAGTTCTTTAAGCCCTTTCAGTTTGCCGGCGAGCCCTGGTTTTCCGCGGCTATGATACTTCCAAGCCCATTCAAACTGTAAAGTCGTAGACCAGTCGGGGAAGCCTGATAGGTAGAACGCCTGCGTCCACTGTTTGCCCTTGGTCGCTTTGGCGCCGCCTTTGAGCTCACCATTATGCTGTCTCAGGCGGTGTGCTGGATCATTCGTAGCACCAATATACGTTCTATTGGTTCCAGGAATGTAAAGCAGATAACAATAATTCATCTACGTCTGCTTGTATGTCTATTTTTACGACGCCGGTGTTTACGCTTATGCCGCGTTCCACCACCGCGTTTTCTGGCGGGGGTAGGGGCAAAGGCGACTCGTGCGCTATTTACATCGGGCATCTGGGGTAAAGGAGGCATCTCTGGCAAAGTGGGTGTAAAAGGGGCGAGCGTGCCCATAGGATTCGCTCTTGCCGCTTCAACCTTTGCCAGCACCTTATCTGTTCCTGATGCTTTTGCTGCGGCGCCAAACGGGTCCGCTTGAATATCTTGAAGTTTCCCTAAGGCTTTGTCAGCGCCGGTTTTCTCCATTGCCGTATTAATAAGGTCCTGCTTGATTGCGTCTACAGTAATCGGTGGCGGAGGGGGTCCCTTATCCTCGCCGATCTCGGGCACATAATAATCTAGCCACGTCTGTAACGTCGGAACTGGATTGAATGTATTAATAATACGCGCACGATGTACAAGATAACGGCTGTACTGTTTTTCTATTGAATTAGCATACATATTAAGAGTAGTACCAACATCAAACGGAATTGCCGCAAGAAGTAGTTTAAAAGCATCACCGGTTCGCTTTCGCGATATACTCATAATCGCTCCAATCCCTGCCATAACTGCGACAATAACATCGGCAACCATTGAACCGGCTTCAGCAGCGGGACCTATGCCTAAGCCTAGTGTAAGGATACCTCCTACCGTTCCAGCACCATAATGAAGAACTACTTCAATAGCTTCGCCTAACGCAGGAATATTTCCAGTAAAGGAATCTAATGCCATACTTATATACGGTCCAAATATGTCCATATGTTCCAAATTATATATAATGTAGAAATACCACCATATACCGTCCCATTTCTCGGAAAAATGGAGATAAAAGGGCGACTTTTCATACGCTTTGTAAAGATCATGAAAGGCATCTTCCCAGAATTCTACTGGGTGCGGCGGCTCCTGAAATCCAGGGCGCTGTGTTGCCCCAAACATATCATCTTTCGGGTCATATCCAGGCTTTGTCGGATCACGCAGAGTTATAGGCGGGGGTGTTTGATCTCCTCCTCGTTGTGGAAACTTGGAGATATTCGGCACCTTATTATGCTGAGCCCTTATCTGTTTCATAATTCCATTCATATCCTCTGGCGAAAAAAGAGGCTTACCGTGCTCCGTTACGAGACCCGCAAGTGTTTTTGGGGATACATTCCTATGCGCATCTAAAAAGCGGTATAGATTAGCGAGTTTACCGAGTGTATAACTGATTTTATGAAAACGGAAGTTTGTGGCTTCTTCAGCCAACATACGGGCGCGTTGATCTGGAGGCTCTAAAATGACATTATTGAATTCCCAGGTATTCGGCATACCCTTCCCTAATTATATAGTTTTTTTGTTTTTGGTTGGTTACTCGTAGTCGCGGATAGCGAGACCCACGGGGAAGCGCGGGATGCCGTCCTCCGTCAGCTCCTGGAAGCGCACCGTCAGCTTCTTGCCCACCTGCTTGGACGCCGTCTTGAACGCCTCGGCGCGGTCCTCGTGCGTGCCTCTAGGGCGGACGCTAAACGGCTTCTTGTCCTTGGTCTCGCAGACCCAGATGACACAGCCCTTTTCAATGCCGTCGCCCTCCTTAAAGCCCACAATCTTGTACTCGTCGTCCTTGAACTCCTTGTACTTCTGGAGATCGGCGGAGCGGTGCCCCACCTTGTAGAGCCCCGCCTTGTTGCGCAGGATGAGCCCCTCGTAGCCGTCGGCGACGTACTCTGCGTGTAGCCGCTTGACGTCGTCCAGATTGTTGGCGACGTCCGTCGGCAGCAACTTGAGCGCCTTGAACTTGTGCGTCTTGAAAAGGTCGGTCAGGTAGGCATTGCGCGCCTCGTTCGTGCCGTCCTGGACGGTGTCGTAGACACAGAGGTAGATCTGCGTCATCTTGGGTGCGTCTGCCGGCTTGAGCGTCTCCTTCTTGACCAGTCCTACAATCTCCTGGAAGTTGAGCGTGTCGCTGTAGAGCTCGCCGTCCAGAATCGTGCCTTTCGGCAGGCTGTTGATCTCGGCGCGGATGTGGTCCATGTGCGGGAACGCCTTGCCCGTGCGGCTGTAGAGCCCCTTGCCTGAGATGGCGAGGCAGCGCACGCCGTCCAGCTTCCGCTGGGCGTAGCACGGAAACTTGATGTCCTTGCCGCGCTTGTTGTAGTCGTGGGCGAGCATCGGGTGCGGGACACCGCCGGCATCTGCTGCCGCCTTGGCATTCTTCTCAGCGCTCGGCTTGACGGACTTGACGCTCTCCTTGTCGGAGTCGCCCGCCTTTCCCTCCTCAGGCTTCTTCTCCGTCATACCGCCCGCCTCGGTCTTCTTCTTCCAGTCGCTCTGTGCCTCGCTGACCGCCTGCTGGACAGGCGTCGTCTCATTCTTCTTGCCCAGGTTCTTGCCCACCGTGACGAGGCGGGTGTTCTCCTGGAGCTTGCCACCGAGGTAGCCGTGGGTCGTCGTAATCGCGCCGACACCCTTCTGGTCCTCAACCTTGATGGACCACATCTTGATTTTACCCGTGGACGCCTTGCCGTACAGGGTGGGGAAGGAGGGAATAGCAGGCATGTTTGCTAAGGAGGAAGGAAAGTATGTGGATGTTTTGTACGCGGTCAATGAATACAAAACAGATATGAACGAGTTTCAATTTTTTCAAGCGAGTTCAAGCGCGGCGGCGGCGGCGACATGTACGGCGGCGCTTGCCACCCAAATGTGTCGGACCCGCCTCCTTGAGTATCTCTTTTGCCGTTTTTCCGTCCGTTAAAAAACGGGATGAATACGGATCCTGCTGAACATTAACAATCGCGTTGTTCGGAATTACATTTGTTCGTCGTGCTTTGCGAGTCGGGTTACGTCTCGCCATCTACACTACAATCGTATTTTTTTGTTTCTCTCGCATCTCCTTATTTGGAATAATTCGCCGTCCCGTATCCTTTCCCCACTTCTCAATCGCCGTCGTATACTCCTCCGTAGAATACCGACCGCCAGGGCGTTGTACATTTTTAAGTTTTGCAGGCGTGATCTTGAGCGTCTTCGCAAGATCCGCAATCTTATCGTGGTCGTCAGGAATGATAATTTCGTTCATTTTATGAAGTTCATACGTTGTGGATGAATCACGCGGATTCTTGAAAGTAACTGGGGTTGCCGATGTAATTCTATAACGATTGCGGATATGAAACGGAATGAGTTCCTCCATTGTTGTAGGACGCTCCCAATGCGACCAATTCTCTGTACATAGATGTGTCATATGACCGGTCTGGCAACATTTACGGCACGTAATATGGTCTCTAATCGGACAGTCGTCGGTAGAATGCTGAAGAGTAAGTCCCTTATACGCTTTACAGTTTGGACAGGTCATTTTGGGTGGCAGGTGCGAATCCAAAAATCCCTACGGGGGGTTCAATTTTTTCAAGCGAGACACTGTTTTTACGCCAACCTTCTAGATTGGCGTAGCCAATCTAGAAGACGAACTCCAAATCGGCTCTGCCGATTTGGAGTGACCGCAGGTTGAGCGTAAAAACAGTAGGCGAGCGACCTAAGCGAAAAGCGACCTAAGCGAGTTGTCTATTTACCCCAATGTCAACAAGAGCAAATATCACATTTATCCTCTTCAGGTTCTACCTTCTTCTTTACCTCTTCTTTCGGTCTACCCGTTCGCATCGGATTCATATCGTGAAGAGTACAATAGATTTTTCCTAAAGCTACACGATACTTACAATTGCCGTTTGCGCATATAGGCGTCTTTGTAAGACTTACAACACGCGATGATGAGACTGAAGTAGTATTACCCATTCTACTTATCAGTGGCGAAAAATTGAATAATTCATCCGTACTTATTTAGTTTGTAATGCTCTCCTCCGATTTTTATACACTCAACCGGCATACAGAGTTCCCCTTTCCCCATAACAACTGTGACCATATTACGGACCAGGAGTTGTTTTCACTGCTCTTTGGAAACTATCATCTGCCTGAATTTCTAACAAAATACTATGTCAGTCGGCTGGGTAGCGAGGCGGTGGGGTCGGTGGCTGATATTGTGACGCTGCTACGCGCCGATGCCGACTTTGTTCTGGCGGCGACGTGCTATTTGCGGCTCAAGTTCGTCCTGGAGTTATTTCACGTACCGTCCCTTATGAAGAGACTACGTGATGTGCCGTTGCGTATTGCCGCCGAACGCGGCGATTGGTTCAAGACAGGGGTCGCCGATGAACGGGTATGGCGTATTGACTGCCTGGCGACGTGGCTCTTTAACTATATGATTCGGTCTGTGGAGGCACGTTGTGCGGGGGGTGAGGGGGCTCGGCTAGATGAGTCAATACGAATGGGGCTGCGGGAGATGAATACGGCGATTCAGAGCGTTCGTGCCGAGCCGTGTGATGGACAGTATATGTGGCAAAATACGGCACCTTACGAACTAGTCATATACCCGTTCTTATGCCTTGTTAAGGGTCTATGGAATGCTGTTGCGCCGATGGTTACGACGGAGTTTGCGAGTCTTGGCGGGACCAACTGTAGTACCGTTACAGGCTGGGCTTTGAACTCGCCCAATAATCGCACAGCCGATGCGTTTACCTGAATGCCCCGTTGTATGACTATCTTCAAACGGTCCCTTTCCCAGATCATCCTTATCCTCGTGAACAATGACCGAACGTCCCCACAAGTCATCAAGGCTAACGCCTTTGAGAATATAGGTAACTTCGTCTTTCGGTCCTGTTAGATTACCCAGGTCACCTGTATGCCGTGGCTGGTTTTTTCCGTTGGAAGATGGGGGTCCACCGTGCTGGGTTTTTGGTCCCATATGAAAGTGGTCGCACGCCCCCTTACAGCCCTCGCCTCTCAAGTCTCCCGCTTTATGAATATGGAAACCGTGCTCACCCTTTGGAAGCTCTGTAAAGATAGCCTGTACCTTGGTACCGCCAGGGGACTCGGAAAAAATGACCTCGCCAGTGATGCCGTTCTCGCCCTTAAACAACGCGACTGCCATTCTACTATGTCTGACAGTATTCTTATTACCATGCTCTTAAACGAGGACAATGCACTAGAAAATACTTGGGTGATTTATATCGTCTTTGCCCTACTCACCGGACTATATTCTATATGGTATAATCTGCTGTCGGCGACTGTGTATGCGGGAATCAGCCTAGAGATTGCCCTACGCCTTGTTGAATTCTTTGTGCAATCCGCACTGATATGGGCATTTCGGCGCCGGCATCCTACAATGACCGCAGTCTAATGGGAAAATTTGAGGCTGGTAGGTGATTTTTTAGGCGGGGTAAAATGGAGTATGTATTCTATGCGCTCAATATTGGATTCATTTTAGGAATATGCTATTATGCCTATTCTATCCAGGAGGAGATTGAAGCCCTGCGACTCCGTATTGTTCAACTTTCCTCGGCGTGCCAGCTTGCCGAAATTCAAACAGGTCGCCCGTACTTTACCTCTCTCGGCAACAAACTAGCATCCTGTGAGGTCGCAACCCGTGTCTATGAGATTGCCAAAGAGCGGCTACAAATGATAGGAGATACACAAAATTAATAGTCCTAAGTAGGAAGTATGGCAGGGTTTAATTTCATTCCGCTCGGATTCGCAGCACTTATGGCACTAATAGACGCATTTGGGCTCAGTTTACTTAAGAAAATATCTACAAAAGCGCTGAGTTTTTCATTTATGCCTATTGCAGCCCTTATCTACGCCATACAACCCTTTATTTTCTTAGAGGCATTGAATTTTGAATCAATGACTGTAATGAATATTTTATGGGATCTTTCAAGTGATATTATTGTTACCTTTATAGGAATATTTATCATCGGTGAAAAAATAGGCTTCCGTAAAGCGGTCGGTATAGCACTCAGTTTTGTCGCCATTTATCTCTTCACATTTGAGGACGGTAATAATCCTCTAGAAAAGTTTATAACAAATGGACATTTCAGCTAGCAACTTACTCTAACCCTAAAAACTTACGCCCAATCTTACTAGTTATAAACATACCGCATCCGAAGGCTATTTGTAAATAAAATACAGGAGTCTTCTTTGTACAACATAATAAATAAATAGATAGCCCAGCAAAAAGTAATGAACTGATCCAGAATAAAATTGTAAAAATATCCATTCTCTACTATATATGATAAAATATTAAGACCTGAGAACCTCTACTAATTGTTTCACCTCGTTAGCCCAGCGATATGTTAGGACGGTCTCCATTGCCGCCTTACCGTGTGCTTCCCTCAGGTCCGTATCTAACAGATACTCCTCAGCCGCAAGTGCCAAGTCCGTCGGGTCAGTAATCTCACCCTTTCCACCAATGACGCTCAACGCCAAGGGTAGATAGAGTTCCGTTTTGGGCTGTACACATATAGAATTATGGTTCGGAATACAGAAATCGCGGAATCCGCCAATATACGGTACCACCTGCGGAATACCTATACCCATCGCTTCAAACTGACAGAGACCAAAGCCCTCCCCATCGGCGGCTGTGATTCCAACATCGCTCAATGAGTAGATCTCATTAATAACACTGTCATCCCACGCCATAGAATGCTCGGTAATCATCAATTTATGCGTATGATGCTCTGGTATCAGATTGAGACGAATAATCTCGCGCATATAAATCTCCCTGATAGGATATCCGCCCAGTTGCCCCGCATCACAAACGGCAAGAAGACCCAACGGCTTCGTAGGGTGCTTCGCCACCAGTTGCGCAAACGCCTGCACAACTATATCGTGGCGCTTTCGCGGCGTATTACGATTTAAGTTGAGGAAGAGAAATACGTGCTGCGGAATATTATGCTTCTTACGCATCGCATCACGATTGAGCGGCTTAAACTCATTAGGCTCAAACCCGTGACGTAAGACGTGAATCGGTTTCGTAATGCCCTGCTGCTGAAGAATTTCGCGCCAGTAGTTCGTAAATGTAAAGTAGATATCGGTATCCTTATTGATACGGTCCAGAAATTCTGGACGTTGTATCTTATACACTTGGTCAAGATAGATAATCAATTTATAGGCACGCTCCTCAGGCTGGAGATTCTCTTGCAGTTTATCTAAGAACCGACAGATAATACTGGCGTCGTTATAAATCATCATAAAATCGGGCTTTACCTGACGCACATAGTCTGGAAGTTGGCTGAAGCCGAATCCCTGCTCTAAATGGTCCCCCTTTTCATTAGTGTAAGGATCATAGACGTTGACATTAGGCGGATAAGCACGATTTGGCTGCTGATTCTTTACGAAGTTCTGAAATGCAAAATGGTAGATATCTATCCAGGGATATTTGACGAGTTCTTGAATAATATTATGCGTCACCTTGCTATAGCCGGTTGTCTGATTTGTATGCGTACCTACCAGCATGAATCTTACTCGCTTTTGTGGCTCTTGTGGTTGGATTTTTGCGAGGAGAGCATCCAAATTTGTAAAATTTGACATAGAGTGCTTTACGATAGTTTATATATTAGTCTTTATATGTCATCCTCATCTACGCCTAAGGCGAAAATCCCGCGTGCTTTGCGGGAACAGGTGTGGCTCGCATCCGTAGGTCCCAAATATGAGGCAAAATGTACCATATCTTGGTGTAAAAATCGGATGAGTGTCTTTGAATTTCACGTCGGTCATAACCAACCAGAGGCGAAAGGGGGTAAATTAGATATTAAAAATCTACGTGCTATTTGTGCGCGCTGTAATCTCTCTATGGGCAGTCAGTATACAATTGATGAATGGGAGCATTTATCGGGTCGCGGAGGCTGCGGCTGCTGGGGTTTTAGGGGTTAAAAACGGGTCTTGAGGCGATCCTTAAAGTCCGCCTTTTTTCCCTGCCACCACGTCGCCAGAATACGGCGATGATCCTCCATCACCGCCGAGTTCTGCACAAGAATCGGTAGAAGCTCTGCCGCCCGTTCCCACGTTGGGAAGGATAGAATCGGGTGCTTACCAAGTACTTCAGTGTAAGTATCCTTTCCCTCGGGTACATAAATCGGAATAGCACCCTGCTCTAAAGCCTCATAGAGACGGTACGACTCCAGCGATGAAAATCCATTGAAGCACGGCACAAACTTCGTCTGCATGTTGAGCTGGTTGTATCCGTTAGCATCCAGTTTTGGGGCATCCCCCCACGTGGGGCGGTCCGCCATCTTGAAATTGCCCGTGCGCTCAAGGGCGTGAATCGCCTGGCTGCGTCCAGGGCGGTCCATAGAGCCGGCAAACGACCAGAGATAGGGGCGGTTCTCAAACGTCGGCATCGTTTGTACATTGCCTCCGCGTCCATTCGCATAGCCTAGCGGAATAATATCCACCTTCTCCATTGGCAGATTTGGACGGTAGTAGTTGCGAATAACACGCTTGACCGCTGGCGACTTATAGAAATCCACAGGATCTGTGCCAAACTCGTCACTGATATGGAGAATCGTCACTTGCTTACCTGTCTTTTCTAGACCATTCGCAAATCCACTGTAAATATGTCCTAGTGCTGTTGTCTCGCCTGGAATATTCTGGAAGAGCAGAACAGGATTCGTTGCCTTGAGGAGTTCATCAAATGACTCTAGCGGAACCCATTGAATCGGCTTGGGGAACAGCATGTTGAGCCAATCGTTCTCTAGGAAATTCGGCTTAATCGTCTTGAGGTAGAAGATGGGGATCGTATTGCCTGAGGGGTGCTGCTGCTGTCCTAGCTTTCCAACAATCTTGCCCCATACCGCCGCGTTGGATAGGTCAAACTTGCCCTTAAGTGCCGCATAGATATCCGCCTTGTAAAGCATAAACATCTCGTTGTCCGCTGTTACCAGCTGCTCAAACATTGCGTGGTACGACTTCGTAGCATCAAAGTTCGCCGGCGACCACATTGCGAGCATAGCATCCAGGGTCGGCTTGAACTCCGCCTCATTCTTGAGGACCGTTGCCTGTAGGAGTCTATTCCATACAGCAGCGAACTCGGCTGGGGCGGCGCTGCGCGTAGGCTCTGGGCACGAGGCGAGCACAGGAGCAGGATCGGCTCTACGTGTAGGCTCTGGGCATGGCGCGCAAGGCAGCGCATCACCCACCACCTTATACTTCTGCGTTTGAAGCTCCTTACTGATCACCGCAAACGTCTCCTCCTTCGTAAAGCACTCCGTGTTGTTCCACAAATCACTATCAAAATTGTCCACACGATTAAAGTTGTTAAAATCAGACCGTTGATATACAGGGTCGTTCTCCTGGAAGCACGTCGCCAAGAGAGGCGTCGTAAAATAGATATTGAGCAGATTATCGCCGTGGTTAACAATCATATGGTCACCGCTCGTAAAAATGCCCTTCTCCTTCACAAGTTCAATCAGCTTACGAGCACCCCGCTGCGTAAGTACATACGCGTAGTTACAGAAGTGGAAATAGCGACGGGGAGACGATGAATAGAGAGTATTCGGCGCGACCTTACCAAAATAATCATTGACTTTCTCGGCGACCTGCGCAAATGCCGCCTTATTGGGTGGCAGAATACCACCGAGATAAATGACATCCGCGTCCTCTGGAATAGCCTTTGCCGCTGTCATCCAGCGTAGAATCCACCGGTCAAAGAGCACCACGTCATCCTCCATAATGAGATACGACTTTGCGAGTTTGTCATTCGCGAGCTTCTCCCATAGACCCAAATGAGACAGAGCACATCCCATAACCGACTTCTTCCAGTTAAAATCGTTATTACGGAAGCAATTGACTAGATCCGGCGTCAGACTCAGCGTACGACCATCCGTCGCCTGCCATAGATATACGCGATCCTTGATATTCTTATGCGTCTCCTTGAACTTATCAAGGCGATCCTTACGGCGCTCTAGATTAATCACATACGCCTCATCAATACCGTCCGTAAAGGGCACAATATCCTTGAAGTTGCCGCGGTGTACGTAGAATGGGGTGCCCCACTGCTGTGCCGTGCGCATAGAACGGTCGCAATAGAAGTCCTTGAGAGGCGTCCTTGGTGCTGATGCACGCTGCGTGAGAATACTGAGAATAGACTGGTCGTGGCGATGACCCAGGCAGACCTGCGAATACGGGCTCCACTTCTCACCTACAATCACCTCGCGCTTCTCCTCCGCAATTCCAAGTGCCTGTTTATGAACCGAATCAATGTACTTGCCACCCACCTTGTATCCAATACAGCCTGCCCAAATCTGGTTCGCCTTGAGCTCGTCATTGGTGACCTGTAATTCCTTACAAAAGGTTGGGTGGCACCAGCGGTCATTCGTCTGCTCGTGGTCGTCCAGAATGAAGATATCCTTCTCCTGAATTGTAGACCAGACCTTCGTAATCGGTGAGGCAAGGGTGACGCCTGAATCCAGGTAAAGAACGAGGGTACCAGGTGCCGCCTTAATAGCAACATCTAGGTGTAACCACAACTTCCAGGCGAAATGCTGCGGCTCCCAGAAATCGCGCCAAGGTCCATTCTGCTCTGGGAACCGGCGCACTTCCGTAGCACCATACTGCTTGAGGGCGGCACAGTGCTCGTCCGTTACATCATGCCATACATACACAATCTTTTGGACATCTGGCTCATACGACTTCATTGACGCAAGCACATTGACCGCCGCTTCTAGATAACGTAGATTTGCAGCGGTTACGAAGACGCGCGGGCTTTTGGAAGTGGCTAGGACTGGCGCTTGCTGTACTGGTGCTGACTGTACAGGCACTGCCGCCGACGGATAAGAGGCATACAGTTGCGAATAATCCATTGTCTCATACGATTTACCGAACGCCTCCGCTTTAACCCAAGAATCTACCTTTACATCCGCATCCAAAATGAGCTTGAATATACTCTTTCCCACCTGCTCCATCGTCTGCTCGCACTGAGTGCGCTTTACTGGTGTAATTGCGGGCACTAACGCCATCTTGCGCCAAGCGGCTGGATCATAGTCCGCCTTCTTCACCATGGCGATAAGATCCTCAGGCTTGCTTACCTGATTTGCATTAATAAACCCAGCCGAATCAAAATCACGGTCAACAAAGGGATCGCCCCAATAAATCGGCACCGCCCCCGCCACCTTAGCGTGGAAAAGCTTCTCCGTCGTATAACCAGGACCCGCCGAATTCTCATACGTAAGCACAAACTTATAGTCCTTGTAATAGTCTACCTTCGCCAGCTCACCGCCGCCACCACCCAATCCCGCCGGAATCGGTCCCTCAGGACGATTGCACATCAGACGACCTGCCGAATCCACCGGCTTCCAACTATTGAGAATCTGGAACGCCACATTACGATTATTATTGTTCGGATTCGTGGCGACAAAGGCACAGAACTTGCGCTTGTTATCAACGAGGGTTGGGTCTACCGTCGTAGCAGCTTGTACTGAGACAGGACGGGGATTCGCAATCTTCACGGGGTCTCCGCCAAACCAATTGACCTCAATCATCCACAAAGGCAGGCGGATGTAATTGGACGCCGTACTGTACTGGAAACCGAGGCTCAGTACAATATCATCATCCTTCGGCGGCGGCGTATTCTCGCCCGTAAACCATACCTTTGACACACCAGGATACGCCTTCTCCTGTCCCTTACTAAGGGGTCCATAGATAACCAGGTTCGGCGTCTTGCTATCCAGGATAACACGGATATTATTCGTTACACCAATCCATGAGAGCAGATACATAAAGAAGTTGTACTTCGGTACAAACTCACTCCACAACTCGCAAAAGTGTATACGTAGCTCTTTCGCCTGATTTTGGAGAGCTAGGGGTTTGGGGATGGACTTCGGTGTAATTGCGCGGTTCAACAGTTCGTTATAGGTTGTGGAGAGCGCAACCGGTGAAAACCGCTTAACAAGTTTCACTCGCATCGCACTATGTACTTCCGTATTAAATAGAAACTTATCGTTTTCATAATCCTTCTTGAGTTTTGCCCACGCATTTGTAGCATCCTGTATTTGATTTAACTTATATCCGTACGGCACGCCCATCTCCGTCAGCATCTCGCAGTTATGAATGAGAGGAATGCCGAGGTATAGTGCATCTATCATAAACATCTTAAGAGGGCGGAATCGCTGGTGTGCAATAATGAACGACTTCTCCTGACGTAGGTCTGGTAGTCTAACACGCGGTACAACCGATCCACTGATATCAGGCAGCAGCAGATTCTTGACAACATTAGACTTAAAAAACTCGTTTGTAGCAAGTTGTTCTCCGTTGTGGACATTGAAACGTACTGGGTCGCCGCGCACACGAATCTGTGTAAGAATATTAAGCGGGATATTGCAATGACTGGTATTGCTAAAATTGCTCTCCACAATACGTGCACACCACGATACCGAGGGATGCGTCTCCTTCGGAATCATTCCTTCAATACGCTTAGCCGACTCCTTCCACTCAGGCGTACCATTCTCCTCGCAAAAAATGGTAAGGGCTTCCTGATTCCATAGGAAAGGTACTTGAATGACCTGGACTCCTGACAAAAACTCAAGATACCTGACGTCTTGGGGCGAGTAGAAATCGTAGGTGGCAATGGCGGTGAGATTCTTGAACGACCGCTGTGTCGCGTTCCACTGGTAGACCGATGACTCGATATCGTGGAACACTGGCGGCTGGTGCGCCCATAGAATGCGGTGCGTGGCGACTTTGAGCCGGTCCGCTTCGGGGAACGACCATACAACCTCAAATACGGCGTCATAGCGGTCGGTACTGGTTGGGTCCCAGGGCGCGCGTTTAGGAAGGGTCTCCTTGAGCCCTTTGACGTCCATAAACCAGTCCTGCTCGCCCTTTGGGTAAAGGAGCGTTACATCATGGTTGGCGGTCTGGAGCGCCTTTGCAAGGGAGCAGGCTACCTGGGGGATGCCCCCGCTAAAATAGCTATTAAGAAATCTTACAGTGATGCCAACCTTCATTGTGGTCTATAAGATGTCTTATCGTTCGTTTTTAGACCGGCTTCTCTTACGCTTTTTTGAAGAGCAAGTCATTCCATCCCTCAAGATTCGCCGGATTGTTAATAGAAAAGTTCCACGTCAGTTGCTTCACCTGCGCGGCATAGGCGACCTTATTGCTGCTGTGGTACTTAATAATACGGTCAATCTGGTCCGCGCCCCCATCAAAGTCATTCGTGTCGTAATAATATCCGTATTCCTTGAAACGCTTGATATTATGGACAACAGGGAAACCCATTGTAATAAACTCTAGGAAACTGTAATTGTATTCGTTGTTCACCTGATGCATAATGATAATCGCCGAAGGGAACGCCTTCACTAGATTGACAATATGCGCGCGTGGCGTGAGCTGTAGCTTGCCGTCCTTGTGGATGCTGAGGTTCGGCAAAACCGACGTCTGATAATATTGATTCTGCTTGAGACGCTCACCATTAATCGCAATCACCTGTCCTACACGGTTCGGGTGCCGGCGGTAATACGCCTCCGCGACTGTAATCGGAATCACCGAATTCTTCTGAAAACTGATATTCGGCTCCATAATGACAAAGAGTCGCTCCGATTCCAAAGAGAGTCCCTTATCGTCATACGCCTGTCCTGAATTCTCAATAAACATAGGATCCCATACATACGGGGCAATCCGTGTCTTCCCACATAACGCATTAATAGATCCGGCGTACTCGGCGTGGAAATCGTAGTGCGGGCTCACCCAAATCTCGTCCAACTCGCCTGCCACGTGATGGCTGAAATTGACGCCCTTCATAAACGTAATCGTCTCAATATCAATGTTCAGAATATTGCCTAAGTAGAGCTTGGACACCTTAGCACCCATAGACCGGAAAAACCGGCGGATGCCAGGATCGCACGACATACCCATTTCCACGTAGGACGCTACAGGAAACGGCTTCGCCGCATACATCTTAAAATCCATCATACGGAACTTATCGTGGACCTTAGCATCCTTATGATTCTCATTATTGTCTACCATCAGCCACGGCTTGAGCCCCATCACCTCCAGCATACGATAGATGATATAGACATTCTGAAATAGACCATTCGCCCAAATATGTTCATCTGGAATGCGAATCGTCGTTAGAATAACGTTGGGCTTGTCGTCCGTTGCCTTAAGATCGGTCAACTTCGGCGAACTCACAGGCTGGACTGTCAAGCCATAGCCGGTACTGATGTTCGGAAAACTCATCGTTAGTCATTCTGGGTTTTATTGTTTTAAACCGGTGCCGCAGAGCGGCTACCGATTCTGCTGCGCTAAACCGGTGCCGCAGAGCGGCTACCGATTCTGCTGCGCTAAACCGGTGCCGCATCAGTTGGGATACACCGACCCCGTTTCCTTAAAGCGATTTAGCGCATTACGCACCTGCTTCTGCAAGTGCGAAGGCATACTAGGATCCACCAAATAGGTAATACGGATATTACGATTAGTGCGCGCAATTTGCTGCGGTGTCGTTTTACCTGCCATCCGGTTGTAGACAATCTGGCTACCATTGTTAAGCTTCGGCAACAGGCGACGAGACGCATTTTGACGAGTTAGATTGGTACGGTTGTTTGTGCGACGAGCCTTACGCGTCTTTCTGTTCGCCATTCTAGTTTATATTACGGAAAAATGCGCGGTCCAGATGCTTTAATAAGCATCGCTTTCGTTAACTTTTTCGGTGCTTTCGCATATTTTAGCGTTTTAGACTGTTTCATAGTATGCGGATGTTTATATGTCTTCTGAGTCTTGAACGTGTTTTTGTACATAGTTTGTAATTCCTTCGTGGGTAACTTTCCAAAAACCCACGCATTCTTACAAACCTTCTCCTTATAGCCTGCTTTTAGACACTTTCTAGTAAATTGTCTAATAGAAGATTTCTTCATCTCTGTTTTATATTACTATTTACTGGCAACGCCCCTTCTCTGCAATCTCCGCTCCATTGCACATACACGTCTGCGCCTCGCACATCTGACCGTTTGCGATCGCCGGCGGGAATACGTACTGGCTCTGGAAGCCCTCAAACTTCTGCGTTAAGTGCCAGACCGCCTTATGTGTTATACCATAAATGAGCGCAAAAATCACGCCGTGCGTTAAGGCAACAACAATAGTTGGAGCCTTCGGTGGTAATGTAACCACGATACCGGGTGTAAGCACAACAAACAGTAGTGCCGTAAAGGCGGTCATCAAAAGGTGGAACATCTCTACTATACTTTGGTTTAAAATCCACTAGGTCTAAATTAAGGAGATTCACAATGACGTCTCGCTCTGGCGGTTTAATGGAACTTGTGTCACGTGGCAAGAAAGATATCTTTTTCACTGCGAATCCTAAAATATCGTTTTTTCATAGTGTTTATATACGCTCAGTTCCATTTACGAAAGAAATTTATATAACGCAACCACGTAATGCCCCGGATTGGGGACGCTGGGTTGATTTTGATATTGACCATCGGGGCGACCTCGCAAAATACTTCTATCTCCATATCCAACTTCCTACCTGGCTACCGCCTGCTGCAGTGGCAGTGAATCGTACCGGTATCGTGACCGACGCTAGTGGAGTCACCTTTGGATATACGAACAGCATCGGCTTACAGGTGATAAGTAAGATACAAATCTTTCAAGATCAAGTTCTTATTCACGAAAATTACGGCGAATATCTTACTTGGCGTCAACGTCAAAAATCTGAAACAGGTACAGTATTCTTAAATAACGACGAAGTCGGCTCACGTTACGATACGCCTCTTGCGATCGGCAGGTCTGCAACACTACCAGAACTACGTGTTAGCATACCAGTTATTGGTGCCGAACAAGCATTTGAGCCTGGGATTCCCCTTGTTGCCCTCAGTCAACAACGGTGGCGCATTCGTATCCATTTACGCAAGTTAAACGAAGTTGTCGTAGCAAGTGATGGACGTCTACAACCCCAACCGTGGGGAGGTAAGCCCCTGCGCATTCAAGCAACTCCTGATGGTCCGGTTGATACTACGCAAGTAACATTACCTTTGGAGGCAGTTCAGCCTATATTAATGACACTTGAATCTACACAACTCTATTTACCCCGTGATGCGAATCTTTGGCTCAAAGCGCAAACTCTACGTATTCCTTACACAAATGTACGTCACGAAGAGTTTACGATTGAAGATAATTCGTTTACCGCTGCATCACCGCCCTATCTGGCAACTGTACAACTCCCGTTCACGGTTGATATGATTGGCTCAGTGAGTCGTATGTTAGTAGGTCTCCGGTCATATGCGTCTACTTTGGCGGGGCAACGAAATGTTTTAAATGCGTCCGATGGTTCCGCATTTGTAACGTCTTTGCGCCTCAATATCTCTAATATTGACCGTATTAAGCAATGGGAAACCGCCGTTTTTCGTGAAGTAACTTCTTATTGGAAAAACATTCGTATGGGAATGGATTTTGCTTTTCCTATACCACAAGAGGTCTATAATATTACCTTTGGCGCGTTTGATACAGCGCAGCCGGCAGGAACTCTACAATTTACTCGCGCGGTTTTACCCGTTCTCTATCCAATCTTAGCACCTATACCAATGGACCCGCGCAATAAGAGTCGTAAGACATATTTAATTACGTATGGTGATGCGTGGAATGTCTTTGAGATTTCTGGCGGTAAGGGGCGAATGATGTTTGATGATACCTAGGTCGCTTAAAAAAATTGAAACTGCTTCGTTCGGTATTTAGATTCTCACTCCCTCCTGCTCTTTCTTACAAAATGTCTACGTGGTCAAAGTCTGCGCTCAATCTTCCCTCCGTCGTTGTGACTGATAAGTCCTTTCCTACTCTCAGCGCTAGCGGTGGTCCCCCCTCCAAGAAGCCCGTTCTCTCCTTTGCGCAGAAGGTGAAGGAGAAGGCGGACGCCGATGCTGCCGCGGCAGCTGCCGCAGCGGCTGCTAAACAGGTTGAGTTGAACCGTGCTGAGGCGCGGCGTCTCACCGAATGTGCTGAGAAGCGACAAGTATCTCTGGTCAACACATTTTATAAGCCTCGTACGAGCGATGAAGATTACGCACGTGAGGATAGTTCACCCGACGAGATGGATTATGAAACTGCGCTAGAATATGAGGAGCATATGCGCTATAACCGCAGGGAGCGTTTGCGTGTTGCCGATTATAGCAAAGATCTATCATCTTCCGATGATGAGCGCCTAGATGAGTATGAGGATGCGGTTTAAAAATCACTCTATGTGAATAAGAAATGACCTGCCGGAACCCGTATCCGTCATATCTTTCAAATTATACATATAATCAATATTTATCAACAAATGTTGGATTAGGATATATCCCTCAGTCTCCTTATGATTTATCAGGTGTCAAATACAAAACAAAAAGCGACATTCTTACCTTACAGCGACAATGGGATACCTTTAACCGTGTTCAAGCAGTGAATTTTTCTATCTACTTGAAGATTCTAAAGGGTGAGCCGCTAAATTGGTATGTATTTGTGAATAATCAGGAGGCGACCGATTACCGTAATGGACAACAACTTCATACACTTCGTTATCCTTACATACCACCGGCGTTTTTCCAACCTATTTCAATTGCGCCGATACCTACATCAAGTTTTGTTACTGGACCGCCGCGATTCTCTCAAGTGCCCCCACAAATAAATTCAGTTCCTCCTATTACCGAAAGCCAAAAAACAGAAAATAATTCCGATGTATCTATATATAGATTTGTAAGTTCATACAATGTTCTCCATAGCACATTTACATACCAGTTTCAGAGCAACGAGGAGCAGATGGCTTATAACCGCGGATTGCGGCTTGCTACAACTGTCCAAACAATACAGCAATTATAAATCAATCTTACATCTGCGCTTTCTAACAATAGGTTGGTCGGTTGGTGGGAAAAGTCTGCGGTTTACGGCATCGCGGTGCTTCTCTTCAATAGGAAAGGTCTCAAGTATTTTACGCCACAGCAGCAATTTGCGTTGGCGTAACATATCCTCTAGTTGATGGTCCATTTGGCGGCTATTTAGTGGGTGAAAAATGCTTCATTTTTTTAAGCGAGGCACCTAGGCTGCGGTGCGCAGGCGCTCCATCACCTCGCGAATATCGTCACGATACTTCACCTTCGCATAATGGAGGCAGCCGTTCTGCTTTGACATCAGATGCTTATCGGTATCTGGAATACGTTCTAGTTGTCCAATATACGTCGGCGCCTCTGGATTATATGTATAAACGTGCCCTGATTGCGAGTTAATCAGGTACACAATACCTTGCACTGAGGCGCGAATAAGTGTATCGGGTACAGGTGCGTCCATAGGAATGATGCCTATTGTATTGGCTGGGGCGGGTCTGTCATTTTTTATGTATTACCCCAAAACCTTCACTTGGTGTCCTACAACAACTCCGTGTAAAAGATCCATCATTTTATCCCAACTCGTAGACAGCGATATTTCCGAAAATTCGCTGTATATCAAGCAAACGAATATAACAACCAATAATACAATTGGCATATTTGCCATGATAACATCTATAAGATGTTTCATATCTTACTCTAGAGGCTAGGAAAAAATTGATAGACTCTAGCCGACTTTGTGCCTTTTATGCCTCCTCCTCCATCCTCCTCCCTCTTTCCTGCAATGTCTTCCTCCATTTCCCTCCTCGCCAACGCCATCCTCTCCCTCAATGAGGGCAAGCCTCTTCCTTCCTCCATCACGGATGCGCTCCGTGAACTCTGCCCTGCTGAGCATGAGCCTGCTGCGCCTGAGCCTCCTGCTGCTGCGCCTGAGCCTGCTGCTGCTGCTGCACCTGAGCCTGCCCCTGTAAAGGAGAAGAAGGTGCGTAAGATCAGCAAGGCTGTCGCCGCTGCCGCCGAGCCCGTTGCTGAGTCTGCGACAGCGCCAGCGTCTGAGCCCGTCGCCGAAGTCGCAAAGACCGACGACTGGCGTAAGCACCCTTCGCGCCTCCAGACTATTGACTCTACCCGCTGTACCGGTCGGAAGATTGACACAGAAAATCCGCTCGAGGGTACTCGCGAGAATGGCATGATCTTTCCTGAGAAGCAGTGTACTAAGAAGCCGTCGCCCGGGTCTAAACTGTGTACAAGTTGTGCGAAGAAGGATGCCGAGTACAAGTCCAATCCTAACAAGAACAATGCCCAATGGCACGGTCGCCTTGACGAGGAGACCCTTTACCCTCGCGCCAAGATTGTCGGCTCTGAGCTCTTTCTCAAGCGCTACCCCAACGGCATTCCCACCGCTCCTGTTGTTGCTCCTGCCGAGCCCAATGTGGCAGCTGCCAAGCGCGCGCCCAAGAAGACTGAGATGGCGAAGACGACTGTCGCTGTTGATGTCGCTCCTGTCGTCGCCAAGTGGCGGAGTTTCCAGTACGACGGTCGCACGCACATCCGCAACCTAGAGACGAACAAGGTCTACTATGCCGATATGACGAAGGACTCACCAGAGGCGAACGCTGTCAAGGAGCAGTACGTCGGTCGGTGGGTTGATGACCGCGTGGATCTGCTTGACGACAGCGACGAGGAGTGAAACCCAAAACACAAAAAACAAAACAAACTGCGGTGGTCCATCACAAAAAACATAAAACAATAAAGTAGTAGAGCCTGTAATGTCATCAGCCTATGGGCAAAATAACAGGACATTAAACTTGGACACCCTTTTTGTTCGTGATATCGTCTTTAAGGACTTTGCCAACAATCCTATTCCGGCAAATCAGCCTTTAGTGAGTCGCGGTGATGGTGGTACCTATTTTACGTCGTCCTTCTCGTCTACCATTGCTTTACCGGCAATAAACGCGATCACTACATCTACAGTAACTGGACCTTACCAATTTGCACCTATCGGTGCGTTTAATACATTCAGTTTGAATCCAGGTGCCGGCATGGAGTTTTATTCCAATGCTGAGAATGGTGGTCTTATTATCTACAATATCGGTCCCGAGCAAATTATTGCTGACGGACAAGTACTGTCATTTACCGATTTGCCAGATTATACCGTTGGAGGTCGCACTCTTCAATATGTAGGTACCGGTGATACAAGTTTACAAGTCAGTGACGCAACCATCTTTTTTAATTCTATTTATAATTCATCTCTTAGCACGGTTGCATATCTAGAAAATCAATTAAATAGCAGTCTTTCTGTACTAAATGGACTTATCACATCTAGCGGACTTTACAATTACAATCTTATTTCCAGTTACTTTTTGAAGCCTAATGTGATTAATATCTCCACTGTGAGCACATCACTTTTGGTCCTTGGGGATAATTATATTAAAGACACTCCTTTACGTGATTCCATATACGACCCCTGTATTGTCGTTACAGGAAGTACCATTCTCTCAACTAATACCGATTTCTTGACCTTTACCGATAATTTCAGTGGGGTTACGTTCGCGATTGATAAGGAATTTCTATTTGGTTCCTCCACACTGAAATACGGACCTTCTACAACTACAGTAACACGCGGTCAGCAGGTTCAACTTGGCTGGTTTCCAACACTTTCCACCCAAACCAATACACAGTCTCTACGTGCCCAGTTTGTCCCTGTTGTCCAACAAATCCAGGTACTAGAACAGCTTGTCAGCACAGGCAGTTACCTTGGTGGAGGACTGTACTCTACGACTACAAATTACTATATGAAGAATATTGGTCGTTTTGACGAAATCTGTAATCCAACCAAAATCTCATTGATTTCACCTGTTATTGCGGCAACTCTTCGTTATGACAATACAGTCAATAATAGTTGGATACAATATGATACTGCTACAAGTACGATTGTATGGGGCACCAATGGTGGGTCTGGTAGTTTACAATCTGGCTCTAATTACGGCGATTATGCATTCTGGAACGGCAGCGCCTGGGAAACCGGATTTTCTACAATTTCTATTGGCGACCAGGCGGGCGGTGGATTCGTAACAGCAGAAGGGCAGGGTGAAGCGGCTATTGCTATTGGCGCTGCCGCCGGCTACTCTACCCAAGGAGCATACGCAGTCGCCCTGGGTTACACGGCAGGACAGTATGCTCAATCCTCGTTCGGCGTTGCAATTGGTTACTATGCGGGCAATTATAACCAAGGGTTTAATGCTATTGCTATTGGCTCTAATGCGGGCTCAAACACCCAAGAACAGTTTGCGATTGCTATTGGTGCGGGTGCCGGGCAAAATGATCAAAGCACTTGTACGATTGTCCTTAACGCCACCGGATTTGAATTGAATACCGTACAGGCGAGCTCGTTCTACGTGGCACCAATTCGTTACGACTCTACAGTAACCACCTCTTTCTTACAATATAATACAGTAACAAATGAGGTCGTTTGGAATACGGGTACCAGCACAATGACGCAATCGCTCATCCCAGATGTGGATAACGCATATGATATCGGCACATCTACATTACGCCTACGCCATCTCTACGTCGGTCCTAGCTCTCTAACAATCGGTACTGGGTCCATTTCTGCCGATAACGGTGGAAACTTATTTGCTACAAATGAGGCAGGTGATACTGTCGCTATTGGAGGCGGTGGTGGTGGTGGCGGCAGCACAACAGATATTTATAGCACACTCTATACATCCTCGCTTACAGCCAGTACTATTAACGGTATAGAAATTTATACATCCTCTCTTACAGTCAGTAGTATTAACGGTATGCAATTTACTGGACCTCTAGCAACCGAGAACTTCTGTGTTACCGTCGGCTTTGGACCCAACTACCTCGCATACTCTTACGATGGACTGACCTGGACACCAACGCCAACTGCTAATCCGTTCATCGACAACTCGAACGCTGGTATTTTTACAAACTGGAACGGGTCTCTATGGATATCCGGTGGATATGATGATACCACTTCATATAATACACTTGCCTGTAGCTCTGATGGAATTCACTGGCTCAGCGGCGAGGGGTCGGCGTTTGATAGTTACTTTACTTGTGCTGCGTGGAATGGAACTATGTGGATAGGAGGTGGACTTGATGCGTTCTCGGGTGTAACACTTGCGTCTTCATACGACGGAATTTACTGGACTCCTATTGACGTTGGTCTTTTTAGCGTATGCCTCGGTATTGCTTGGAACGGAACGATGTGGGTCGCAGTCGGCGTAGGTGTTGGTGTTGGTAACGGTATTCTTTATAGTTATGACGGATTTAACTGGACCAGTGCGAATGTGGATTATGTTGGACAGTGTGTTGCGTGGAACGGAAAAATGTGGGTAGTAGGAACCGTAGATGTTAATGCCTTTTACGAAACAATTTTTTACAGTTATGATGGAATCAACTGGAATTTGGCAAATTCATCATTACAGAAAAACTGTTATTGTATAGCATGGAATGGCTCTGTATGGGTCGCAGGTGCCGGCGAGGGTCCAAACAATCCTAATCCAAATACGCCCTACGAAACAATTGCGTATTCAACAGATGGAATTAACTGGTCATTATCCGAATCTGTGTTTGAATTCGCCTGTTTATCAGTTGCATGGAACGGCTCTATATTCGTAGTCACCGGCGATGATAATGTGAATTCGCTCGGATATTCGTATAACGGTGATTTATTCTTTCCGATTGCCAATTCTGTATTTTCCCCAGGTCCCTATGGCGGCTATGGTGTCTCTTCTCGCCGCGTCCTTCCTTACGTCGGCACCTCGCCAGTAGCAGCAGTTGTCAAAAATGTCACAGAGAACTTCTGCTTAGCGCTCTGCCCTGGATACAATAAACTCGCTTATTCATACGACGGACTCAACTGGAACGGATTAGGAGCCGGACCTTTTAGTGTGGATGGTAACGGTATCTGTGCGGCATGGAATGGCACTGTATGGATTGTTGGCGGATACGATGATGGTAGCAGTTATCATACAATGGGTATTAGCTCTGATGGAATTAACTGGACTTCTCTCAGTGGTGAATCACCCTTCCAAAATAGATGTAACACAGTCGTCTGGAACGGGTCTATATGGGTAGCAGGAGGAGAGGGCGTCAATACTCTTGCCTTTAGTTTAGATGGAAGAAACTGGACAGGTCTTGGAACTAGTATATTTGATACTTCTTGTAGAACATTAGCGTGGAATGGGTCTATATTTGTTGCAGGTGGAGGGGATGCTGCCCCTGGCAGTGCCAATACTCTTGCCTCTAGTATTGATGGATTTAACTGGCAGGTTGGAGGAAATGGCGTATTTACCACGTTCTGTGACAGTATAGCATGGAATGGCTCTATTTGGGTAGGAGGAGGATATGGCACAAATAAGCTTGGCTATAGTTATGATGGAATAAACTGGACAGGTCTTGGAGGTACTGTATTTAATACTATTGGTTTCGCAGTCGCCTGGAATGGTAGTATATGGCTCGCTGCTGGTTCCCACAACGGAGATTCTAAGATTGCCTCTAGCTACGATGGAATCACGTGGTCAACAGCGGCTACAGGTCTTCCAGCCTATGGTGCTCTACCACTTGCCTGGAATGGCTCAGTATGGATCGCTGGAGGATCTAATAGTGTTTTCTACAGTTTAGATGGAACGAACTGGACGGAGGTTGCCTCCTCTGTAGTTACTAGTCCGTATGGAATTGCTTCTCGTATTATTCTCCCCTACGTCGGCTCATCACCGATTCCCTTTACTCGTATGTCTACTATTGCGTATGGTACAGGTGCTGGTTTAATTGGACAAGGACTCAACGCTGTTGCGATTGGTTATTATGCTGGACTGTCAACCCAAGGCGTATATTCCATTGCTGTTGGTACGGGTGCGGGTCTAACTTGCCAGGGATCAAATGCAGTCGCTGTTGGCGCTGCTGCCGGCTTAACTTACCAAAGCACAAACGCAGTTGCTATTGGTGCAGGTGCGGGTCAAGATTACCAGGGACCCAATTCAGTTGCTATTGGTACAGCTGCGGGTCTAACTTACCAGGGATCAAATGCAGTCGCTGTTGGCTTTTCTGCCGGCATAACCTACCAAAGCGATTATTCTATTGCTATGGGTTATTTAGCAGGTAGTGGATACCAAAGCACAAATGCGATTGCGATTGGTCACTCCGCCGGCAATACAAGCCAAGGTGCCTATACAATTGCGCTTGGCGCCTATGCTGGATTAAGTAATCAACACGATAATACTATTGTCTTGAACGCCACAGGAGTAGATTTTAATACAATCGGTTCCAACTCATTCTACGTCTCGCCTATTCGCAGTGATGTAGGTGCCAGTAACGGCAATCTTCTTTATTATGATACAGGAACCGGTGAAATCATCTACGATACAACAAAAACGTTCGTTATCAACCATCCCAAAGACGAGTCCAAGTACTTAGTACACGCTTGCTTGGAGGGACCTGAGGCGGGTGTCTATTACCGTGGTACTGGCACGATTGCCGAACTAGAGACCAGCGTTGAAGTTGAACTACCAGACTATGTAGACGCACTTGCTGTAGACCTTACCGTCCAGGTGACACCGATTTACAACGGGTCTGTGCGTGTGCTCAATGCGTCCTGTGTTTCTAACAATAAGTTCACGGTGTATGGCGATTCAGGTGACTTCTGGTGGCACGTCTATGGACGCCGTGCTAGCGTCGTGGTGGAGCCTAAAAAATCGTCGGTCTCTGTTTTGGGCGAGGGTCCTTACCGCTGGATTGCGTAGGCTTGCTGTTAAGCGAGCATCATATCGTTCTCGTCGTCCGTGTCTTCATCCGAAGCGTCCACTGGCTTATCACCGGCGTAGAGCATCGTATACTCGCGCGCCTTCTCCTCGTACGCCCCCTTATTCGTCTTATACAACTGCGCAATCTCTGGCATAAGAGGATCCTCAGGATTAGGATCGGTCAAGAGGCTCAGAATGGAGAGCAGTACCTTAGAAATGGTGAGCGCGGGGCTCCACTGTGTCTTCAAAATATCAAGGCAGATGCCACCACTTGCGTTGATATTTGGATGATAAATCCGTGTCTTGAACTGGAGATGAGGCACCTTGAACGGATACTCGGTAGGGAAATGGATGATGAGCTTGAACATACCACCCGCAAACGGACTATCCGCCGGTCCCATAATCATACCTTCCCAGTGGAACATATCATCGTTAATTGGACCCGCTGAGCATCCCGCCGGTGGATCCTTCTTCAAATCATCTAACTCTTTCATAATACGTCGTAGTGCCATTTTGTTGGTGTCAGGAGTCAATGAATCCTGTCGCCATCATTTTTTTCGGATTAGGATGGGCGCCTATTTGAAATATGCCTTTAACTTTCCTACCACCCCTTTCGCGCTCTTTTTCAAAGTAATTTCCGCCTCTTTCGTTGTAATATAGAACAGCCATTTGAAGACCATGGTTCCGCCAATAAAAGTTGCAAACTTCGCTGTGTTCTTTGCGTCCTTTGAATATAGATATTCCACGAGGAGCCAGATTCCGAACAAAAAATAATAGTTCGGATTGGTGAGTAAGACAAGCAGGACCATAATGAAAATAAGTATGTTTATATTATGTCCACCAATCTTCGCAAAATTTTCTGATGCACCCCAGTCTAACGTCACCGTGTCCGAAAACGGCACCTTTCTCAACGCACCATTGAGTAGGGGTGGATACGATTCTGATAGATTACTATGAACAACTCCATTATCTGGCGTATTAATAATAAGCGGCTTCATAGAATACGCGTTCATCTTATGTTTATTAATCCACTCAACCATCTGCGCATCAATATGATTGTGTATTGGCAAATGCTTTACTTTCTTTGCGCATTCATTGGAAATAATATATCCGTGGAATCCTATACTTCCATATACACGTAGAATATGGCTATTCATCCGTTTCGGAACCTGTCCTAGAACCTCGTTATAGACTTTCGGTATCGTATGGCTATCATCGCAATTGAAATTACAACCTAGATAGAACATATCAAAGTCTTTCGGTACCTGATCCCAGCCAGTACGGAATTGCGTCTCAAAATCATCGGCGAAGACCGCATCGTCTTCTAGGACAAGTACGTGCTTATAGTTATTCTTCAACATATCCTCCCAAATTGTCTTATGGGACATAGCGCATCCCTTGATACCATCGGTACAATATTTCAAACAAAGGTCGGTTAGATGATGACTCGTCTTTACTTGCGCACCTAGAACCGCAGGAAACCGGGTAAACTCAATATTTAGCTTATCTAGCTGTTGTTTCATTTTCTCTAATCGTTCTGTATCTCTATCCAGATTGATTACATAGACCTTGTCTACGACCTTATTGACGTACGACATCCCTATGAGGGATAGGGGTTTAGTTTTTGCTCAGGTTTGCCGTTGCCGACGTCAGTAGGCGACCACCGTCTACGTGAATCACCGAGCCCGTCATAAATCCCGCCTTCGTAGAGTCGGCGAGGAATACCACCAGCTCCGAAATATCCTCAGGCTGACCAATACGACCGACGGGGTGCGTCTGCTTGGACGCCTCGTAGTACGCTGCCGCCGCTTGTGGGGACATGCCCGCCGACTCGTGAAAGTGTGTCTGAATGGTCGCCGGCGAGATACACATCACACGGACACCCTGGGACGCAAGCTCAATCGCCATCGTCTTTGTCAGCATCTCTACCGCCGCTTTCGCCGCACTGTAAGGTCCCAAACCTGCTACAGGTCTTGAGGCAAGAATAGACGAAAAGTTAATAATGGTACCCTTTGTTTCGGTGAGATAAGGAACGGCAGCCTGGCTCGTAAAAAATACACTCGTCAGATTGAACTGAATGGCAGAATTGAAATCGTTTAGCGTTGTAGCAGCGAGGGTCTTGCCCAGAACACCGCCGCCTACATTATTCACCAGGACATCAAGGCGCTTGAAATGGACAATCGTACGTCCTACCACATTCGCATACGATGTCTGGTCGGTAGCATCCGCTTGAATATACAGAATACGAGGAGCCTCGCAATCCTTATACGCCTGTACGAGACGACCCTCGTCGCGTCCCGTAACCGCAATATTGTAGCCCGCGGCGTACAATGCCTTGGCAATCGCCAAGCCAATTCCACTGCTCGCACCGGTAATCAGGGCAACCTTTCCATTGTTTGGGGATGCCATAATTTGTATATGAGTTTATGGTTTTTGGGCTTTATATCGCAGCGGTCACGACCACCTCAATCTTCCAGTTCGGATTGGGAAAACGGACGCCGCAAATCGTATTGCGCGCCGGCGCCTTTCCCTCTGGCATCCACTCTAAAAAGACATTATTCATATCACCATAGTTGGCGGGGTCAGTTAGAAAAATCTGGAGGTTCAGGATTTTCGTCTTATTGGATCCCACACGCTGAAGTTGAAAATCAATTAGAGCGAATACTTCGCGAGCTTGGCTCTTAAAATCGGCATTCGCATACTCCTGTGCTACTTGACCCGATAAGTATACGACATTATTATTGATAACAATCTCCGAATAGGTAGGCTTGGTATCAATACGCTGTATAGACATTCTACTTGGGTATATTATGCTATTTCGCCAAAAATACCCCAATTCTTAATGAAATTGAGTATCGCTTCCGGGGGTGTAATCGTCTGCGATGACGTAAAGGTACAGGAGAGTACAACACGTCGCTGATTTTTACACAACTCCTTTCCTTTATGGAAAACCCTGTCGCCCTCAAACAGGATTGCCTCACCCTGCTGTAAATAGACGGTTTCCGTCTCCCCCTCCGCATTTCTATACTGGTAATTGCCGCACGTGGGTGCAGTCGTAACGGGAAGGAGGAGCGTAAAATAGCGTCCACTATAATGGTTTGTATCAAAATGCCAGTCAATGAAATCACCCTCCTTCTCATAGACTACTAAAGAGAGACTATTTGGCTGATTGAGAGGTGTAACTTTCACCTTCTCACCAATCACCTCTGAAATCTGGGTCGTTAGACTTTTGTACCATTCTACAATTTCGGGAAGTTGCGCTTGTAACTTCTGAATACTCACCGCTTTCTGACGTTTCTTATAAATCTCTACCCGCGTACCCTCACTCTGCGCTATTTGGTCTAGCGGACCGAGGAATTCGTTCGGTATAGAGAGTTTAATCTTTTTAATATAACAAAACGGCGCCTTTGGATCACAATTTGTCAGGTAATTCACGTAATATGTTGTGCGTAATATAAAGTATACCATCAGCAAACACATTGCCGTTATAATAATGAGAAATATAAGCAAAAATAATGAAGATACGGTAATCTTCATTCTTACGTAGGGTTTTGGTTTTTATTCAGCTTCCATCAGTGGATTGAGCCATTCGTCACGCTCATCCTCAGGAATCTGAAACTCGTTGAAGATAGTTAACGCCGCTGCTGCACGCTCGGCTGCCGGTACGCTGAGCAGGGTTGAGAACTTTGCTTGAAACGCCTCACGGGGCGGCTTCTCATTCTGCATCACCGCCGTAATCTCCTCATCATAGGCGTATAATGTATTGACCAAGTGTGCCATTTTTCCATTGACGCACATTTTCAATCCTCCAATCACTTCTTGAGACAATCGGCGTACAAGCTCGGACCGCTCAGCGTGAACACGAATATATGCCCAAACCCTATCCAGAATGTCACCATATGTCCGATTGAATGCCATAGTATTATAATAATCGTTCGTTAGTTCTAGCAGAGCACGCTCCCTTCGGTGGTCACATAGACTTATAATATTATCATTAAAGGCTACTGTAATCTCTACAAGGGCTTCCATCTCTGCCGGAATAGGGCGTTTAATGAGAATGTCTACTGCCTTTTGTGTGGCATTTTGTACAGAGGAACGATGAATGCTTTGCTCATCGCGAGCAAGTGCCGCAAGGTCAATGCCGCCCTCAGGGTCACGACGGAAGACAACTGCCTCCTCACGCTGCTGCCGATTGAATTCGGCTTGACGGGCTAGGCGTGCTGCCGCTGCCTGGGCTTCACGCACTTGACGCTCTGCCTCTTGCTCTGCATTCCGCCTACGTGTAAACTCAGTAAATACTGAATCGGCTGGTTTGAGAACCTGGAGAACATTGTACACTGGCAAACGGTGCATTACGGTTCTAAGATTGTTGAAAACAGCAGTCTTGTCTGCCTCTGGAATATCAGCCCATCGAAGTTCATCAGGATTAAAGTGTACCAGATTTATAACCGCTATCACTGATCGTATAAGTGCCTCCCATTCTACGTGTCGTACTGATAGTCTACGCATACAACAATATGCAGAGGCTAATAGATCGGTAGGAACACGTTGCGTTACCCATATGTCGGCGATAAGACGAGCATAACGATAGAATGTATCAACGGAAGCGGCTGTCGCATTATCAATCCGTTGCTGATTCTGCTGAAGAATACGATTGCGCCTTGATACTCGCTCTGCTTCAACGGCTGCCTGTGCCTGTGCCAGCTGCTCCCTAGCACGTTCAGCCTGATTGTGGTGTATCTTACATAATCCATCGTATTCGGACTTTCCTTTTGCGGAGCAAGGATTTCCTGCTGCAGTATAAGCGGTACAAAGTGCTGCTGGTGCCGGCGGAGGCATATTCTCTGGATTATTGTTCATAGTATATGGTATTACCTTACTCTATAAAAAGATAAATAGGGTTCAATTTTTGCCAAGCGAGGCACTTTTTATACGCCAACCGCAGGTTGAGCGTATAAAAAGTAGACGAGCGAGTCCAAGCGAAGCGGGCGTTGATTACCAATAGCATCCACCTTCCACTTCCTGTGCTCCCGTAGGAATCTCCTCTGGAAAAGGGAACGCCCACGCCTCATTGAAAAACTCTGATATGGTGCTATGATTGAGCCATCGGTGTCCTTTGATTCCGAACAAAATCTGGGTCGCGCCTCCAGTATGAATCGCCGAGATATGTTCCTTTTTGAGTGCGTAACATATCGGCAGGGAGAGGGCTCCGCATCCTACGATAGCGAAAAGAGCACCCGTCTCTTTCACCTGTCTTACAGTATCTGCCACTGCTTCTTTCCACCCGCCATTTATAATTTCGGTTGACCAGAGTCCAGTGGTAGTGGACAGGTATGGACTATATCCCGTGCGGACAGGGATAATTGTTGGCGGCACTGGTCCCCAAATCGTATTAGTGCCCCATATGGCATCCCGCTTTTTCCACTGATGCTCAATACTCTTATAGAACGGCGAGACCACGGCAACCTTAGCGTGTTTCGTTAGATTATAGGTCCATCGGTCTTCTAACACGTTTATATAATATGGCTCCAACGTGCGTAAAGGAAACTGTTTTGCTTTCGGCGAAAACGTATTCAGAATTGCCTTTTCAATATTGCCAACGGTTGGATTCCAAACGGCGAAGCCCGCTCCCGCCGGCAGCACCTCCGTCAGCATATGGACCGCCCAACTATCTATAGATTTATCGGTCGCAGGGAAGAGCCCACCATTTCGTGCAATATTAATTTTAATATTTTGAGGATACGGTGGCGCGTGTGTTTTCTGACGATATTGTGTATAAAATATGAGTACGTCCAACTCAGAGGTTCCTAGTTTTCCAATAAAAAATGGCTTACGAGAGTGGATTTGTTGGACGATAAACTGGGCGCCTTGGTCAATATTCATTACGCCTTAATGAGGAACAGTGGATATGATTTTAGACCGTGTGGATGGTACAAATTATTTATTGGTATATAGTAAGATGGGTTCAAATAGGAACCAGAACCAGAATAAAAACAAGAATAAGACGGCGAAAAAGCCGCGAGCTCTTTGTCAGTGTTACGATGATCAGGGTGCTCCTTGTAAATGTAAAGCGCTTGAGAACAGTCCGTTTTGCATTCATCACCAGAACTGCCGCGGCTCTCCTTTATCGGGCTCGGAGCCGGTTCGTGATTTAGAACTTTATAATAAGCCCGCGGTGCGTCGTTGCCATAATTGTTATTCTTACGCAATGCATGTCTACGATCCCAAAGGGGTAGAGTTATGTAAGAAGTACGGCAACTGCCGTAACTTTTTCCATCAACCCGGTGCGAAAACGGGGCACCGTAACGAGTTGAATAAGGAGGAGCGACGCTCCTGCCCTATTGTGGAGAGACTTATGATGGGTGATATTCCAGAAGTGACAAAGACGACGTATGATGCGAAATGTCCCGCGGGAATGAGCAAGGTCGCCGCGGTTGTAGATAAGGGTGTAGATTACCATTGGTACCGTCAGGACCGTGATGGCTACTGGAGTCATAAGGACGGCTCCAATAAAGTCAAAACATTTGACGCCCTCAAGCGTCCTATTTTTAACCCCGAACTCGCGTCCCGCGATTACCGATGGCAGGGGAGCGACCTGAATTACGAGGACTTCTGCGGGTTTTATTGCGTTCCGCGGGACCATCCGGTCGTTTTAGGGAGAGGCGTGAACGTGCCGAAGTCGCGGAAGAAGGCACGGGGGGTAAAGAAGGAGGGACGGGTGGCTCGGAAGCGGGGAGGGCACTCTGAATCGGCTTCGCCGATTCTGCCGCAGACGGGCTCCGCCCAAGGGGGGCGGGGGTTGGCGGTTGGGGGGGGCTATGACATTCGTCTGAACTCTTTACCTGGCTGTCCCCCTTGGGGACCAACGGTTCCCCCTCGTGGGGGACGAAAGACGCGGAAACAGCGAGGGCAGGGCTATGACATTCGGCTGAACTCTCTTCCTTCATGCCCTCCCCAAGGGGGTATGGGTCTATCGTGGTCGGACTATCCTCTTCATTCAACGGATGATCTGAGAAAACGGTACTCGCTGGGTACCAAAACTTTAAAGCGTCGGCAAAACTAATCCGCTTTTTCGGATTATAAACGAGCATCTTTCGCATAAGTTCTATAAACTTTACATTTGACTGTTTATAAAACTCGGTTCGTATTGATAGTGGCTCCATAAGACATTCGTAATAATGCTCCAGCCACCGCATAGCAAATAACCATACTTGTTCCGCATCTACATCAATTGGCGTAAACGGGTCGCTTGTATTATACTCTATTGGACTCAAATATATACGCAACATAGACTCTATGATTTCAAATGCGGTGTTCTGGTTATCTAACAAATGAATCTGAGTCTGTGGTGATAGACCACCTTCAAATCCTAGAAGTTTATGACGCTCAGGTGCTGCAGTTTGCTTCGCTGACCACTTTTTAAGTGGGATTATAGGTTCCCAACCTTTTTGGCGTTTTACAAACGACTCCAAGTCCCTTGTAAAATCTTGTTCGAACCCACGCAGGTTCATTTGTCATAGGAGCGTTTTCTACGGTGGAAAAATAACCGCACGAAAGTAAGGATGATTTGGGAAACTATGATCTACGCAGCCATGGTGCTGCTGGTGATTATTATCGCCTGGGAATATCTCCGTAATACAATGATGATAGAAGGATTTACCGACGGTGTGGTACCGGAATATTTTGGACGGTTCTTCCCGCGTCGCCACGATGTCGTACCGGGCGAGATGCGCGAAGTAGACGGATGGATACGAAATCCGCGATACTTTGAGGGCTACGTAGATGTGCAGAATCTCGGATATAAGGGTGATTTCTGTCGCGTCGTAGAGAAAGAGGGAATACCCGATTCCCGTATTATGGCGTGTGCGCTCGCCGGTCAGGAGGGACTAGACTCCTTCACTTTCCGTACCGATTCCGCACGTGCTGGTATGCGCTTTAGTCGTGACGATTACTTCCGTGATGTGAACGATGACGGAAAAGAGGATTATGGTCGTATTTTGAAGATTAAGAACGCTCCCAATGATGCGTGGCAGGCGTTAGCGGTTCTTGCCGGTAATACCCGTTTCAAACAGGGCGAGGATACCCCTGATAATAGCCCGCCCCCTGATATCGCCGACCTACTCTTCTTCTTTGAGGGCATTATGGTCTGGTACCGTTTCTTTGATGATATGCTAGACTATGGTGAAAATACACAGATTAAAATTGCCGGCGAAATGAAGATTGATGAGGATCCTAAGAAGACCGTAACCAAGGGAATCTCTATGAATCGGCTACCTACGGCTGATAGCGAAGTGAAACCGCCCGCCGACCAATTCATTAAAATCGGCGAAAATGCCCGTCTAGAGTTTGATACCCGCGTTCAACTTCGTCAACTTCGCGCTATTTCGGTATGGGTCTTCTTTGAGGAATTTACCAACAACGCCCGTATTTTTGACTTTGGCAACGGTCCAGGTCACGACAACGTGCTTTTGGGTATTGAGGCTAAGGGTAATGTGGAACAGGCGTTCGGTTTGATGAATGCGCGTCCTGGTGATATGAACAAGGTCTGTAGCGCGCGGGCGCCCGCCGAAGTGTCACCCCAAGAGTATATGCTCACCACAGACGCAAATGTCAACGAGTTTGATTGCCCTGGTCCAGAGCCCGTTCAAAACACATACCCTGAAGATGAACTATCGCCAGGCGTTGATCCACGGGCGAACCTGCTCTTTGAAATCTGGGATACCCAACAACGTAAGATGCGGCTGCGGGCGATGAATGTGATTCCTTTGCGTAAATGGACGCATATCGCTCTCACAACGACCGATGCCACCAATTTCCGTCCAACTTGGCGAGTCTATATTGACGGCAAGATGGTATTGGAGCAGTTGGACGGATTTATGCCTCTCAAGTCATACACCACCGACAACTATATTGGTCGTAGTAACTGGGAGACCGAATCACAGGCGTTTGAGAATCCTGATGAGCGTCTGCGCGGTTCCCTGTTTGATTTCCGCCTTTACCGCCAGCCGATGAGCATGGGCAAAATAGATAAGACTTACCGCTGGGGTCATAAGAAGCTTGGTATTCAGGAGCCGCGCCCTCCTCTACAATCGGCGTCGTCCGAGGGGTTCCCTTACCCGCCGCCCCAACCATTCCTATCATCAACCGGCGATTTCCCTGGAATAACAAAGTCGCCAAACGCTCTCTAAACACTTAACTAAAAATTGAAATTTGTATTGTTAAATATATAGAAGGCAAATGACTGACAAGGAATTATACGGAAAAGTATGGGATATCTTAGTTACTCTTAATGCTGTAAATAATACATTTACACCATTTAGCGCACACGATATTAAGGGGTTAATTACAGCGAAACTCAAAGCAAAAACAAACAAAGACTCCAAGTATCTCGAACAATTATATAAGTTGGAGGGAATGATTCGCGAGTTGCGCGAATCGTTTGATATTACGAAGTCTACTATTAATCCTTCTTAGGGGGAGCACGCCGCTTGCTCTTAATTCCCGCCGAATACAGGGTGGCTAAGTCGGTTGCCGTAATAGTCTCCGCATTAGAGATTGCGGGGAATTTTACAAACGTTTTCTTTACAAGAGCGTGTTTGTAGAAATACAGCCCATACGGTCCCTTCTTAATTATAAAGTCACCGACTTGTCTGGAATATGCGGTTTCCGTGGTCGCAAACGAAATCTTCGCCTTCAGTTTATCCTGAATCTCCTCTAGAGTCTCGCTGCCCTTAAGACTCACATTCGTCGTGCCGCAAACTACGTACCATCCATATGGTCCCTTCTTCTTTCGGATTTCCTGCGTTTCTAACATTCCGATGAGTTCGCCTTGTTGCGCCTGCTGTGCTGCGGCGAAGGCGGCTGTTGCGTCCAAGAGCGTAGCGGATTCAAACGTGACCGATGGGGGCAGGGGCGCGAAGGTGGCTTTGGTGTCGGCGCCCGCAGGTGCCTCTTTCACAAAGAGGGGACCCTTACGGCTTAGAATTACCTTTATAGATTCGGCAAGGGTGCGTTCTTTTGCCGCTTTATTCGCAGCGTTGCCGCCGGTGGTCATTGCCGTGTAGCGTTCTTTGTAGGTATCCCACGTCTGCTGTAGAACCGACTTCCAAGGCTGCTCGGCTTTGGCAACGGCGTCTAGCTTCTGCTCCATTGCCGCCGTAAATTCGTAATTGAACAGGTCGTTGTACTCGCGAGATAGAAACTCGCTCACTGACTTGCCAAGGGCGGTGGCGCTCAGTTTGTTCTTATCGGCGCCGACCTTATGGTGCTCTAGAGTTTGCGTTGGGGGCCAAGTGTTGGGGATTAGCGCGAGATGGTGGCTGTCCTGAATTTTGCCGTCGGTATTTGTCTTTTCCACATAATTGCGGTCCATAATGGTGCTCACCAGGGACGCAAAGGTAGACGGACGACCAATGCCCTTTTTCTCCAGCTCTGAAATGAGGCTCGCCTCCGTATAACGCCCCTTCGGCTTCGTAAACACCTCGTCCGCCTTGAGAGTCGTCCAGTTTAGAATTGTGTTTTGTGCTAGTTTCAAAGCCCAATATAGCCACTCCGCTTCTTCTTTGGCGTGTTTCTCTGGGTCTTGGCGCTCTAGAATCTTATAACCCGCGAATTTTAGCTTAGTCTGCTCGGTCGTCCATTGGCGTGTAGGGTCAGCGGTTAAGGCGAGGGTCGCCTTCCGCACATCGGTCTGCGATGGGCTCATTTGACTCTGCGTCGCTCTGCGCCAAATCAGGGCGTATACCGTCTTCTGTGTATCATCCTCAATCGGCGGATTGGGAGTTTCAGGGTGGGTAGGTCGGATCGCCTCGTGTGCCGCCTGCGCTTCTGGTGGCTGAGGTGCCGCATCAGGTTTTGCCTTGGTTTTCTTTGCAGGGGTTGGGGCGGCTGTTGTGGGTTGTATAGTATGTTGTCCTGCCGGTCCAAGATATGGCTCGCCATACGTCGTCTGTACATAGGTGCGAATTGCTGTCGCCGCTTCTTGCGACAGGAGCGGGTTATCAGTACGCATATAAGTAATATGTCCCGCTTCATATAACTTCTGCGCCGCCATCATTGTCGCCTTTGGATTGAGTCCGTGAAGTGAGGACGCCTCCTGCTGTAGAGTTGACGTAATCAATGGTTTGGGTGGTTGTGAGATAGAGACGGTCTCCTTGACCTGAATGACCTTCGTCTCAGTGTTTGTATAGACCTTTTGAAGCGCCTGCGTCGCCTCCTGCTCTGTTTTTAGTTCTTGGGTTGCATCGGCAGGAATCGTCTTCGCAGGATCACTCGGATGCGCCCATGTGCCTGATAGGCGCCACGACGCCTCAGGGCGATGCATATCAACAATCAAGTCACGCTCAACAACCAGTCTTAGCGCCGGCGTTTGGCACCGTCCTGCTGAGAGCTTAGGTGCAACCCGATTCCACAGGACTTTTGAAATGGTAAATCCTACGAGCAAATCCAGCATAGAACGAGCTTGTTGCGCCGCCACCTTATTCAAATCCAGACGACGCGGATTATTCACAGCCGCAAGAATTGCCGGCTGAGTAATCTCGTGAAAGACGATGCGCGGCGTATTTGCCGGATTCAGATTCAGAATACTGGCTACGTGCCAGGCAATACCTTCGCCCTCTCGGTCATCGTCCGTCGCTAAAATGACATCGGCGCCTTTCGCAGCCCGTTTGAGTTTGAGGATGGCGTCCTTCTTCGTCGCCAACTCTGCGTACTTTGGTTCCCAATTACGGTCAATTCCTACCGAATCTAAGGACTCTTCTAGCGCACGAATATGACCCATTGTCGCCACGACCTGATAGCCTGCACCTAAGAACCCCTGAATTTTGCCGCATTTGGCAGGGGATTCTACGATAACTAATTTCATCTTGAATTGGTCGTTGTTTCTATTAAAGGGTCTGTCTCAATTTTTATAATCTTGAGGTTGTTTAGGGATGTCTAATAAGTGGACACGGAAGGTTCAGTTTAATAATACTCGTATACAATATGCGCCCGAATTGCCGACACCCGCGCACGTAACAGGATTTAACCGTACCAACCCTTTTTCCTTGGCTGAAGGGTGGCAAACAAAGGCTGAACTTACTAGGGCACGAATAAATTCACGTAGGCAGAAGGCAATGTTAGCATCACTTCCTCATTACAAACTGCCTTTTGCGTATCGTAATCCCCATTTTATGTATCCGCATGAGGCTCGTGGCAATATAGCGTCTACCGCAGAAAAAAAATATAGCCTTCCGTGGCTGAAGTATAAACGCGAAGTACAAGCAGAAAACAAATTAATACAGAATAATCCAAATCATGTAGTAATTAATGTAAAACCGGCAACTCGGCGACGCATCAGACGTCATCGTAACTGACGTCGGTTTGTAGCAGGGCGGTGAAGCGGGGTTGAAACGCATTAATACCGCCGAGGCGACGAAATATATCAGCTCGCATTCTCTAATGTATTTGGGAGTGTTGGGTTTAGCCCCTGAAGACATCGCATCAGCAAGTCAAATTCCCACGCTGTTAAGTAACACTTCATCATATCCTGTAGAAATGTGTGGATCTCAGGATTTGCCTTTGCGTGCGTCTGTACCTTACTTATAAAAGTTGCGATATCGTCGGTTTGGTCCTCTTTAATTTGTTGAAGCCCCATAGTAATTCCCATCGCAATCATTTGTATTTTATCTGGTAAAATGCTAATAGTTGCCATAATAGCTTCCGCTTGTTCGTCCGCTTTTTTACAAGGATCGCACTTTTGTTCGGGTTTACAATCTGAACACGAAGTGCCACTCATTGGATCTAATTCTCTATAGAGTGTTATGCTTAAACTGGTTTTGTTAGAAATCCTGGATTGCTAACAAAAAACCGGCGGTCTGTTGTGGTCATTGCGGGTTTCGATCCCGCGGCCTTCCCCTCACAAAGCATACGTACAAGCGTATAAGAGGGATGATCTACCAACTGATCTAAATGACCGTAGTGGGAGGAGTGGGATTTGAACCCACGAAGATTTCTCTACAGGATCTTAAGACCTGCGCATTAAACCAGGCTTTGCTATCCTCCCACTTAATTCACGGTGGAAATCTTTAGACCATCAATTTTGTTGGTTGACTACCGACGGCGGGTGCCTGACTTGCGTCCCTTACGCGCCTTGCGAGTTTTACGCATCTTCGGGGAAACTTTCATAGGGGAAAAGGCTACACGACCATTATTGTTAGTCTTCTTAATTACAGGCTTATTAAGTGATAAAGGGTTGGGATTACGTAGATTCTCTTGCGATCGCAGCATCCAAGGGCTAACATAGTTACCGGTAGCGGTGTAGGGCATTTCTAATTATGTGAAATATTATAAATAGTTCACATATGAAGGAGCCTCCAGGATTCGAACCTGGGTTACAAGAATCAGAACCTTGTGTACTTACCAACTATACGAAGGCTCCACAAAAGTTAAAATTGGTATTTCTTTAAGCGGTTTAGGAGACGCTGGGAATCGAACCCAGATTACATGGTTCAAAGCCAAGTGACTTGTGCCGTTGGTCGACGTCTCCAAGTATAGTACCGCCGGTCTCGCTTTAGATTACTTTCGGCGGCGAAGGGTCCTGGGCTGATAATACTTTAATTCCGCAAGACTTACTAACGCAGAAATTTCATCCGGTGTCGCCAATCCCGCATTCGCTGCATCAATATAGCGCTGAATAAGCAGTGCCTTATGAGTATTTGTAAGATTGATTCTTGACTTAATCATATCGATTACCTGTTTACGAAACGCAGGGGTGTTGCTTTTCGGCAGTTTTTTACGGGTACCTCCTTTCTTCGTATTAGAAAACACCGCGTTCCAAGCCGCCTTATGGCGAGGTCTATTAAAAAGGTTATAGACATTCGCCGCCGAAGATGCCCTTGACGTACGGGAATTATTCGCATTTCCTACTGGAATATTGAACGCATTTGTAACGGGTACAACGTTGCCATAATTCTCATTTCTATTGGCTCGGTTCGTAGCCTTTACTTTACGATTTTTAACGGTACGATTCTGTTTAAAAAACTGCTGCTTCTGAGCCGCCTCTGCCGCTGACATTATGCCGTGGAGCGGCATTTGACGTATCGGTTGTAGAGCGGCGCGCTGAGGTAAAACAAATCTTCTCGGTTGATATGGATTCATTCCACCGGTTTGTCCCTTAATATGTCCTAAGATTTTAACAAAACGTTATGTGTTAGTGTAATTCGTAAATACGCTCAGGCTTCGGAAAGCCATTGAATTCTGACGCAGTGACAGTCGTGTAGGCGCCCATATTTGGCACTTTTAAGATATCACCTACTTCAACATCCACTAGCGGAATATCCTCACCTAGGCAATCGCCAGAGTCGCACGTCCTGCCAAAGACAATCGTCGGTCTCTGGTTCTCCACCTGCTTCTTAGGGCGTAGGCGCTCCAGTGTGGGGGTCTGGTGGTCAAACGGAATATTGGAGAAACTTCCGTAGACTGACTCGTCAATCGTAATACGCCACATCGGCTCCGAATCGTACTTTGGCTCAGGGTACGCCGGCTTCTTGCCAATCACTGTTGTGTACAAGGTGTGCGTAGGGGCGGCAAGAAACCGTCCAGGCTCTGCAATAAACTGGATTTTATGGTCATTGAAATGCTCTTTACGTGCTGAATTGATTGTTGCTGCTACCGTTTTGAACGACTCCGCATCTGCCAGGAAACCACCCCCAATATCTATTGTTGTCGTATCAAATCCGTGGTGTTTGGCGATTGTTGCGGCTTTCTTACATTGAGCAATAGCGTTTGCGTACTGCTCTGGGTTCTGGCACTCGCTTCCAACGTGGAAACTGAAGCCTGTGAGGTTGAGTTTAAGGGCACGTGCTGTGTCGTAAATCTTCGGCAACCATTGGAGTGGGGCGCCGAACTTCTTGCCAAAAGGCTGTTTAGAGCCCTTATCTTCAACCAGTAGGCGGATCAAAATGCCACCGGTCCATCCTATCATTTTCTCTGTCTCTTCAACTGAATCTACCACTGAAAGTGGAATACCCTGCGTATTCGCAACCTTAATATCGTCGGTTTTCTTACAAGGCTGGGCATAGATAATGCGATTGGGGGTCACGAGGGGCAGGGCTTCAAAGATTTCTCTGCGTGAGGCACAGTCAAATCCTATTGTGGGGTGAAGCTCTGTCATCCATCGCATCATCGTCGCGTCGTTATTACATTTCACTGCGTAATGAGGAGTGATTGTGGGTAAGCAACGCTGCCATAGTTCTAGTTGATGCTTTAGCGCCGGACGAGAGATAGTGAAGTAGGATAAGGCCAGTGTGATTGATAGTTAAGCCGAATAAATTAGTTTTAAATGGGAGTCCGGATGGTTTCTGGTGCGGATTCAATTTTTAGCCCTTGGTCTGTAAGACTGAAAAATTTTTATTTTTTTGAGGTTTCATTGGGGGTGGCGGATTATGCGGTAACTGGGATGTAATAGTTGTTCGCCATTGTGACGACTTCGCTTAGTGCTTTGCGGCAGACAGGGCAGACAATCATCTTACCCTCATTTTGTTGTACCTTGCCCCAAGCCTTCAGCGCCTCAGGCTCAAAGAAGTGACCGCAATCACGACTCATGGCGACTTCGGCAAGGCTAGAGAGCGACTCAAAGGTGATGGAACACTCGGTGCCCTTCTGGACTTCGTGAGCGAGGTGATTCTCAAGGATGAAGTCAGGAATGGCAGGGAGCAAGGGCGTCTCAGCCGGTGCTACGTAGCCCGCTGCGCCGTCAAACATAGACGAGTAGTCCTCGTAATCTACAGATGGCGGTTCTACAGCAGCAACAGCTGCATCTATCACCTCGCCCGCCACCGTGTTGCGGTTACAGTAGTCCTCAATGATGTTGCGGCGCAGAATGTGGAGACTCGTCGGTGAGATGTGTGCGTAAGGGATGTCACGAATCTCCGCACGGTTCATCTGAGCGTACGGGTCCGGCAGCGACTGTAGCCACGAGATATAGGGCGGCAGCTCCTGCCGTCGCATCAGCACGCCCGCGACATAGTTGATGTTCTGGTAGTGGTGCTTGAACGACTCTCCCTGTAGTTTGTGAAGCAGCTGAAGCTCAACCAGCCGCTCATCAAAGCGCGGCATCCAGTTTGTGCTCTCAAAGGCAAGTATCGGAATCGCGTTATGGACCCAAGAAGCGGCGTTCACCTCTAGGGTGAAAGGAAGCACGACAAAGCGCTCATTGCTTGGGCTAAAAGGAAGCCCATGGTGGTTTGCGCGTAATGGTGAGTGGATTTTCACCTGACGCACCGTCTTATCCGGCATATCGTCATTGCCCACAATGGTACCAAACCACGGGCGTAGTGTCGCCGTGTAGAAGCTGCCGTCCTCCGACGGCGTAGTGTCAAAGATCATCATGGACTCAACCAGCTCCGTGCGGAGCGTGGAATGGTAGGGACCGCGGAAGACGGCGAAGCGGGAAGGGAAGGAAGAGTAAGCGTACATCTCTGAGTAAGGAAGATTATGCGTAGTGTGTTGGGCGTCAATTGGTTTTTGTGATTAGCGGGGTTTCAATTTTTTCCTAGGGTCAATTTTTGTAGACTAGAATGTCTAGACTACAGAATCTCTACAGGGTGTGGGGATCGAACCCACGCGGATTTGCTCCATAGCATTTTGAGTGCTACTCTTTAACCACTCAGACAACCCTGTGTATAGGAGCTTTCGCTCCGATAGATACAATGGTAGCCACTTTAGACCCATTTTGGCAAAAATTGACCGACTAAAAAAATTGAACTGTGAACCGGCATTCTCACCGATTGTTGCCGCCTTGTTCTAAAGCCTTCCCACTTCTTTCTTCCAGATGTCCTCTTCCTCCATCTCCCTTTCCATCCCCCTCCCTGCCGTCGGCGTCAAGGGTTCTGACGTGTTCTCCAGCAGCGGCGACCCGCGTGTGGACCTCAACGTCAAGTGCGTCCGTGGTGCCGATGCGTCGGTGCTGCGTGCTGCTCTGGACGGCGTTCTCTCCCTCAAGACGCAGGAAGCGCTAGAGGACGCCTTCGTCCTCGCCTTCCACAGCCGCAACATTCGCGGCGGCAAGGGCGAGAAGGCGGTTTTCCAGAGTCTGTACGGTCGGCTCTGTGAGACACAAGGCGTTGTCGCACAGGCGCTGCTGGACCTCATCCCGCACTACGGCTGCTGGAACGACCTGCTAGTGTTAGCTGAGGGAACTCAGAAAGACATCTCCAAGACGATTGTGGATCTCTACGCCAAGACGCTGTACGAGGAGTCCAAGATGGAGAAGCCAAATACCCTCGCAGCCAAGTGGGCACCGCGCGAGGGCTCCAAGCACAAGGAGTTGGCAAAGCAGATTGCCTGGACGCTCTTCCCTCCGCAGTTAGTGTCAACACACGGTGGGCGGATGAACCACTACCGCCGCCTGGTAGCCGACATGAACGCCAAGCTCAACACGGTGGAGACGCTGATGTGCTCGGACCGCTGGGACATGATTGTCCCTGCCTCGGTGCCTGGTCGTGCTGGTAAGCTGTACAGCAAGGCGTTCCTCAACCTGCCGTCCACTCACAAGGTGAAGGGGGAGGAGCCCAAGGGAGAGTTCCGCCACCCTGACAGTGCCAAACGGATGGAGTGCCGGCGGAAGTTCGAGGAGCACTTCGCTAAGGCTGCGAAGGGTGAGGCGAAGGTCCACGGTGCTGACACGCTCTTCCCGCATGAGGTCGTCCAGAAAGCGTCTGAGGACCACGGGCTGTCAGCCGCTGAAAAGGACCAGCTCAACGCGGTCTGGCTCAGCATGGTGGAGAAGGCAAAGAGTAACGGCGGGCTCGGCAAATCCATCTTCATGTCGGACTTCAGCGGCTCAATGAGTGGTACGCCGTACTGGGTCTCAATGGCGCTCGGCATCCTTGGTTCCCAGGTCTGCTCTGACGAGTTCAAGGACAAACTGATGACCTTTGACTCCGACCCTACGTGGCACCACTTTGAGCCAGGCTCGGACCTGTTTGCGCGGATCAAGACCATTGAGGAGAGTGGCATCGGTCAGGGTCTGAGCACGGACTTCCAGAAGGCGATGGACCTTGTGCTTGCCACCCTCAAGACGGAGCGTATGCGCCCTGGGCAGGAGCCCGAGAATCTCATCGTCCTGACGGATATGGGGTGGGACCAAGCGTGCAGCTCGTCCGAAATGAGTGACTACACCGGTCACTCTTACCGGCACGCGGTGAAGACGGCTGGGTGGCAGACGCATGTGGAGATGATTCAGGAAGCGTTCAAGCGTGCCGGCGAGGATATGTGGGGTCCTGGTCAGGGCTTCACAGCCCCCCGCATTGTCATCTGGAACCTGCGTGCCTCACCGCAGACTGACTTCCACGCCACCGCGGACACGCCTGGGGTTGCGATGCTTTCTGGCTGGTCACCGACGCAGTTTGAGATTCTCATGAAGGAGGGTCCTCGGCAGATGACTGCGTACGAGATGCTGCGGCTGGAGATGGACGACCCCAAGTACCTGCGGGTAAGGGAGCGTATCCGTGCGGTGATTGGTAGTCTGTAGAAAATCCCAAAAACAAATAAAAAATCCAAAAAACACAAAAATCACAAAAATTTTTGAATGTTGTTAGAAATTTTTCGGATATTGTAGGAAAAAATTGACAGCGTAAAAATTGGAATTGGCAACTCTCAGCCACCCGCCGGTGGCTAACAAGAGAACAAGGGGCTCACACAGCAATAATCTTTATATAAGTATCCGTCGGATACAAACCCTGAGCCCCGTAAAGTTTTGGCTCGGTGAAACAGAGCCAAAACGAAGAGGAATTTGACGGACTATATAAGCCTGATCACCTTATATATGATCCGTTGAATTCCGCGAAAGCTTCCTGTGTATAAAAGGAAGCACACAGCAATAATCTTATAACTATTATTGTACCCCCGCTTGGGTACAGTAAATCAAGCTCTCTGATGAAAGAAGAGAGATTACAGCAATTAAAGTATGCTTTGTTAACTGGAGCCATCCAGTCTAAAAAACCTGAAACGAGGGCATCAAACAGCAACTAATTATTAAAGTTTAATAACACCAATGATGCCCGTTTTTCAGTCTGCCGCTATAGCTCAGTAGAAGAGCGCCACCCTTCTATAATATTTATGGTAGGTGGATGCCGTGGGTTCGACCCCCACTAGCGGTAAATTTTTCAATGTACGTAATATGGTTTAGACTTGCGGACATTTGAAACGGGCACCAGGGGTACCCGTTTCATTTATTAACGGTTGCGACTGATAGGCGGGTCCCGTTTTACTGTTGCACGCCGATGGGGGACCCTTGGTGCTCGGTGCTCTCCGGTAGATATTCACAACAGTTACCATTCGCCCGCTGAGCAGCATTGAGCGCTGTCATGGTTACGTAATTCAAGTGACCTGACGCATGTAAGATATTATTAATGTGTGCTTCGATTGCGACTAAGGCTTCGTGTTGACGGCGCACAGTACGTGGTGCTGTCGGACGCGGTTCACGTTCGCCAATAGCATCGTCTACAAGACGGTTCAGATCGATTAAACTCTCAATAAGACCATCGCTAATCTCGCTGACTAATCCACAGATATCTGCTGTGACAGCCGTAGACTTACAAGGATGGGCGGTGTGTTTCGCATCAAACGATAGTTTGTCAAGTGTCTTGGCTTCAGTCTCAAAGTCCTCGGCAACTTTGCGGAACGATTGGATATCTTCGGTTACGGAGGAATATGACATCTGATAAATAAGATGCGAAGGTGTCATTCTCCTAAAACCGGCGGAGCGTTTCAATTTTTTTGTCCCTCCACACAGAAAATCCATAATCTAGAGGGTAGCAGCAACCTTCATTAACGGTTAATAACGGTGAGTAGGTACACCGATTCGCAATATGGTTTAAAAATAAATGTCTCTATCCACATAGGTACAACTCCTCCCTCAATGTCATACGTTGGAGCAGGTTTTATCATTCTTTCACCCGAATGTACCCACACGCTGTTAGTCAATGATTCGCGCTCTAAAAAATGGGGATTTCCCAAAGGTCACCGAGAGGATTATGATAAAGACGATTTAGCGACAGCGGTCCGTGAATGTAATGAAGAAACCGGTCTTACAAACTCCGATTATAAAGTTCACAGTGAAGTATTCCGTGTAAGCAAAGGATCGCAATCGTATCTATTCCGGTACGCAATCCTAAAAACAGATATGAATAAGGTAAAAATTCATCCAGCACCGCCGAATGAAATTTCCGAATGCCGTTGGGTTCCTATTGCTGATCTAATGGAGGCAAATCATATTTACGACGGTAATAAATATCTACGAAATTGGATTTCCGATTTGAAGAATGATATAAGCAAAAAATCGGTACATATTTTTAAGAAATTATGCGTGATTAGACCACCGCACGAACCCATGAGTCCTAGCAATGTCGTAACTTGTCCCTAGTTTTTCAACCGCAATTTTATGAGCAATACGTTCACTCGGCGTCAGGCTTGCCATAAATGCGGCGACCTTTGGATCTATTGCTAACGAAGGGGCTGCCTGGGTTTCTAACAATGGAGTAGAAGTGGCGACGACCTGGGCGGGGGTGGTTGCCGTCGGCTTATGAAAGAACGCTTGGATAGAACCCTGTCCTGGCGGGGCAATAGTGACTTTTTTGGGCGGCATCTTGCCGTCGGAAAAAGACTGGGCAGCAGGGTTCATTTTTTTGTTTGCGGACTGTAGGAGATTTGAATGCCAACCGTTGACGCAATCGTGGCTGCGGCGAATAAGGGTCCCCCCTTATCGTCGTTTTCGCGCGGTACTAAAGTGAAAGGTGGAGGCAAAATGTCACTGCTAAAAGGGTACTCGTACGAATTGGAGGAAAATCCAGGCGAGGGGTTCGCTGAGGGGTTTAAGCCGGCTTTGACGCCGGCGGAGATACTCTTTATGGGGGCATTTGAGGGTAAGTACCTGAACGACTGTACCGACGAGTTCCCGCGGGAGTGGTTTCTGTATGCGGCGGCGGCGGGTAAGCTATCGCCGGTAGCGGATGTATCGGTCAATCACTTTAAGGTGGGCTCTCGGCAGCCACTGTCGGTCTGGAAGGAAAAAGGGTGGTCACCGGCACGTGGTCGGCACGTCGCTGCTGATACGGGACGGGCGATTCTAGCCGATTCTAAGCAGAACCCTGACGAGCGCGGATGGTTCCAGTGGTACTGTCGCTACTGGCTGGGTCGCCGTATTCCGGCACTAGATAAGGTCCAAATCGGTCGCTGGCGCTCCTTTGCGCGCCACGCTGGCTCGGTAAAGGCGCACTGCTCGCCTGGGGCTATTACGTGCTCTGTGAGGGAACGCCAGGCGTTACTTCAATGGGCATACAATCCGTTTATTTAACGGTCGCCAAACGTTTTAATCTTTTGTATATTGCCTCCAAAGTAATTGAGCACACTCTTCACCCAATCGGGTAGTTTTAGATTTTTATCATTGTTAATTTGTTCAATTAAACGGGGGGCATCGTTAAAGCACGCATCGTAGAAGAGTAGACCGCCGCCGAATGATATAATCAACTTATCGTCAAAATCAATACCGAAGTTATTATGGAACGTGAACCACTCTATAAATAAGAAAAGGGTGGTCTTAAAGATGATCTCGGTCAATATGTAAATCTTTGAATTTTTGGTTTGTTTCTTGAATAAAATCAGTACAAATTGAATAAGCAAAACAATTTTCATTGTGAAGAAAAATACTACATATGCCCTCATGTCTCCCTATTCGGGGAAACGGTTTATTTCATATCAGATACTGAAATGAAATAAGGATTACACCCAGCGGGAATCGAACCCGCGCCATGGCTTTGGAAGAGCCATATACTACCACTATACTATAGGTGTTTTTGCGAGTTTCCTCACAATATTCACTTTGCTAGGCGGCTTTAGACTGTTTTTTACCGTGTGTAAAACTTATAACCTACCACGGCGCCTACCGTACAGACTGTGGTACCCCACGCAATATCGGTGAGCGTCATTTCCATAGTATAATTTGTGAGTGTGGCAAAATTCGTTAAGTCATAAAATGCGTATAAAATGAAGCCAATGAGTGCACCCTTGAGCGCTGCATCCTTCGTATTTTGGGCGTCCTTTACTGCATAGAGAAAGACGGCTGCGGGGATAAGGAGATAGATAAGAATGGCAGGAACTAGTCTCGGGTTGATTTCTGACTTTTGAATCTTATAGAATAGATCGTTGTGGTAGTTGTATCTCAGGGTGAGCCAGCCGGCGTCCAAAAGACCCACGGCTAATGCAGATCCGACAATGGCTTCCACTGCGTTCATCGCTTCTTGTAAAGGTGTGTTGTTTTTATAAGAATGGAACTTGAAGGACTCGGTTGTTCGCTCGTTGGACGTGCACTCTATTGCTTTTGTAACGAACAGAATAGTTGGATTCCCTGGGAGTTCATATCCGGCTCCCCATACGCATGCCGCATTCTTGTCTGCGGAAGTGGAGTTGATACTCTGGAGATTGAGCACGACTGGACGTTCGTGGTTCGTCCTAGTGCCGCGGGCAAGGAATGGTCATGCCTAGCAACTATCATAAAAGGTATGAGCCAGGGGCTCGGTGTTACTGGCTCGGTGCTTATTGTGTTTGGTGTTGGTGCACCTAAGGCACCGCCTGGATTTCTAACATTTATGGATGGAGTACTTGGTGAGGGACGGATACTTTTGACGCGCGTATGGCTCGGCGAGCATATTGAAATCCCTGCGATTCCGGATGCTATCTTCTTTCCTGTCGGCGTGCCGGCACATACAATGTACGATATGATCCATCGCCTGCCGGCACGGGGCGGTCACGAAGGATTTTCAATGGTAGGCGATTGGTCCCTCATTGTCAAGGCGACAGCGGAGCAGGGGTTGGGCTTGGTAGTCAGCGATATTGGGGAATCGCGGTGGTCGTTGTTCTGGCATAAAATTGCCGATTCCGATACCGAAACAGATAGTATCCGTTTTCGTAAAGGAATGCGTCTTCTGCGGCTAGGAACGCATACTATGGAACGCTGTAGTTTAACGGTCTAGTGGAATAGCTTGAACGATCCCTTCTTCGCCTTGAAGCCCGCCTTGACGAGGTGCTTGAGCGCCTTCTTGCCCGCCGCCGACGCCTTGCGGCTCACAATGCGACCGTGCTTGTTCTGCTTGAGCGCGTTACGGGTCAGACCGCCGGACGTGTGGTGCGCAGTGCCGTGCCAGACCTGCGCACGGGTGCCAACGCGCGCCACCTTGCCGCCCGCCACCTGCGCGTTATTGTTCTTCTTATTCTTGCGCGTGCGGTTCGCCATATCGGTTTCTATCTAAATAGAAGATTTTTCTCAAGTACGGAGCAAGTTTTATCTTTATGAGTGTTCGCCTTGAGAACCGTCTTCTCAATCCAGTGTTCTAGGTCCGCAAGTTCGTCTGTAGGATCCAAAGAACGGGCGTGCTGTAAGGAAATAGACGACCGCTGATTATAGAACTCACGGTCCTGCTTGAGCTTACGCAGCGTCTTGACCCACTCGGCGAGATTGGTACGGTCGCAATACAACGCAGCGTCACCACAGCACTCCATTAATCCAGGAGTGGGGCTTACGACAAGGGGGATACCGGAAGACATTGCCTCTACCGCTGTACGCCCCCACGTCTCCTCCTTGGAAGGCATAATCATAACCCACGTCTGTGCATAAACATCCTTAATCTGTGTTGTATGCTCAATATACTTGAGATTCGGGAGTGTTTTATCAGTTATCTGCTTGCGATATCCGCCAATAATACCTAGAAACTCCTGCTCGGGCATTGCCTTCGCTAACTGTATAAGAAGTGGTCCACCCTTGTTCTCATTCACATTACTCAATGTGACGTACTTTGCCTCCTTCTTCGGCTCGTCAAGATGGCTATGATAGATACCATATTTACGATAGTCTACTGGCGGTCTTACAATACGTAAAAAGTCTTTTGGTAGATCCTTTCGGGAGGCTTGTAAACTATGCGAATTGAAAATCGCCCACTGCCGCCCCTTCAAACGGTCATCAAACCAATACGGTCCGACTGCACGGACATAGTTATCCGTGTGTACCCACTCTAGGAAAGGTATTCCAAACTTATGGGCAATCCATAGGGATTGCTTGCGGTAAAAATAGGAATGGCTCATCAAGACATGTGTATCTTTTAGGAGTTCAAACAAGATTTGAGTATTATATAAGTCAAAACAACGGACCCCCTCGTAAGTCTTATTCGGGTAACCAGGCGTGCCGACCCAAATATCGTACAAATATGGTTTTCTCAGCAGATGCTTGTTCATCGTATGTGCGCAAATCTCAGAGCCCGCATTGACGAATGGCACATAATCGTGTAGAATCCAGAGTACACGAATACGAGTGCCAGGTGAATCTATAGTATCCCACGTCGGCCAATTTTCGTACTCAATAGATGCTGCCTTTTCGGAGGAGACAGTCAATACGTGTTTTGAACGGGCATCCCCAAACAGAAGAAGCACCACAAATACGGCGAGAATATACAACCATATTTCTGTATTGTACTTACCCATTCCTTAATTTGGCATTATATTTTGCGTACTTGCATCCGCATCTTTCTTTGATTTAATTGGTGTTATGTACCAGTTATCCAGTAGTTTTGTATTATAAGGAGTCCTGGTGTTCAAACAATGAAGTATGTAGCGCATCATTCGGTAGATATTCCATTGGTCGGCTACGCCGGCAAAATGCAGTAGAAAATCGCCTGGCTGGAAAAGACGGGCAGTCGGATCCGTTGCTAGATTTTTCGGACCGAACAAGTAGGAATTGAAAAGGGAGTGATTTGTGATAGTTTCAATCTTCGCGGCGTCCTGAGGATTCTGCTCCGCCGTGTGTATCATCGCCTTATTCTCCCACCAAATATGGTGAATAAACTGCGTCTGCTGGTAGGTGCGCGCGATGAAATCCTTGAGCCAGGTGGACTTGCCTCGTAGGAGCATATTGCCTGAATTGAGATTTCCACATACATCTCGGGTCCATAGTAGATCTTTGTTTTTTGGTAGAAGCGGAAGGACGTGAGTTGTCAGAGGGAGGTCAGGGTTTGTAATAATGACATCGGCATCGGACCAAAAAAGGTAATCGTACTGGTCAATGTAGTTTAGGATAAAACGGAGTTTTGACCAAGGGATGGGTCGGCTGCGGTCCCACACCTCGGCGCCGCCTACATGAAAATCGTATCCATGCTTTTTCGCATACATTCGCTTCGTTTGGAGACCTGGTTCCATCGCCTTCGTATAATCGGCTCCGATGACCATCGTGATAATTGCAATTTTTGGCTGCGCTGTCATTTGGCAAAAAATTGAAGGTGCCTTATTGAATTATATAATTCTCACACAATGTCCTTAAATAATTCCATTGAATGTGTCGCGTCTATTCCTTCTGTTGTAAAATATGTTAAAAATACTGATGGAGATTATGTATGTCCGCATAATGGCTGTGGAAAGATTGCGCAAAAGCAGAATACTATGCATTATCATATTATGAAAAATCATAGTACAAAGTTACCTTTTGAATGCAATCGGTGCGAGAATCGCCCACAATTTCTACAGCGCTGCGGGTTTATGAATCATCTAGCAACGAAGCATGCCGATACACCTAAACTCACTGAGAAAGAGAAGGAGATTCTAGGTGGTGTCACCGAAAATCCTGTTATTAGCATTTCCTTCAAATGTCCGCATACCGGCTGTAATCAGAGTACAAAGACGAAATCTAATATGTTGATTCATTATGCGCGCACACACGCAACCGAATGGATTCCAGCTTACGTTCGTGGTGTAGAATGTACAAATTGTAATGTAAATTATTCGTCTTCCTCCGCATATCTATATCATAGTATTACATGCTTTAGAGATTTTGCATCAGTTGATCAGTTAAACATCATTTCGCGAATTAGGTAAAGCCCGTGGTAACCTATTGCCGAAAATCCTAGCAGTAACATCATCTCAAAATAACGGCGGCTTGCATCCTTTTTCAAGTATCCTAGAATGAGCAGGAGCGGTGCAACGAGCAAGATATGAATCCAGTTAACCCATGCACTATGACCATCCTTGAGCTTCAGATACGCTTTATAAGAATGGTAGAATAGAACGACTAAGCCTAAGAGACCGACTGCGGTAAATACGTGCTCAGGAACATTTTCACGCTCTAGTCCTACATAAATAAATAAAGGTCCTACTGCAAGAAGATGAAATAAATGGCGTGCTAAATCTGGGACTGACATCACTCTAAAAAATGATAGGTATTTTCTTTTTCTGGTTAGATGATAAATGGGGATCTCCTTATTCTGTGACGGATCGGCTCGGAATAATGGTCGTGTAGGGGCAAAGGCGGGATTTGGTGTTCATATTTGTGATGGTAATACTGTTGTTCATCAATATGCGGCTGCCATTCCGGGGTCCGAGCCACAAACAAATCAGCGTGCAGAGCTGAAGGCTTTGGAGTTTAGTATTAAGTACATTGCAGATGGACGGATTTCTGGGGCGACCATTTATACCGATTCAAAGTATAGTATTGATGTGCTCTTGAAGTGGTGCGAAGGGTGGGAGCGGAAAGGGTGGCGAAAGGCGGACGGAAAGCCCGTCCTACACCAGGACATTATTCAACCGATGTGGTTAACGTGGAAAAATATTCGTGCGGTGACGTCTATGGTTCACGTACCGGCTCATACCAGCGGGGTTGACTTTGCTTCACGAGGGAATGCCGAAGCGGACCGGCTCGCCACATCTACAACCGAATAGCCAATATCATAATTTTTTAATGGTATAAGATAGGATGAAGCCCCAGAAGCTTGCTAATTTTATATTATTTATCGTTGTTCTCGGATTTGTAGGAGTCGTCTTATATCGTATGCTTACACCCTACAGCTCCGCACATATTGACGATATTTGGGTTATTAATCTTGATAAGGATACGGAACGATGGAATCATATGCGCGATATCACCACCCGATTGGGCGATATAGTACACCGTTTTTCGGCAATGGATGGACGGACGATTACCGACCGTGAGCAAGTCCACCCTGAGGGCGTGGGCTATTATTTTACCTTAGTACGAGGAAAGCACGATGATATTGTGAATAAGGGTGTAGTCGGCTGCTGGCTCTCTCACAAACGTCTCTTAACACATTTAGCAACCCTTGATCATCAACACGATTACGGGCATTTGATTCTAGAGGATGATGTTCAATTGCCAGCAGACTTCTTATCTGGACATGATGCCTGGACCCATATTTCCAAGAATATACCTGGTGATTGGGATATGGTCTATCTAGGAATGGGTGGCAACGTACAAGGTACCCCGATTGCTGATAACATTATCAAACTTTTGCCCAATAAAAAGGAACAATATGGTACCTACGCCTATTTAGTGAAACACGGTTCTATCAAAACTAAGTTTCTACCTGCTCTCCGTTTTATGACCGATGCTATTGACGAACAGTATAATACACTCTTCGGTGATATCAATGCCTATTGCATTCGCCCTTGCATTATTGATGTTCATAGTGAAACAAGCGACAAATCAAGCATTAATATTATTAATTAATTATTCACATTTGACTTTACCGCAAGATCATTATTGTATCGTATGACGGTTGGGTCACATATATAAATATTCCAGTTCTCTGCCATCATATTATAGTGAACATCAATCTCATTTGTCATGTGTTTGATGCTCGGTAAAATCTTCGTCTTGAGCGCACCGTGGCGCACAAGATAGGCGTGCGTCCCCCAGTTGCCCTTATTATACGTTGTTTTCATCTTCTTGATGCCAGGTGCTACATCAGTACCTACAATCGGCTTCTTAATGCCTAGAAACACCATATCCCAATCGGCTGGAATATATGCTGAAATCTTTGACCATCCATCTCTACCCGTTAAGAAATCAGCGGGAAACTCGGCATCATCTTCGCAAATAAGATGCCCTGTATCGTTACATGTATGCTGATTTGCTAAATATGTAAGAATCCGTTTATGCGAAACCCAGCAACCTACCGCGCCCGCATTTGGCGACGTAATTCTATCGGTCTTTCCATCTTTCTCAAAATCGCGAGACATTGTTACAACATAACCCACACCATATTTTTGTGCCTGATCCCGTGTAAGATCCTTACCATAGGTAGCCGACCATCTATTCACTTTATTACTGAGATGGCGCGTCTTTCCCTGAATATTCTGCCAGCGTTCTGCGTCCTTATCAAGGTTAATTACCCAAATATCGTCAATAGTAGGCGTCTTGAATGGCGAAAAATAGCCAAACCAGTTCATAATGCCTAACAGTATAGCAAGGGTCAATACAAACATAGCGAGAAACAGCCCCGTTCCCTTCATAGGCTTAATTTTCGCCATCCTTACATTGGCTTGGGATTATTTTCTTACTTTAGCAAAGTCTTGAGATACTCCGCCGATTCTAACGCTCCCTCCATCCAAGTCTGATTTAAGCTAACTGACTCGCCCGTCAGATAGAGATTCGGCTCAGGATTATGCGCAATCTTGGATGCTTCCTCTGGGCTATAATCACCAGGGAGCCAATATGTACATCCGTTCGGCCACTCATGCTTCTTCAAATACGTTGGTTTTGTCATTGTTTTATCGGGAAAGAGTTTCGTAAACTCCTTATGAATAGCATCTTCCAACGCATCGCCGTCTAACTTCTTCCAGTAATGCGTATCATCCCCATCCGTATACGAAATCATAATCAAACCTGTTTTTGGATTAATAGGAATAATAAAACGCAAAGGACCGTCCGTCACTACCTTTTCCTTAATATCTAGCGGCGGCTGGTAAATCGCATAAATACGAGTTAAAGCACCTGTTGCCAATTGTTTCATCAATGGCATATTTTTGAGAATACTAAAGTCGCTATATCCGCAACGGCACGTTGCAATAATGACTCTAGATGCTTGAATTTTGAAGGGTCGCTGGTTCGCCTTCTTGCCACGGAGTCCTGTGATTTCAAACAAATCGGGAGCAAGTCGGCTGATATTCGTCACTTGGTGGCGGTTTTTGAGCTTAGCACCGGCTTTCTCAGCGGCGGCGGCAAGGTGTGTTGTAATTGCGTCCAGCCCTTCTACGACTCCGTAATACTCCGCTGGTTTGTCGGTTCCCATCGGTTCCTTTGGGGCAAAGAGAGGCAGGGCGACATCTGCGCGCATTAGATTGAATTCCGACCAGTAAGGATAATACTTGAGGACGGAGGATAATTCTTCTGGAACAAGTTCATTTACGGTGTGCTTGGCAAGTATGTCGGCGGGTAGGGATTGTAAAATGTGCCTGACGGGTTCAAAAAGTTGTAGGAAGGGGTTTGGGTGCCCGTTTGGTGTTGTACTTTCGGCAGAGATTGGATAGGTATGAAGTCCGAATCGTTTGACCAGGTCGCCGACATGCTTATGTTCATGAAAGATGCGACCGGCTCCAATTTCGTATTGAATATTCTTGGATTTGTCTCGGTAAGTGACGACTCTGCCGCCCCACGCCCTATATTGTTCCAACACGAGCACATTAGAATTGCCGGATTTCTTGGCAAGAAATTCGGCAATAGATAAGCCAGCCAGACCACCACCAATGATGATAGTCCGCCCCACATTCATTTACTTACTTATTAAAGAGATTCAATCCACCGGCAAATTTCCTCGGTGCTGCTACTTTGGAGCTGATCTACGACCTTCTTTGGTCGGAATGCCATAAAGGTAGGAAAACCTCGGACGCCACAGAAACCGGCGGTATAATCATTGACCGTATGCTCGCACTTCCAGAGAGTGAGTCCCTTGGCGGCTGCTGCCTTGTCCACCTCTGCGAGATTGATACGTTTACAATATCCACACCAGTTGGCGGTAAAATATATGAGAAAGGTCTTATCGGACTTTCGCATACCATCAATGGCTACAGCGTTTGGATCCGCCAGCCACATCGTCTCAAAATCGTTTTGTGAATCTAGCATCTTCATCCGTATTGTTTACTAATAATATCATAAAATCCTTTTAGACCTCCTGCGAGAACAACTGCGGTAAGAACACCGGCAATAGCAGGACCTGGACCGCCGCTAAATTCGTTGCGCGCGCCACCTGCCTGTCTCGGGTGAACGGGCTCAAAGGCAGTCTTCGGCTCCTCTACCGCCGATGGGGCGTGGACTGTTGGCATATTTGCTACATTTGATGGCGGGAATTCTGTTGGTGCTGGTGCTGGTGCTAGTGCTGGTGCTGGTGCTGGTGCTGGTGCTAGTGCTGGTGCTAGTGCTGGTGCTGGTGCTGGTGCTGGTGCTGGCGCCATTTGTGAAATTGGAATGCCCACACCTACTGTCGGCACTCCTGTTATCTCCGTAGGGAATCCATACTTTGCCATTCCAGGCATTGTAGGAGGATCGGGCAATTCAGGCATCTTCGCATTGAGCGCCGCTACTAAAGCCGGTGTCATCAGAGGTGCTATAATATCCTTATACATTCCACTATACGATATTTGCGGTATAGATATCGTCGGTAAACTATCAAAGAATCCTGGCAACGGATGGTCTGGATCAACTAAATGATTCACTAAAAATGACTTACCGCTGATAGGTTTCTCAAAGAAGAAACTAAACGGCAAAGGCGCTGCAATACCATTTTCTAAAATCGTCTTAGTCATAAAGAGCGCATGGAAACTATCCCAAAGAACCCATAAGAATCCGAAGAGGAATAAGAATATGTTAAATACACTGAGAACCTTTGCTATACCTTGCCAAAACTCACCCATATAAAATTTATCCGCGCCTAAAAATCCGAAAAAGACCGCTAAGAATGCGTAAAGAATGTACGACTTCTCCGCTATGTATTTCTTAGGATCCGCATCGGTTTTCGGCGATGTAAATACTCCTCTGCCAATGCCACAAATCCAATCAAACGGTGATGTGAGACCCTCCTCGCGTATCTTCTTACCATCATATATAACCTGGGTAACATCCCAAAAATACCATAGTCCGAATGTACATACATTTAAAAGGATTTTCATCATACCTGTATGAAAACTACGTAAGTAAAAGTGATCCATTCCAAGTAGTCCAAACAATATTGAAAGAATAGCAAAGACATAATAATTTCGGTCAGCGTGTTTCCACGTATCTACATCCGAAATATGATGAGGATTCTTGCCTCCACTATATTCTGTGCTTGGTCCTGATTCTGATTCCGATTCTACAGAAGGCGCATTGCTTGATGTAGGTGGCGCCGGTGGAAACGGTGGCGCCGGTGGAAACGGCGGCACCGGTGGAAACGGTGGCGCTGGTGGCGCTGTTCTCACTCCCTCAGTAGTCAGACCATCGGACGACATCTCTAATGGTTTTTATCTTAATTTATACAGTGAATAGAACGCCGCCCAAACCGGCAACAATACGTAGCACATTGTAATTTGTTGCATAGGTTGTAACACCAGCAGGGTACGATTGTACCTGGGGATTCATCGTCAGTTGTAGCACGATAGAATCCAAACGACTACCGTTACAAGTACCCATAGGTTGCTCTACCTCCGGGGCTAAACTGAATGAATATACATAGATAAAATCGTTGGGAATGGCTGTATGACGTTGCCAAGGTTGCATTAGACGGAAATACTGTGCGGACTGCTCCTCAAAACGGTCATAACCATCAAACTGAAGAAGCGCCGTAGCAATAATATCCAAATTGGGAATACCAGTCTCGTTTAACATACGGCTGCCGTAATTAAACCATTCGTGTGCCTGGATCATACGATCCTCATTTACTACCCATAACATTTCCTTAATCGGATTATTGAAGACCAGGGGAACCGAAATACGCGTCGTATTGAGCGGAATACTATAACGCTTCTGTTGTTGCACCTGCTCAATGAGATATTCGTGGCGCGAAGAGACGAAGCGGCGACGCTCCTCCGTATCAAGATAAATGTAGTCACCCCACATCACCATGTCTGTAATGGCAACCGGTGTCTGTGTGAGTTGTGTTGGGCAATTCGGACTATTATTTAGGATTGCGTTCTCTAAGCTATTGCTGAATACCATATCATTGCCATTCTTGAGACGGATATAGAAGCGTACCGGCGTCGCCTGGAGCGCAATAAGCGGCAAAGCGAGACCTGGATTCTTACAAAACCAGAAGTCTAGTGGGACAAGGAGATTTAGCGGTCCTGACTGCGATGTGTCGTTAAATACCTCTTGGGTTCCCGTCATAAAATTAATACCATCCTTCTTTGACCCCGGTGTAGTTAACTGTGTCCAAAGATACATCCATTCACCGTAATGACGGTCCACTTCTTGCTGACCAATCCAAATACTGATATAATCAATCATCGCATAGCCAACGCCATTCACCCAACTGACTGAATTTGTAATCTGCGCGTAGTTTGTAGGTTGTTCGGTGATAACGCCCTGCGGATAAGGTTGCGGTCCCGCCGGCGTAATCTGCGGTAGATTAATCTGCAAATAGACCTGCGATAAGAGGTCGCCCTGTCGCGGCACTGTTACCGTTATAAGCTTTCCAAAATCAAATGCGGAATCAAATGGAATGCGCTGGGTCTCAATACTGAAATTTGTATAGCGCCGATACACTTGTTTGAAAAATGTCGTCTGTGGATTACCGGAAAGATAGATGTCTTGCCGTCCGGTAGCGACTAACTGTAGAAGCCCTCCTGAATTGGACATGGTACTCTTACTCTACGTCTATAAGTTGTTTTTAGATGCTGCGTATTTACACAGCCGGTAAAAATGCCCAATAACGTTAGAATGGCGTATCCTACGGGAGCGAATTTAAACAATTTATTGCTTCAGCAACTAAGTTTCCGTACCGGTGGAAACTATCCTATTTCATCACTTTACACGCTCTATGCGAATGGTCAAGGTCAGACCTACTGGAGCAATAGTGTGAATCCTGATTCGCTCTCTACATTGAGTAGTGCGGTTGGCAATGCTATTTTAAGCACATATGTTGAGTTAAGTACACTTATTCACGATATAGGTGGCAGTACAATTGTTGCTGAACTTAGTACCTTTGAACATTATACTTATTCGTCTATTAGCACATTGTTTTACTATCAAAATATCTTATTGGCACAATCTACAAATCTCAACTATGCGTTTTTATCTACAGCGAACTCCTTTCAGATCCAACTTGATTCGTACTATCAAAGTACATTAAACGCAACAAATAGTACAGTAAGTGCTTTAGTCGGATTTTCATCATTTTATCAATTAATAAGTACTCAAAATTCATCGTTTGCATATGCGTTATCCTCTATGAGTACCGGTATTGGACTTCAAGATGCTATAACCTCTACACTCTTGATTAATTATATAAATACTGGACTCTATTCTACGTCACAATGGACTTATGCTCAAATATCTTCTCTCACATCTACATCAGCAACGAAAACCCAATTAGGAGCAGTAAGCACCTCCATAAATTACGCACTACTCAGTACATCAACCGGTTTGTCTACTGAAATTAATAATTTAAATGATGATATAGCGTTAAATAGTACATTCATAAATTATTCCCTACTAAGCACATCTGATAATCTATTAACAACCATTGATACTTTGTCTGGAGAGCTTTCCTATCTTAGCACTGGATTAATATCACTTTCGGGTGAAGTGAGTAGTTATCAATACTATAATTTAAGTACAATTTCATCATTATCACTCCAAGTATCTACATTAACTTCTCTTACGAATACAAATACTGCTGAATTATTTAGTCTCAATCAGCAAGTGAGTGTTATTACAACAAGTAGTATTTTAGAAGGCATTTATTCAACATTCATTCAATTAGAAGCATATACAGTAGAACTTTTTTATGCATTAGAATTGTCTACAATGTTATTCTTAGAAAGTACAAATACAGCTTATGTTGAATTCTCTCAATCATCAATTAGTGGACTAGAAGTACAACTTACATCTACATTTGATAGCTATATTTCCACATTAATATCTACAACAAACCAGTCTATATACACTCTCTCTGGTGAAATATCAACGACCGCTGCCGGTGCGAGTGCCATTGTCTCATCTATCAATGGTGTACAACTGATTCAACTCAATTCTAGCAATTTTACGGGCTCACTTGATTTTACAAATTATCGTAATTTTATAGTTCAAGTCAATGATATTGTGGATTTAGCCAACAGCACCTATAGTGTATCATTTGACCCAACCACTCTTGGCAATATAGCCTTACAACAGGGTGTCATTATGCTTGATATTAGTACAAATACCCAAGACTATACACAAAATAATAATAAACTTGCTCTGAATTTGAATAGTTGGAACACTATTAATACTCCTACTTACACTATATTTCCAATGCTTGCCAATAGTGCATATAAGATGGAATATATCTACAGTGTCTATAATAATAGTGTTTACACAAGTCTTGTTAATATATGGCCATACCAAAATACTTCCAACCTAATAGTTTCATCTATTGATTCCAACCTGGCTATTGACCCAACAAATATCAATATATATTCTACAGGAACAGTGCTTGAAATTGACTGGGATATGTATCTGTTCAGTACATTTGTGACAGGATTCTCCTCTTTTGTCAATGTGGATGTAGATATTAGCGGTGTCCTTATACAAACCTTCGGTCCCTATTCCTACAAACAAAGTACCATTCAAATTGCGATGCCCGACGGAGGCTATGCGCCAGGAACACCTGATGCGCCCGCTGTTTTTAAATCATATGTTGTAGGCGAGCCCGCAAATGCCTCTATTGTAAATGGATTTGCCGCTTACCCGTAATTTTCTAGAGAAATAGTAAATGGGGGCAGCGGCTTCTACTATATCCGCAATTGCACCGCGCATTATCATTCCAACTTTTTTTATAGGTCAAAAGGTGAGACAAGGTGGGGCATTAGATAGTATTGCCGTCTCGTCCGCTTTTACTATCCTTTTCGTTACCTCCGTAATTGCAGTATTTTCGGCAACACCGGCATTATCCATTATTCCTACCATAGCCTGTCTTGGATATTCACAAATTATGGCACATCCCGAAGAGGCAGACCGCTGGCGTCATAGTGACTGGCTCCTCACCACCCCCCTGATGTTGTTTGCGCTTCTCTATGCGAACGATGTATCTATTTCAGTTATTTTGCCGATGGTGGCGTGTGATATTCTGATGATTCTCGCCGGCTATCTTGGCACAAAGACCAAGGATCCTCTAGAGTCCAAAGGATACTTCGCCCTCGGCGTGCTCGCCTTTTTGCCGATTGTTGCGATTTTACTCCAGCAAACGAAGAACAAGATGGCTGTATATCTAACACTGGCTGTCTGGTCCCTCTATCCTGTAGTTTACTTTGCGCAACAGAATACGTTAGTTGAAGAAAAATATACAACGATTGCTTATGCTGTTATGGACTTAATTGCAAAGGTAGGCTTAGTATCACTCATACACATTTAGGAGGCGGGTTAAAGGCTAATCACTTAAGAAAAATAACTGGTAAAATGGAGGCGCGCCATCCAATTACTGGAAAACCGATACGTATCTTACGCTCTGAGTCGCATATTACCTCAGACCGTAAAAATCTGCTATGGGCTCGCGCATCATTCCGCAAAGGGACACGATGGGGTTTGTGGCACTGTGTTGTGACTGAACCGGCGGCGGTAGAGATTGTAGGCGGTGAGGCACTTGTTGCGGTTGTGCTTGATGCGAATGCGGATCTTGACGCCTGGATGGCTGTACTGCCGGCTGTGCTTTCTGACAAATCAGAATGTCTGGTTGTAGGTCCATCGGCGATTATGGAGGGGCTTGAGAAGCGTGGTCTACGGTGGGAGCATACTCTGATTGTAGAGGAACTCCACGATAACTACCCATTTTTGGGGGAGCCGGTAAGGGTTGCCGACTCTACCGAGAAGGTGATTCTCTGCCTGGCGCATCTGCTACGTATGAATGTAGTCACGTGGTCGTCGGCTAGCGTGCGTGATGAGCTGGATCTCGGTGCGCGTATTGTCTACGATGCATGGGAGCGTGCCATTGAGGGGGCGAAGATCGTTAAGGTTGCCGCGGATGCCGACGACTCGGTTATTCCCCAAACCTGGCTCATTCAGCAATACTTTCGGCATCCTACATCTCGTCGCGCGCGCGAGATTCGTCTGTGCTTAGAAAAGAATATAGAGTGTCCGCTAATTGACCATATTCTATTGCTAAATGAAATAGAGTTTACGGACTTGCCGACGAGTGAGAAGATTCAACAGGTTGTTATAGGTCAGCGACTACGTTATTACGACGTCTTTATGGCAATCAAGGACCGAGTGCCCGCAGGAGCATTCGTTATCTTCTCCAACTCCGATATCTGGTTCAACATGACCCTCTCATATCTGTGGAAGATTTCTTTAGCGGAGAATCGTCTATTTCTAGCCCTGCTACGGTGGGAAGATAAGGGAGTAGGCGGCGGAGCATCACATATTTTTGGTCCACGTGCCGACTCCCAAGATACGTGGATTCTTGCCCGTGATTCTATGAATTTTACACCGACCGAAGAGGATCTTGGATTTCCGTTTGGTCAGTCCGGCTGCGACAATGTACTCACCATTGTAATGCTACGGCATAAGTTTCTCATCGTAAATCCCGCCTATTCTATCAAAACGATGCATCTCCATAATTCCAACATTCGCAACTACGAACCTAAGGATGTGCTTTACCGCCCTGCATTTCTCTATATTGACCCTACTCCCATTCAGTCTATGCGGGTCTGTAAAGACTTGGGGTCGGTGGGAAAACTACCCGTTGCACTAGAGTCTATGTGGAATCGTACAGCATTCCGTAAGTCGTTTCCACGCCCTATACTAGGAGTCAGTGAAAATACTTCTAAGGCGATTTGTACTATGTTACGGCATACGGCGGAGGGGGAGGGTGTAGACATTTACAATTTCCAAGCCGGCGAGCAGAACATGTATACACCCGCGCCTGAAGCGCTGCCTCTCTATCACTTTACGGGTAGCATTTTTGTAAATCGTCAGGGTTTGATTAGCTCGTTCAAGGATATCTTTGTCGGTCCGCATAAGGAGTGGGTGAGCGCGTGGGAGGCGGCTCGTGTGAGCAATATGATGCCATCCATTCATGTACCATCTATTATTTCCATTCCTATTAAGGATGAGTGTAAGACTACACTCAGTCAATGGATTCTATACTATCTGCCTAAGGTTCTAACAATTCGTCGGTTACTCAAATCGTGTAATCTGACGGTGCCTGAGTTTTTAGTTCCTCAACTTGCCGATATTACGCCGTTTCTCCGCGACTGCGTATGGTCGGCAAGCGAAAAGGGCAATATCACTCTTGTACCGATGATGGATGATATGAATTACTATTCAGAAGATGTATGGGCGCTGCCGCCTTCTACGGAGCATTCGCTGGTTAGCGCCGAAGATATTATGCTACTCCGCGAACTGCTTGAGTCGGTTGAAGAGGAGCCTGGTATGCCAGTTGCGGTCTTTTGCGTAGATGACGATCCTAATGCGGTTTGTACACGCGAATGGGCGGAATCGGTTGCCGAATATATCTTTGCAAAAGGTTGGATTACTCGGTATGTCTCGGTGACCGATACGCCGGCAGTGCGGCGCAAAGCATTCGCCAACGCTTCGTGGATTTTTGGCTCTGCCGCCTCCTCTGGACTGGACTATATGTGGCTTGCGCCCGCCGGTGCCTACGTAATGGAATTCAATCCCGCCGATGCGCCTCGTGGCGATCGTATCCATCTTGCCGGTGCTGCGCAACTCAATTACGTGGGTGGTCTTATTCAGCGTGAGCCGATTGAGATAAGTCGGCAGAATGCTCTACTGGAAGTAGGGGCGGCGATCAAGAAGTTCGGCTTCAAGGATATGCTCAAGATCGTGCGCGATAAGACGGCAGCGGCTGGCGGTGTCAAGATACCTCGTATTCTGGTGCCCAACGGCGATGCACTAGAGGGAATATGGTCCCATAGTGGCGATACCTTCCGTGAAATGGTAGATATTTGGGCGGAGCGAGAATATGTCACTGTGGAAAAGACCGAAACGAGTGGATATTGCTGGTGGGGTGCGATTGGTGAAGTGCTACTTTATGACCGTCCTACGCCCCGTTGGTGGTCGTCGCCACCTTCATACCAGATGGCAATGTTCGGCAATTGTGCGCCGCCTGGTCCTGATACGCATCGCCTACGTCAGTCTCTATGGGGATTCTGGCCGCGCTCACCTCGCGCTATTGAGACGATTGTTGCCACAAAGAAGAATCTCATCGGATATAACAAGCGTAATATTACATCACTGTTCCTAGGCAAGATTGAGAATGGTGTACAGCAAAAGAATCGTACTAAGTATGATTGGAGCAAGTGTGTGGAACTCTTCTCTATGCCGATTGATTCCACCGGCGCACCTTACCCTTACACGCAGACCGAATATCTGGATAAACTCTGCCATGCGCGATTTGGTCTCTGCTTACCAGGCTTCGGTCCCAAGTGTAACCGCGAGATTGAGTACTTTGCTTGTGGCGTTGTGCCGATCGTAACAGACGGTGTGGATATGAAGAACTACCTCGTGGCGCCCAAGGAGGGAGTCCACTATTTTAAGGCGTCTACACCCGAGGACGTTAAGCGCATTGTGAAGGAGACATCGGCGGAGACGTGGTCAAAGATGTCCGTTGCGGGTCGTGAATGGTGGCAGTCGTATTGCTCGGCAGAGGGACTCTTTCGGCTCACCTGGACGCGCATTGAACAGTGCCGACCATTCTTCAATGTCGGTATTCCTAAGTTGTTTCCTTTGCACTGAGGCGGGTCTAAACCTATTTCTGTAAAGTTCATGTAATGGACTATACAAAAATAGCGAATGAGCGTTATTCGGCGGGAGTATTTATCAATAAACCTGCTGACGGTCCGTCTATTGAGGTTATATTGAATAAAACGTTTGTAGATAAGGTGCCGTTTATATCTGTAGTTATTCCTATTTACAATCAGGAGGGCATTATTGAACGAAATCTACGTTCGGTGTTAGAAACTATAACAGAGACTCCTTATGAAATGATTCTTATTCTTGATTCATGCTCCGATTCAAGTGAAGATAAGGTTCTCGGCATTTTTATGGATGGAGGATTGCCTGCTCTTCTAACAAATGTGGTAATGATGAGGTCATTGGCACCGCTCTTTGAGACCGCCGCCGATAATCTCGGCTTTCTCTGTAGCCGTGGCGAGTATATTTTGGAGATTCAGGCAGATATGCTGATGGTGGAACATGGGTTCAATATGACGCTTCTACGCCCGTTTTTGAAGTTGAATGAGCCACTCATTGCAGTAAGTGGTAGGTCTTGTCACGGATTGACCTATAGTGAAGGCGTTGGCAAAATGGGGGCAGCGGTAGAGGCGCCTCTTAATGCGTATCTTGACCGTGGAGTTTTGTATGTTGGCGAAACGTGTAATCGTGGTCCTATTATCCTTCGGCGAAAGATGGTAGAAGAACTCGGATATTTAGACGAAATTAATTACTTCTTGGACTACAGCGAGCACGACCTATTTACGCGGGCGCGGATACTGAAATCGTGGCTTTGCGGATACGCTCCAATGGAATTCATATCACCGTGTAGTGATGGCTCTACGCGAAAGCCACGTGATCCAGTAAACCAGGCAGTATTTGCTGCAAAATCGGCAGTCTATGACCGCCGTCAAGGATTTATGTATAAGTGGCTGGCAAATTCGCCTGAGCCGTTCCCCATTCGGATTATTCCAATCCAATAAGTTTACGGTATTGTTGAATAGGCTTATGAGTTTTAAATTTAGTTGTAAATTCGTCAAACCATATACGAAAGGAGACACATTCAAATGCGGTGGTTGAATACCAGTGCGTATGAATGGACTGTAGGGGTTTGCCATCATAGCGAATGCCGATGCTTTGGTCTTGGCGGAAAATGCTGAACTTCGCTTGGATTTCTCGTTGTGAGACGGTAGACTGCTGCATACGCCACCAGCCGAAATTCACCTGCGGTGGGAACTCGTAAAGGGCTTCTTTGGGAATAGAATTCGCAAGATCCTCTAGTGCCGCCTGTTCATAAAACCGACTTGTATGTCCCAGATCCTTCCACTTGGGGATAAGCGCTGCCGATTTGAACCACATATATCCCGCATTATACTTACCATAGCGGGCTTCGTCCTGCGGTTTTATCATATGTTGCGAAAGGGCAATCTCGGTGCTGGGGGGAATGGCGGGAAGCGGAGCTAAATGCGAAATATCGGCGTCTAAGAACCACGCCGAGGTTTCTGGGTTTTGGGTAAACATCCACTCTAAGACTGCCGCCTTCTCATACGTGTAATCCTTGAACAGAGAGTCGTAAATGGTACCTTTCGTGCGTTCCATTTGCGGGCGCTTGAGTCCCTTGTATCGGTCCATAAACTGCTTTGAGTGGATAGTGAGTTTAGTTTTGATTTGACTGATTGGGGTTTCCGAGTCGGTATAAACAAAAAGTTCTGCTGTAGGATGCCATTGCTCCAGCGTTTTAACAAACAGGATAAAGTCTTCTAGGGCTTCCTTGCCGGTGACAATGAGTCCAATCCGTGGGCGTGACATCTTTATTGAACTTTTGTGCTTGGAGTTTAAATCACTGGATAGAGTAAGATGAACGGAGCAGCGCCGCCTCCTGGTATTCCCGCACAACGGCTGGGTCCGTTGCCTTTGAATTTAAAGAATGAAATGCTACGTATAAACACGAATAAACGACTTGCCGCCCTTAATTCTATTGGAGTGTCGCCGCCCGAAAAAAATCTACCTCGGTTGTCTAATTTAGCCCCGTTTCCTGTGCCCGAACCTGTTTTAGCGCAGCCGAGTAGACTGTCAGCAAAATCATCTAACTGGTCTCCTCCACTTCCTCCAGGACCGCCACCAAGACCGGCTCCAGCAAATAATAATTACTCTAGATTTTATAATGCAGCGTATAATGTACCCGATTGGCAAAAGCCACCTCCGCCTATGAACCGGTTGCTTGATCATTTGAGACGTGGAGGGCGATTATATCGTGAACAATTTTCCCGTGATGACTGGCGTCGTGTATGGGATTTCGTAGAATTGCATCGTGATGCAGAAAATATTAGATTTTGGTCTAGAGATAATATAACAGGTGAGAAGTTACTTCATCCTTATTTTTATATTCCTAAAAGTACAGTGTCTAAAACCCGTCGTAAGCGTAAACAGTCTCGTGGCACTCGTCGCCATCGGTAATCAAAAATATTTGGTCATTTAATTTTTTTTAAAGTTTAGGATGACTTGAACCGCAGAAAGTAGTCCTCGGCGCTCAAAGGGTGCGATGATGGCGACTTGGGTGAAATTGGCGTCGGCTCAAAGAACGTATCAGAACTGCCAACTGCCGTGAGGCGTTCTAGCGGTACAACTGGCGGCGGTGGAGGCGGCGGCAAAGACCCCCTACGCTTCATAAAGTACTGCGACTTGACGCGGGGAACGATCTCTATATGCTCTACTAGCCTGGAAGGAGTACCGCATCCGTCCTTTTGGCAAACATCGCACCAGCAGATGCGCTCACGATCCTTGACCTCCGATGAGCATCCACAACGCCAGCAACCCCATTCCTTCGGGTTGAATGCAATAATACGGGCAAAGGCGCGAAGAGTCTCCTCCGTTCGCGGAATAACCCAATCTTCCTGTCCTGGCTCACAAATAAGGAACTCATTACTCAGTGGGCACCAATTGACTGCGGCAAACCTACCTTCATAATATGGAATATTCGTAACATGTACCAGCTTGTCTAGAGGAGCGCCGCTAGTAGTATGGGTGGCATGGGTTTCCCCCTGCTCTTCATAATAGAGGTCATCCTTGTAGCGTTCATGGCGCTCCATGTAATCATCATAGTGATCACGCATATGCTCTTGATGGTCGTAACGAGAATAGGACATTTGGAGGTAGAAAGTAGGAAGGGATGACTTGGAGGTAGAAAGTAGGAAGGGGGATGATTTGTCTTGATGGTGGCGAACGGGTTCAATTTTTTTACTGAGCCGGTGCCTCTGCCTCTGCTTCTGCAGCATCCGCTGCTGCTGCATTTGCTGTTGCTTCTACTACCTTTAACTCCGCCTCTTTTGCTAGAAACTCCGCTTCTTTCGCCGCCGCTTCGGCTGCGGCTGCCGCTACCGCGGCGTCTGCTGCCTCATGTGCTTCCTTTGCCGCATTTGCCTCGGCTTCCACCGCTGCCTTTGCAGCGTCCTCTGCCTCCTGCGCTTCCTTTGCAGCAACAATGCGAGCGGCTTCCTCCTCCGCCTGTGCCTTTGCCAATGCCTCTGCGTCTCCAGATGCCTCCGCTACTGCCTCAGCCTCTTCTGCCGCCTTCAACGCCGCTGCTGCATCCTCGGACTCCTTTAATTCCTTCGCAGCCTTTGCCTCTGCCTCCGCTGCCGCCTTAGCAGCGGCTTCCGCCTCCGCTCGCTCTTTCGCCTCTATCTCGGCTCTTAGATTTGCCTCTGCCCTAGCGGCTTCTGCTTTTACAGCCGCTTCTCGCGCCTCTGATTTCGCCTGCTCTTCTAACAAATGATTCTGGGCTGCGACCTCGTGTGGATTGAATGGGCGCGAGCCGCCGTAGTGGTCACGGAAATTGCTTGCCATAGCCGCGCGTCTCTTAAAGTAAGCACTGGCGTTCATTCTACTCTATGTACATAATTTATTTGCGGTGTTTACGGGATTTGCGGCGTCTAGTTTTACGTCTGCCGCCTGTTTTGACACAAAGACGGGCGAATCGCGGATCGGCGGATAAGAACTTCCCCTTATTGCTGTTGTGCGGCGCAAAGCGGGAGCACATCATCTCATACGACCCCCTCGGCACCATTTCCGCCACAACCTGTTGGAATATGGGGTCGTGGCATCCGCCATTGTTCGTCAAAATTCCGATACGAACCCCGCTTTTTGCGACATCTATTAGCCAGCGTTTAATCATATCGTACCGTTCTTTGCCGCCAAAATAAAACATCGCAATATCTTTCGGCTCAATCGTGGTATTTTTGAATAAGTTATAGCCTATATCATCATACGATGGAAGATCCATACCATTAAACATAACCATTGTCAGGTCCCAATCCAATAAGAGTATACGATTACCGGTTGCCGTTTTCGCCCATTCATAATACTTTTGAATATCGGCTTCTTGTATGCCAGAATCGGGGTCATACGAAGGCACCCAATCCGTATACTGCTTCAAAAAATACACATATGAATTGTTTTCTAATGTATCTATAAGTTCGGATAGGGGACCACTGTTCAAAGAACTTTTCTTTAGCGGATACGTTTCGTTCACCTTTACAAGTGTTATTTTCGGACACCTTGTTTTGACATCGTCAAGGTAACCTTGATCGTTGTCAAAAAATATGGCAGCGTCAAACTCTGCCTTTGCCATCCTATAATGGAAATGGTTTATCGCTCAGCAATCATCAGACGATTCTTGAGTCTTGTATGCGCTACTGAATGGTCTACATCGCGCGCCGCCAACCGTTGCTGCCGCTGTATTTCTGCCGCCTCCTTTGCCTGTTGGAAAATAGATACAGCGCGTGTTTCCTCCTCAGACATAGAAGGCGGTGCCGACTTATACGCCCGTTCCGCCTCCGCCATCGTCTTCGGTCGTCCATCTAGGCTCACGCCCGCAATATCCTGGCTAAATGTAGACCCCTCGCTATAGGCGTACTTCAAGTCGGTATATCCAATGCCACCTGCCGCGCCTGTAATCGCCGTTGTAGATTTTGTGTACTGTTCAGGTCGTCCTGATCCTAACTCCGTACCAAATCCAGGGGCTAAGATCATTTCTGATGGCGGTCGGTACTTGGACATTTGGTCTTTCGGTGCTGATGCTGCGCGACGGGACTCCTCCTCAAATGTCCTATTGAATACATCCGCATTGTACTTACCCTTCATCGCCGCCTGAGTTCCACGGCTATTGTCCTGATCCTTGAGCCAATCACCGTATCCGTCATCCTTATCGGGGTCAGGTAGCTTATTCTCCTCAAACAGTTTGTTAAATACGTTCATATCTAGCTTCTTCGGGTTGAGGGCGATCGGCGGTGCGTCCTCCAACTTCATCGCATTCTTATCTGCCGGCGCTGTCGGATTGATACCACGAGCGCGCATCGCCATCTCAGGTGTAACTTCGACTGAAAAACGCACATCCTTACCGTCCTTGCCCGTCTTCGGTATGAGTTTCTCCAGAATTTCTTGGATGTAGAGGAAGGCGCGAGTGACGGCATCAAACTGCTCAGGCGATCCGCCCTTATCAGGATGTGTCTTCACCGCTGCGCGCTTATACGCCGACTTGAGCAATTCGTGCGTGAGCGGCTTGGAGTCATCAATTCCTAGTAACTGATACGATTCGTGGAGGTAGTCCATCGCTCTTCTAGGCGGCGGGGCTTTTGCCAATGTAGTTGTAGATGGCGCAGAATCGGCAATACGCATCACCGGTGTAGCGTGGGTTTGTTGGGTTTGTTGGGTTTGTATCTGTCGCATAGGTGGCGGGGCTTGTGTCTGCGGCTGCAGCACTACGTGCGGCCAAGGATAGAATTCACCTCGCTTTTGCGCTGCTATCCAACCTAGGAGCGCGGCGTACAATCCCATACGTTTCGCTGTATTTACGTACTCCTGTCCTTCAAAAAGGGTTTCAATCATCTGTATCCGGGCTGGGACCGAATCCATCGCCGTAAGATTCTGCCATATACGAATATGCCGTGGGTCTACGGACTGAGCGGCGCCCATTACTTAGGGGGCTGAAGGTTTTCTTGTCGGTTGACCGCGGGATTTAGAAATCCATATCGGTTGTCGCTGGCTTGATATTCTTTGATAGAAACTCCTCCAATTGATCATTATGTTTGGTGGTAAATTCAGCGACGACCTTGCCATCTTCTAGTACCCGAAGCGTCGGTAGCTTCTTTACAGCATCTACGTCAATCTTCTCTACATCGTCGTCAATATCGTAAGTCTTGACAGGAATGGAGTACTTTGCCGCCTGCTCTAGAACCTTTGGCTTCACAACTTTACAGGGGGCACACCAGGACGCACCGATATACTCTAGTTTGTATGTCATTTGACTGGGTCGTTTGGGTGTAATGGGTGCTCATTTTTTTCATGGGGTAATGTAAGGATGGCTTCAGAAAGTAAGGAGGAGCCAGAACAGCCTGTAATGGAGCAAATGTATGCTATTTCTCATATTTTAGAACTAATACACGATTTTATAAAAAGTCGTGGAGGTCCTGGTGTGAATATAGACAATTTAGAGTTAGACGATGATATAGACTTTAATGTTCTTTATCGTCTTATTCCAGATGGGGGCGATAGGAAAAGAATAATGGCACATTACAATAGAGAACCACGTGTATATGCGACATTAAGAAATTTATTAATAGATATTGCAAGTATTATTACAGGAGAAAGTGTAAGTATTGAAGATGCCGGTTGTATATGTATAGGAGAATTAAAACGTCAATTTGGCTATTTTGGTGGTAGAAATCCTTATACAGCAGAAACGTCTTACTCTCATAGAATTCCATTATCAGGTTATACATTAGGAGAATTATTAAAGAGCTTAGGTGTAACATATTTTTTTACTGAAGCCACCGGTTCAGCATCTAAAACTCTTCTATCAGCCAACATAGGTGAAAGAGTTATTCCTACATCTGTTGTTGCGGATCCAGGTGGAAGATTACCTGGTGACCCAGAAGACGGTTCATCGTTTACATTAGCAGTAGATCCTATTCTTGGAAATATTACTATTACATACAATAAAGGACGGACTACTATTAGATTTTCAAATTTTCCTGGTATTGAAATTAGCAGACTTCCAAGTGTATATATAGCTACTGCTCTAGCATCTTTAATTCCAAATTTTATGAGGCAAGTAACAAGACGGGGGAGAGAACAACCTCCACCTGGTTCACTTCCTAGAAATTTTTCAGAGGCTAGCATACCCTTCGGAACAGCTACTTCAAATTCTGGTTCTGGTGCTACTCCCTCATATGCGGAGTCCGACTCAAGCGGACCACCTGGAACTCCACAAACTCGTCTGCTTCCTTCATTAGAAGATTATTTAGAAGGTAGAAGTTTTAATGGTGAGGATGATATAGAATCTCATATTGACGAATGGGTAAGACAACGTGGTAATCTAGATTCATTAACATCAGATACTAATCTAAACACTTATATTGGACTTATAAAAGCTTATCTAGATGATTACAGGCAAAGCGCACGTGCTCGCGCAAGAACTGAAAATAATAAGGATTCAGATTATGATCCAGAGGAACGTGAGCGATTTTTGGAAACTATTCAAGAATTAGTATCTGACGAGGAGGAAGAAGATGTCGCTGCTTCTGTCGGTAAAAAACGTAGTAGTTTAAAGACCTATGAATACATATCATTGGCTGACCGTAAAAATATGTGTAGGCTAGCACTTGCTATTTTACAAAGATGTCTAGGAGGTGATGGTAGTTTTAAACATAGAATTCAAACCGCAATCAGGACCATTTTAACACTCAAATCGTTAGGCGACCGTGTACCGATGGAAGAGTTAATGACTCTTATAGGTGATGGAGATACCTGCGCAATAGCATCAATTGATAAATTATTTTTAGCCAATTGTATCTTATACGCAAATATAACCGGTAGACACGTTGTTACTGTAGAAGTTGTAAAAAGAGGTGGGAAAAGTTCAATGCTTATTATTGACCATGATGGCTCACGAGGTGCGACTTTAACACCTGCGCAGAGAGAAGCAAGAGATAGAGAAAGGGCGGCGGCGGAGGCAGAAAGGGCTGCAGAGAAGGCTAAACGCAATAAAGAAGCAGCCGATGCAAGACAATCTAAAGCAAAAGAATTAGCAGCCAGACGGTCTGAACGAAATATTCTTTTAAAAGGAGAATTATATAAACCCCGTACAAGTTTTCGTAGAGAGAGCCGAGCACCTATAGAAATATCAGATACTACGTCTACAGAGGAAGACTTCGCGGAACAACCTCGTCGTAGCCAACGCATTGCAGCACTACGAGAACCGCAACCTCTTAATGGACATCGGTGTGATAATGGCGCGCCTTGGCGATACAATCTTATACGTGCGCCAGGAAATGGTAGTTGTTTATTTGGTGCTATAATAATTGCAATGTTGAGAATGTACACACAAGATGGTGAAGCCGAATTACGTAGACGTGTAGTTGAGTTTATGAGAAATAATAGGGAAATATATAATGATCCTATAATATTAGGATTATTTGGGGTTGCTTTGGACACATATATTAATCGTATGGAAAATGATGGAGTTTGGGGAGGTTTAACTGAAATTATAACAGTTGAAATGATGCTTGGACAATGTATTAATGTCTGGATATATAATGATGAAAATGAATGTTATGAATTATGGTATGGTAATGGAAATCCAAACTGCTTAAATATTTTATATAACGGATATAACCATTATGATGCATTATTACCTGTAGGTAGAGCTGATGTTCTTCCTGTAAATACGATTGCTGCTGCTGCTGCCGCTGCCCCTCCTGAGACACCAGAACAACGCAGAGCAAAAATACTTGCTGCACTTAAAAAGCGTGGCGTTAGTGGTGGTTCCCGCAGTCATAGACAGCGCAAAACACTCAAAAAACGCAAAGATCGGCGCTTTACGCGTCGTACATAGTCTCAATCCAGTTCGTAATCTGCGTCGGCTGGATGAGCGGAATTAACGGCTCGCACTCCCACAGAATCTTTCTACCCAATGAGAATAGTGTCCATTGGATAGGAAAAGCGTGCGGATACAGTGTTGGCAAAGCCTGAAACTCCTTCGGTAACAGATGAAACGATGTTTGCGGCAACACCATCGCTAGTTGCTCCTCTGGCTTCAACGGAGTCCTTGGCGTGGCTGGGGTTTCTAACAATGGTGCTGGAGTGGTGTTAAGGTACTCGGCGACCGTTTCAGCGCGGGGCGGCAAATACCACGGATAGTACCAATGAAGGTCAACGGGTGCACCTGAATAGTACGCAAGTGTCCAAGCGAGCGAATTGAGATACTGCTTGACTGCGTGTGTGGTATCGGCACCCAGAAGGGCTTCTTGGTCGTATATGTTGCGCCAGTCCGCCTTCAAGACCCAGGAGGGCTTGTCGCGATCTTCGAGCTGAATTTGGGTTGAGAAAATCTTTTCTGCTGCCCATCCGATTGGCTGGTCATTATATCTAGCAAGGGCTTGGTCCTCTGGCTCCTTGGATGCCGTCATACCTGGACGCGCATTGAGCTTCTTCGCCGTCGTCTTGAGAATCTGCTGCTCCTCCGTTTGGGCAACGCGCTGAAAGAGGTCCGTAAGGGTCACGGAGCTATACTGCCAATGGGTGGTGGCTGGAGCTGTAGTGGTTTGCTCAACAAACGGCGTTTGGAGATGGTCTTTATACATACGGAGGAGCGCTTCAATACCATCGTCCTTAATCTTGAGTACCATTCCGTGCGGCACAAAGTCGTTGCCCAGCAGACTCATCAGCCCTACGAAATCTCTTAGAAACTCCGACTTTGGCTGGCTCGGTGACTTCTGATACTTATTGTACAGAGCATCCGCCAGTTGGTCCGTCAGAAGGTAGAGAAACTTCTCGTCACCCACAGCATTCGTCTTGACCGACCCGTTAAACTCCATCTCCTCGCGGAAAAGGCTCAGGGTAGTACCCAGGGTCGCATTTGCCCACAGTGATAAGACAATCAGGTCGGCGTCCAAACCGTAAATTACAGCGGTTTTCGGAGTGTTGGCGCGGATGTACTCCATAATCTTCTGCTCCCCCTCCCCAGGCTCGTCTGCCGGTGATACTACCGTATTTAGGGTTTTAGGAGAGGTCTTAGCGAACTGGCGTAGCGCGAATGCGAGGGCTTTCATAAACTGCGTGCCTGGCGTAATCGCATTCGTATCCCAACGGGGCTGAGGCACGTAAGGGACGCCCTTCGCCTCCGCACGGATTTTGGCTTCCTCCTCCGCCTGAACCGCTGAGCGGAAACGACGTAGACGCTGCTGCTTGATCTTCGCCATCGGCGCCACGCCGTCCACCGCAATATATAGGGTGTTAGTGGGGTTAACAAGGGCGGTCATCTGCTTAATATACGCAATCACCTCAACGATGAGGTCCGCTTCATACTTTGCCTTGATTTGGGGCGTATAAGGCGTCTTCTTCTGTACCTTTCGTACGCAGTAGTAAATTGCGCAGTTGAGATCCAACCCAAAAAACTCCGGTTTGGCTGGGGAGTTGGGGGTGGTGACACCCGTAATAGTTTGTATTATGTGCTTATAGAAGGAGGGGATTCCCATGGCTGAAAAAAAAGTTCTTGATAGCGTAACCGCCTTATTTACTTTTGCCACAGATGGGTTTAAGTATAACCTAGAAACTTTTCCCGATACTATATCGGCTGCAGCGTTCCTATTTACTATCCTATTCCAGTCACCACCCCTGGCAGCTCTAACAGGTAGTATATTAGCACTCAATGTCATATCACCCGTGCTTCAAAAATTCTTATCATCATTCGTCGGTGACTCAGCGATTGTAAATAATGAAGCGGATCGTCGCTGTTCAGGTCATTTTCCCGGTGTATCTTTTGAACGTATACTACAATTAAGCAATACAAAGTCGTTTAGTGACCTAGACCACAACGGCGTTCCGAGTTATTATGCCCTCTTCTTAGGCTTCTTGACTGCATATGTTGGTGCCTTGCCTATCATTTACAGCAAGGAAATCTCGTATTCTCCCAAGCGCCAAGCGTCCACTACGACCGGTCTGGTCATTCTCGGAGTTGTTGTATTGCTGTGCGGTATACACCGTCTGATATCCACCTGCGAGAATGCGGTGAGCCTGCTGGTAGGAATCGTTGCCGGCGCATTGGTCGGTCTCTTCTGCGTAGGCTTCCTATCGTACATCTCCGACCGCCGCCTCACCAATATTCTCTCATTCCCCCTTATTCGCAACCGCGCCTCCGATGGCAAACCCATCTATGTATGCGAGAAGGCACTCAAGCGCCCCGCACCTGTGAATACAAAGCCAATTACACAGAAAGAGGCAACGAAAATACAGCAGTTGCGTAGCACAATTGAAAAGGGTAGCCGAGCCACTCGTATCTCTATCTCCTCCGATAAACTAGACTCCCTAGCAACCTATTTTGCAAACAATGCCGATCCCGCAACTGGCGAATTACCGCGAGGACTCAAGACGCAGAGCGATATACTCAATATACTCAGTGTTACACAGGAGCAATTCCAACAGATTATTAAAGCCGGTCAATGAGCATAATCATATAAAATAGAAACAGACAACAAGAGGGATGAGCGTAGTCCGATTGCGCCAATTTTTACTCGGTCTATATCATGACCTCCCGAATGTACTTTTTGTCGGTTCTTTAGTACTCGGCTCTATTACCGGCTACTTGCCACTCGTATGGGTCTCCATGGGCTTAATTATGAATGCCTTTGCTGTAGGTTCTTTACAACAGTTATTCGCTTTACTGACCGATAAAGATTCGCCGTGGGATCAAATATTTACAAACAAAGGAGCGGCGTGTGATATTATACCAGGCAGCAAATTGGGCGGCGATATGAATATTATCGCCCCCAGTTACTGGCTCTCCTCTGCTGTCTTCTTCGCCAGTTTTGTCATCTATAATTCAGTACAAGTGGCTATGATGCCGGTTGCTCAAGGGGCGAGCCAGGAGAAGGCGGATGTCCGCCACGCTTTCACACTCACTACAATTGTAATCGGCTCAGTCTTCTTCCTCCTAGTACTTCTACGCGGCTACAGCGGATGTGAGTCGTATCTCGGTGGCGCACTCGGTGCGATCATCGGCATAGGTCTCTCCATCGGTTTCTGGCATCTCCTCAATGTCTGCGGAGCCGGTATGGTACCAGATGTATTACAAGTTGTCAATTCAATGGCGCCGCCTGGCGAGGATACAGTGCCCGTCGTCTGTGCCGCTTAATTGGCACCACCTGACAGCAGCCCCATCAACATAGATGTGTCGTTACGCCATTCACGGAAGCCCGCGCCCGAAATTTGCTGTAATACAATAGGCTCCCATTCCGCATTAATATCCCGTATAATACGACCCGTTTCACTGATTATCTCCGATCGTATTCTATCGGCATACAATGCATTCATCAATTCACGGGGAAATTCAAGTTTACCATTACGCTCATTTACCTTATTATGCAACGCCCAGATACTATGGACTATACGCTCCCTAATGTCTGGACCTTTGAATAAGTGCGCATTTCTATTCGGTACTATTATAGTGTTCTTAAGATGCTCCGCTAAATGCGAACGGCACAGAGGACACGGCATTATCTCCGCCAATGTCTTCAGAAGTTTTCTCCAAAGAAATGCGACATCCGTTCGGTCACTTATCCACGCCAAATTATGTAATACTCTCCATAATTTTGGACCCCACGAGTCTTTAGAACCGGGCTTTGGTAAAGAAGGCGATGCGAGCGTATCTGCCATTGATTACATAGACGAAAAATTTGAAGGCGTCTATCCGCATAGCGGACATTGTAACAGCAATGGAAGTTGTTCAACGAATCCCTACTGGACTCTGGGATAACTTACAAGAGGTCGTGTGGCGAATGGACGCCGCTTTCCTACGCGATGTTGCGCAAATCACCAAAATTCCTTACACCGATCTACGTAAAGTAGTTCCTACACGCGGCGTCTCTACACGGATTTCTACAGATGGAAACGAACCCTGGTGGACGGGGTTGACCTGTCGTATGTCTGTACTACGACCCGGCGGAATATGGGTCCGCTGCTCAGGAACCGCTTTTGAGGGCGCCTGTTGTTTCAAACATAGGGGTCTAGATGGACGGGAGGTAGATCGGTTGCCCGAAGGCGTACTACCTTACGATTCCCCGCTGTTTGCGTCCTTGCCTCGCCGCGTACCTATTCGGGTTGAAGGTGTCCTCTACTGGGTGTGCGAAGGTTCCCAATTCTCCGAAGTCTACAATGTAGACGGCGAAGTAGTAAAGGGATTCATGATCAATTATGCCGAGCGATGGATTCTGGAAACTGATAAAAATTGAGTTTCCCGCCGGCGGATTGTCTTTTTTTACCCAGAACTATTAACAGTTACTATGTCGGATTTATTTGACAATGCTACATTCGCCCTTCCTTTCTCCTCCAATAACTCCTCTCAGATTTCCAAGAAAAATAAGAAGAAGCGTTCCTATATTGTAGAACGTATACAGGATAAGCGTAAATCTCTAAAGAAGACCCCGTCAGCAGGTAAATTAAATATTCCAAAGTATATTATTAAACAGTGGATTCAGAATATGAAGGGGGAACGGCTTATGCCCCCACATGGAACTATTCCTCTTCTATACTGCCGAAAGGAGGATTATAGTCCTTGGCTCTATACTACTATCGCTTCTGTATATCGTAAACGTGCGGATTGGCACTTACTTATTACCAATATGTGGAAGGGTCCCCACCTAGTTGAACCGTGTGCACCAACTATGCTCAAACATCCAAATCCGTTCTTCTATAACCAGGATATCTCAATCCACTTGGATAAACTTATGTGCTTGAATGTTACTCTACGTATGTGTGTTCTTCGGTGTGTTCAACGGCGGCTTATTGCAAAGATGGATAAACGGGTTGTCGGTGAGGATGACCTTCATACAACAGTTGCGATTCCTGAGGCTGCAATGGTCTCTGTCTACGATTTCAAGACGCAAGCGAAGTACGTCTTCCATACCAATACTATTCTTAAAATGATTTTGGCATCGCTCAAGTATTGTGCTTACGGAATTGCGTCACCCAAGGCACCCAAGAATCCCTACACCAACCTTGAATGGACGAAGCCGCAACTAATGTCCATTACCCAACAGATTGTTCGTAATATGGCGGCACTCCATCGTATTCCGCCGCCGATGTTTCTCAACTATTACAATTGTAATTATAATGTTTTAACGTTTGCTAAGTTTTGTGAAAAGGATCTCGGTATCAATGCTGCAGTTGAACTCTTCAAACACAAGGATGACCCAACTACACTAGATGTTTACGGTGAAATGATTGGTACTGTGATAGATGAAGAAAATATCGCTATGTCTACGCGTATGCGAAATATGATTATTGAACGAAAGCTTCCAGATATACTACAGGATCGTTGGGATAACATTGTATTAGCTCTATGGATTGATACAAATATTCAAGTTCTTTATGAACCGTATAAGACGTATACTGAAATTATAGATGATTTCACCAAAGCGCGTGATGATACACGTAGTTACCTCCTTCAACTGACCCGTAGCTCGCGGCGGAGGCTGCCACCGCCTGGCTCTGGCATCTCACTCATTCGTACCCACGCGCTCAACATTCTCATTGATGCCGCAGTTTATACGGATAATATTCTTGAGATGGGAGATGAGGAGCCACCACTCACCGTAAATCTTTGAATGGACTAGGAGGAATGGACTTGAAGTCATATTCGCACGCTAACCTTATTTTGCCCCGGTTATGGCTTGGAGATAAGAAATCGTCTACCGACCCAGATTTTTTGAAAACTGCTGGCATAACCACTGTATTCAATGCGACAAAGGACCTACCTTTTTCGCCCCTGGTTCAGCGTAAATACCGTGTACCCGTGGACGATAATTTACAACCGGCGGAAATCAAAAATATGGCAGAATGGTCGCCTGAAATTGTCTACAAAGTGATTAATGAATATAAGCAAGGCTCGGTTATACTTATCCATTGCTACGCTGGAATGCAACGGTCAGCAGCGATTATGGCGATGGTCTTAATTGCTTTATCCGGTCACCCTGCATCCGAAGTGATTCCCTATATACGTTCTCGTCGCGAAGTCGCCTTTTTTCCGTCCGCGAATTTCTTACAATCCATCCTCGGATTTGAGAAGTACTACTTTTTAGCGCGAAACGGTGACGGGAATCGGCGTAATTAGTTGGTGGAATGTGGACGCCCACGGATTCGGTTCTGGCTGGTAGTTTATAGCGGCTGGATGGCTCTTATCGCGCTCCGCCTGCGACCACTCATCAGGAATATCCAGCGGAAAGTTGTGTTGGAAGAAATCCTGGTAGAGTTGTTCCGATTCGTACTGAATATGTCCAGTTGTACCTAGATTGATTTGGTATTGGTCGCACTGCTGATTCCAATACGGTGAATCCTCAAAGATAAAGTTCATCTGCCCAATGATCTTTATTGGCGGGGTGGGCTGGATATTCCAGCGATTCCTGGCAGTGGGCTGAATTGTGAATAGGCGTCCCTGTTGGACAGGCTCTTGTATACTAATTTCCATTGCGGTCGGTGGATACGCTAGAATATACATTGAATGCTCTAGGATTTGCCCGTGGAGATGCTGGTACTGGGCGAACTTGAGAAGATCCGGTGAAGTACCCATTGCCTGTAGAAAGCTCTGAAACGCCGTTGGATGGTTTAGAAGAGGACGAGCCAATAGATACGCCCGCCAGCACTGCTTATTCTCAATAGCGTGTTGAATACGATGGTACAGTGTTCCGCATTGGTTGTCGGTCCAACCTGCCGGCTTAGCATACCACTCTTTTCGGCAAGTGTGGTTGCCCGTTGATGGCGGTGGGTAATCACCAATAAGTGTAAGAGGAGGAAGAGCAAGGCGGTACGAAGTAAAGGTGGACAGAAGAATATCGTAACGGCGGGAACGCCAAGCGGTAAACCGTTGTGGACTCAGGTCTTTGTCCGGTTGTGCTAACAACCAGGCAAAGCCAAGAATATTATGAACCAACTCTGTTTCCAAACTCAGTTGGAGTTCATTCGTGATGGTCAAAGCAAGAGGAATATTACGTTCCTCTAGAGAAAGAAGTAAGGAAGCGGCAAGGTCATATGTCTCATAGAGATTCCTAGAGAGCGGCATTGCGGGGGTGGATTGGGCTTAAAGCAACCGGCGATCCTTCAATTTTGTTTCTATGAAGTAGGGGATGGATATTTTAGTGGCGTGTCACAACGAAGCCGAAGATGGACCACTATTTCTATTTTATCCACCGCGCTTTGATACTCCTGTACGATTTAAACCTGATTTTGTAGATCCTTATACTTCAAATCGTAAATGGAGTAATTACGGTCCTGAGTCCAAAACGATGATTTGGACTCAGTACTGCCCGATTTATGCTCCATTCTCACGCGAATCCCCAATCGACTACTCAGTCTTCATTAATCTCTTTGATGATGGTTGGAAGATTCTCAAACCTGGTGGCACAATTGTTATACCTTTAGGTCATGATTTTTTGGAAAAAGGTATGAGTACTGAGAAAGCATTAGACAATTTCAGAACGTTTCTAAAGCGACTATTAGCAAAAAAACATCCGTGGGAATCGTCGGTAGTTCGCAGAGAGGATATGCCATTTATAGTGTCCGCACCATTTGAAGATGAAGTTTATAACAGATTTGTTGTATTTAAAAAATCATTGCGAATGAATAAAAATAAGACGCGTAAGAATCGTAAGCGCCGTCGCACCTAAAAAGTATACCGCCGAATAAAGCGGTAAAGCCCCCGTAAAATTAAAAATATTTTTGTTGTTTTTTGTATTTTTAGGATTTCTGGATACAATAGACTGGTGGTCGGTGCTTAAACTAGATGTGCTCACTAGTTCGTTCCCTACGGTCACGAACTAGATGTCATCAATATTGATCTCGCCCTCTGCGACGGGCTCACGGTGTGCCAGCCGATTGGCACCCAGTTTGGCACGGAGGTCCTCATCGGATGCCGACTTCTCCTCGTCCTCCTCCTCATCGCTCTCGTGGGCGAACTCAAAGCCGCCGTCACCTACGGTGCCTTCTGCCGGGTTATCGCCGTCAATATCGTTCGTCATCCAATCAGGGATAATACCGTCCTTCTTGAGGCTGTACGCCTGCTTCTGCGTGAGGATGGCGACGATGTCAAAGTGCTCGCCTGTTGCAGCGGGCGCATCTGGATCGTAGCCCTCGCCGACGTAGATTGCCACGACGTCCTTGACTGTGATTGGCGTAGCACCGCGGCGACCTAGGACATTTGGAATACGCGCATGGAGTTCCTTGATTCCGTGCTTGTAAGGAATGGCGACGGTTACTTTACCCTGTCCTACCATCTTTGTGACACGGGCAAAGGTGACACCATCGGTCTTACCGTTGATAGCTGCCGCCGCACGCTGTGAATTGAGCTCTTGGCGCTTCGTGCCGGAAATACGACCCTTCTTAGAACGAGGCATTGTTGCTTGATATGTAGGAAGGAAAGAAGTAGGAGGAAAGAGAAAGGAGAAGGCTTGTAAGAGGGAATGGAAGTAGGCAGCTATTAATTGCCAATAATCAAAAAGAGTTTGTCAATTTTTTCAGTTTGGTTTGGTTTGGTTGTCTAGAATGCCGCACGACGTGCCGCCGCACGCGTCACACGCGGGCTCGCGCTACGCTTAGGGCGAGTCGTCGTCTCTACCTGGGTCTGCTGCGTCTGCGTAGCAGCGGGCACCGTGTAGCTGCTCCAAGCGAAGGGCGACGTCGCACGAGGCTGAATACGAGTGCCCTCCACCTCCATCGGCCAAGAGTTGTGTAGAGAGCGGACCTGGGCGTAGAACGTATCCATATAGTAATGGGTCTCCGTGGACTTGAGCATCACCGACGTGTAGCCAGGGACGTCAATCTGGACAAAGTCGCAGCGCTGTAGGTCATAGTGCAGCGACTCTAGGAAACGCTCAATGTAGGAGAAGAGCTCGGAGTGTAGTAGCTGGCGCTCCGTGCGGGCACCAATCGTGTTCTGGGTAAAGACAGCGGTGAAGTTCATGCTACCCTCCGTAGGGCGAATTACGAGCTTATCATCAGGGAAACCAGTCTTCTGAAAGATAATCACAATCGGTGCAAGGGTGGCGTCACCATCATAGTTGAAGCGGGTAGTTGACGACGACATGATGAGGGGAATGACAGTGGACGCAGAAATTTTTCGTTTTGTCAATTTTTATCGGTTTGGGGGTAAATTTTCATATCATTTACCATCGCCTCAAAAATATTCGGCGTTTTGAGTGGAAGTTGATTTACAAAGGTATTAAACGCCGCGGTATCTTTTGGTAGGCACGCACCTGCCGGTCCTCTTAGAGTTTCATTACACTGTAAATATTCTGCGTCAATAGATTTTTTATACTCTAGATTCTTGATAATATTGTCATAATTTACGTTTTTATGCTTACATATTTCGTAAAATGCGTTGGCGAATAAAATTTTCTGCGTATTATAAACATTCTGAAAGTATTTTGTGAGTTCGGCTTCCGTAGGATGAACCTGGGATATCTTACAATTGAGTGGTCGGTACATTTCGGCTACGGCGGCAGCGGCGGATGGGTCCTCAGTTCCTACGATACATAGATTCGCCGCCTTGATATCGGCGTAGCCCTGCCGCTCTTTCAGAAATTCTGGGCAAACGGCAATACGGAGTTTATACTTTTCTATGAGGTTTGTTGTAGTCCCTGGTATCACCGTACTTTTAATACAGATAGTACCTTGGTAATTATGGGTTTTGAGGGTCTGGACGGTAGACTCTACAATGCTTATATCACACTCTTGTGTTGTTGGGTTTAGAGGGGTAGGAACGGCGACAACGATAATATCGGCGCTGAGAACGTCGTCTATGCGAGTGTTGGGGAACTTAATATCATAGAACGATGTTGTATGATATTCTGTAAATACGTCGTAGAGGGCTTTGCCAACTTTACCCAGCCCAATAAACCCTATCTTCATCCTGACGGTGTCTTATATTTTAGTGCCGTGTTTATGTAATCGGCGGTAAAAATACGAAGTTTAGTCGCCGAATTATTCGTACTATGACCTATGATAAATCGGTTATTCTCTATCATAAATCCGTAGGCAAATTCTCTATCCGCCTCAAGTTGAAACCATTCCGAATATTTTATAAGATTCATTTGTTTATCAAAAACGACAAAAGCATGTTTATAGCGGCGTCTTATATGATGATGAACAATAAACCAATACTGTGTGTTATATTCTACGGCACACGATGATCCGCACATAATTTTAAAATCCGCCGGCGTTTGACGTTCTTCTAGGACGGTCAGTTCGTGGGTTTCCAAATTGATATCACATATTTGTAACGGAAACCATCGGTAAATCACACAAAGTTTTGAGTTGTAACTAACAAATGCCCAATTCTTCTCTACACGAAATTCCGTTTTAAAGGTAGGTCGTATATGGTCTCTATCAAACGATACACCGTTAAATATACCGGATACAATAACAACTTGACGTTGTTTTGAAAGATAGACTGCTAGGTAATAGATTTGACTATTGTATACAAAGAGTCTTATATCTTCGTAACCACCTTGTGGGTGCGGTCCTGATACAAATCCATCGTCAATTATTTTTGTCTCTTTGACTGTAAAATCGTTGGAAAGCGTGATGAGTTGATTGAGATTTCGCCACATCGGCGGACCTAAACAACGGGATAGTACAAGATACTCATCTAGATTTTCTGGATTTCGGACAATAGCAGGAGATGATGAGTGAAACCTCATATTCTTATAGTTGAACCGATTGGAAAGGTCTATAACTTGGTCGGCGACCAGCCTTAGAGAGGACAGCATCTTATCTGTGGATTACGCTAAAAAAAGTGAAATAAAATCTTACGGCGGTTAAATGGTCTGTACGCGCTGTGCGAAGCAGACCATTGATGCGCCATCCATTGATGATTGGGGTCCGACCCTATGGACAATTTTACACGGATTAGCCGAACAGGTTGGGCGGAATGAAGATGAACGGCAACTTTGGATTTCACTTATTGAAGGTCTGCCGAAGATTGTTCCCTGCCCCGAATGTGCCAGACATATTACTGTGTGGCTACGAACCCATCCCGTAGTTGCACTACGTAGAATACCTATGGCTGACTTCTATAATTGGGTAACGGGCTGGGTGTACGATCTACACGAGGACGTCAATCGGCGGCTAGGCAAGCCATCATTCCCTCGCGATTCTCTCAAGGAGACATACGGTTCACTTGATATACAAGTAAAAATGGAATCGCTCAAACGATTTCTTGAAAAACTTATTAGCATTTCAGGAACCGGTATGCTGTCGTGGAAAGCGTGGGAAGGCTACGTCCTTCGTTTGCTCACACTCTATAGTTTATTGGGGCGCTGTCCTACGTGTAAGTAGTTCAATAACGCGCCTTCTCGGCGGGGCTGAGGGCGCGCCACTTCTCGCCGATCTTACGCGCGACCGCTACGACGTCGCTGCGGAGGGACGGGTTGGCATTTAGAATCTCGGGGCGTGTCTTCTGAGCAAACTTCATGTAGCCATTGAGCTTGCGACCGCCGCGCTGCTTGCGAGTCTTCTTGTTCTTATTGACGTTGTTCTTGCGGGTACGACGAGCCATTCTATACTCAGTGTTTAGATTTTAGTTTTTGCTTAAGTTAAAACTCCGCATCAGTAGCAAACGTCATCTGCTCTGTGGTGCGCCCTACGCCCGCCTTAGAATAATTGGACACACGCTTCTCAAAGAAGTTATCCTTGCCCTCCAGGGAGATACGCTCCATAAACGGAAACGGATTCGCCGTATTCCAAATCTTCGGATAGCCTAGTTGAACGAGGAGACGATCCGCGACAAACTCAAGATACTGACTCATCATCTTAGAATTCATACCGATGAGGGCACACGGAAGAGCGTCAATAATGAACTCCTTCTCGCACTTGACCGCCTCACGAATCATCTTATGCGCCTTCGTCTTGCTCAGCTTCGTCTGGAGCATACTGTAAAGCAGGCAGGCAAACTCCGTATGCATACCCTCATCGCGGCTTATGAACTCATTGGACGTGGTGAGCCCAGGCATCAGACCACGCTCCTTGAGCCAGAAGATAGAGCAAAACGCTCCGCTGAAGAAGATGCCCTCTACCGCTGCAAACGCCATCAGTCGCGAAGCAAAGTCCGCCTCATCCGACTCCATCCACTGAATCGCCCATTCCGCCTTCTTCTTGACGCACGGAATGGTCTCAATCGCCTTGAGCAAATGGGTCTTCTCCGTCTGGTCCTTGATATACGTATCAATCAGCAATGAGTACACTTCACTTTGTCCAGTTAGAATTCCATTAAATACACCCTTATGATGTATAGGCTCGTTAAAACAATAGGTCGGGCTCATTTTATTTAAGTCCTCTACACCCTTAATTCGTATGAGTTTCTTCTTTTCGGAAACGGGATTTGTGCTTAGAACAAGTCGCTTAGGACTAAATCCAATAGCACGAAGTTTTTGTACAGCATTACATGTAATATAGAGAACATAGATTGCCTTACAACTGTAATTCTTTTCACCACCCTTTCCATCAGGCATTAACTTTTCACACTCTTCCCTATTGAGTTTAATGTTTGTTACAATGCCTAGAGTTGTAAGCATTAGTTGTACATTCTTGAGATAATCTAACTGAACACAGCCAATTTGTATAGAAGTATCACCACCCACGCTGAGTTTCGCACAACCATCCGCATCTGCGTAACCCTCTAGCCAGCGTAGTTTGGTATCTATACTATAATTAATAGGCACAAAGAACTTCGGCTTATTGATACAGTTTGTAAGATAGCATGCAGTAATATCACCATCAATTCTACTCTTAGATACTACAAGGTGTTCAAGTAGGTTCTTCTTCTCACCGTATAGACGAACAAATGGATATTCATTCACATAATTTCCATCACCACAGAAGAATCCGTGCGTATAGGGATTTTTAAACTCATCTATATCTGAAATGTCTACAATCGGTGTTTCCCATCCCATTAGTATATCATCAACCTTGAGGTCTTTTGTTATAATACGCTCCTCGTGGCATCGCTCAGGATGAAGAACAGGTCCTACCCTGACTAACCATTTGTGACCATCCGTACAGTCTAGTGACATTCCATTATCCAGATGTACACGATAAATCTTAGAACTATCTGATGTTTTACGAACTGTAACATTACTAAACTCGGAGCCATTCCATACATCTACAGCTGTATCAGTTAGCGTACCAATAGGAAAGTAGCCAGTTTTAGTCAGAATAGGAGTCTCGGGCGTTACACAGTGAATGTTCTCCATCGCAATCTGGAAACCATAGAAGCAGCGCGCCTCAGGAATCTGCACCTGTTTCATAAAGTTCATCGCCAGATTCTCATTAACAATACCATCGCTCGCGGCAAAGAACGCCAACACGTGGCTAATGAAGTGGCGCTCATCCTTATTCAAAGAATCCCAATCCTTACGGTCCCTAGACAGATCCAGCTCTTCCGCAGTCCAGAAACTACCCTCCGCCTTCTTATACATCTCCCATACCTTCTGATTCGCAATAGGAAAGAGAACGAAACGATTCGGATTCGGCTGTAGAATCGGTTCCGTCTTCGGAAAACGGCGCTTTGTAATAATTTGGAACGCCTCCTCCTTCGCGTTTACTCCGCGGGCACCGAGCGATCCACTGTCTACTGATGTCGCACGACGACGAGGAACTACGATTTGAGGCGCTTCGGTTACGGGGCTGGAGCTCATTGCCGGTACTTTACCCTGCGATTTCATTTTGCTGCGATTTGCCGGGATTTTACACGTTCTATGTTATTTGCTATTTGTGTAGTCTTACGTCATTTTTTCTCCGTGAGGGGGAAGAAAATTGAGTACGCTTTGGCGAAGGTAAGGGAGGGGCATTACCCTCTTTATTGAATATAATGAGCACCGAATTTAGCACTTGGCTTCTTGGTCTCGGCGGTTACGCCGGTCTCTTCGGCTCCCTTGCCGTATTCTATCTCTATCCTAACTTTCCGCGCAATTATCTACCGGTACTCTTTGTCGTACCGGTTATCAGCGCTGCCGCACTCTATGCCTTCTTCCAGGTTCTATATCTAGTTCTATGGTTCACCGTAAAGGTCCTTGAGTCAATGCTCAATGAACATCTTACTATTATTCTACTCTCTACGACGTTCATCGGTGGTCAGGCGGTGCTTATCGGCTACGTTGTCTATAAGAATGCGTTTCTGAATAACGTCGTTCTGAATAATGCTGCATACGAGGTGGAGCAGGAGCAGGAGCAGGAGCAGGAGCAGGAGCTACAGCCTGAGGAGTATGAGAATGCGGACGACGAGGAGGAGAATGAGGAGGACAGCGGTGCCGATGCGGATAACGAAGAAGGAACTCTTAATTCGGTTCCGCCCATCACTACTAACACGCCTGCTACGGCAGCACCCGTTATTAATGATACTTGTGTAGATTGCGACGATGACTGTATGAAGTGTATGCCGCCACTCACCTCACATGGCTTGATGACCGGTCTGAGCGGTGAGATTCCCGCCGGTGTGGTTTGCGAGGGTGGAGTATGCCGCATTGATGGTAATGCGACTGCTACTACTACCGCTGCTGCCAATGCTGCTAATGCTGCCATTAAAAATATGATGGAGGAGTTCGCTGAGAATGTAAAGATTGATTAAACAAGAACTTTACGAAGACGAACCAATAGTTTTAAGAAGGTCGTTTCGCCTTCTGGGATTTCAAACAATAAGGAAAGAGGTCGGTTGACGCTGATGGCACCGGTTGGGCTCACCAGTTTTTCAGCGAATATATAGTTTCTTACTGCTTGTACAATATCCTTATACGGATAGCGCTTCGTAAGGTCTATATTAGGCAAACCGGGTGGCTTTACAGCGAATGTTTCGTTACGAAACGGCGATGACTCTAGGAAGTTGGGGTCGCGGAACTGCTCCAAGGCAAGTTCAATAATAGGTTTTTCAATAGTTTTCATATGATCATCAATATGATTGAAATGTTTTGTTAGCGATTCCATCGTCTCAGTCATTTCCTCCAAATCGCACTCCAGTTCAAAGAGATTGAGAAGTTTTGACGTTTGATTTGTAGTACCGGTCGTGTTGCTTGCCGTGGTGGAAGACGTATCATATCCCTCGGACTCTTCGTCACTCATATCTACTAGGAACGGGTATATCTCGTAGATATGTTCATTTTTTACGATTTATTGGGAATGGGGTTAGTCGCGCCGAATGCGGCTTGTTAACCAACTGACCGGACTGTGAATCTCCCCCTTCCAAAACCACGCATACGTGGGCAGCGGTTGCTCGCTGGTTTCCTTTGCCGCGCGAATCGCATACCACCAATGACGCGGGAGTAGCACAGCGTTGCCTGGGCGCAGTTTGAGTTCAATATACTTGACATCACCAATCCAAGGGATCTCCTTTGTCGTCTGTATCCAGGGATCCTTACCAATAATATCCTCTGCGTCCTTAGCGGGAATAGCACCCTCGTGCGCAATCCATAACTCCAACGGGGTGCCGTCAGTTGAGACAATTGCTGTAAAGTCGGCAACGCCCTTTCTTAGCCCCATCACGTCGTGCTGCTGATATATGTAAGGGGTCGGCGTCTGGGTCGGAACGGTATACCATTGGTGGAAGCCCTCCGCTGCCCAATGCTCAAAATTATTCCGTAATTTCATGGTATCCGCCATTACGGTTAAATCGGTGGGTGTCATATTATTCGGTGTCTGAAGCCATACGTTCCACGTCGTCTTGAACTTCTTTTGATCTTGCCCTTGGACTACGATTGCCCACGTCTTATTCGCCGTCTTCGCATGCGCCCAATTGCCTAACCAATGCTTTGGTAGACTACGAATCACAATCGGCAGCTGCTCATTCATCATTTCCGTCCAATTCGCATTTGCCGTATAATCCTTCTGTAGGATTTGAAACTCATGAATGGCGCCACGATACGCAATAACGGCTATTCCAAAAATCAATAAGACCAGGAAGAGCAGTTCAAATATCATCTCCTGGAATTACGCCGTGACTTTTTGTGTGATGCTGCTCCGCAGTTTGGTAGACAGTTGTCCCACAGACCGGGTAGGAATTGACCCGTCATAATATGACGCACTTCCTTCTTTGTTAATGGTTTTCGCATACTCTTAATTGTTTTTCCTCTACGGGAGAGAATTTCACGCAATTTAAAACCCTTCCCTTTCTCAACAGATACTAAATCATGAAAGATTGGTTTACCATTCGCGGCGTGTATTTTCTCACTGTGAAATGTTTCCATCCTAGTAAGAGTTGAGATTAAAGTTCTGCTTCTTTGTTGATTCGGAGCAAAATTGTTTTATGAATAGTCATAAATTTTGGTAGCAGGAGAATAAAACAGAATCCGAACGGATAGACGCATATTTGTGTCATAGAGTAACTTAGAAGTAACGTGGCAGCGTAGGGAAGCGGCATTACACCATCAATCCTAAATTTGAGCCAATATTTTGAGTAGAGGTCTTTATTTTTTACCAAGCGTAAAAATTTTGCGTAATACGCGCCATAACACGCAAAAACTACACTTGACATACTAAAGAAGAAAATATTCGTTAAAATATTGAGTGGCATGTAAGGAAAAAGGTATCCGTGGGGCGGAGCGAGGATTCTGTCTTTCAAAATATGTCCCGCTACAATAACATAAAAATAGTGGCATAGAAAAATTGGCATAAACGGTTTTGATAAGAAGAACCATACTTGGTCGTGCTCTATGGTTGGAATTCTTTCCAAAGGGTGCCTTAATGGTAAAATATAGTTTGTTAAACATAATTGACAGCGTAATATAAAATCGGGATTATCGGTCACTCTTCTCCATTGTTTTAAACATTGGAGATGAATGTATTTAACACTGCCTATACATTTACAAGGAGTGATAAGCGGATCGGCGGGTATAAGTGTAGGTTCAAAACAGAACCGACAGACGGAGTCCATCTAAGGGGCTTAAGAAAAAAGATTATAAAGTAGAATGTACGTCTCGTGTACTATTGGTGCCGGTCTTGGCAATCGTCTATTCCAAATTGCTGCTATGCTCGGCTATGCTGAAAAATACGGATACAATCCCGTATTTGTCAAAGAATGGATTAATCATAATTCTACACAACTTGGCGGCAACTCCGTATTTGATCACTTTCCTGATATTCCAACAATATCAGTCGGTGACTTGGAGTGGACCGAAATAAAAGAGCCGTTTGAGGGCGCTATGACATATCGCGAACTGCCTGCGGTGAAAGGTAATGTAAAACTCAATGGTTATTTTCAGTCGGAGCGTTATTTTCCTAAGGGTGGTGTGCGACTCTCAGGGGTTGTGCCGAAAACACGGTGGTATCCTACGTTCTTTTTACACGTTCGTCGCGGGGATTACCTCCATCCCGCCAATGCGCACCATTATGTGGACTTGACGCGGTACTACGAGCGGGCACTGGCTCTGTTTCCTAGCGGATCGTACGTACTTGTTTGTTCCGATGATATTGCGTGGTGTAAGGCGACGCTGCCTTCACGGTATCCTGAGGTAGGGGCGGATAAATGGATTTGGTTTAGCGGTGACGAGTATGCGACTCTTGGGGCGATGATGGGGTGCTCCCTTGGTGGCATTTGCGCCAATAGTACGTTTTCGTGGTGGGGGGCTTATTTAGGTCGTGGGTCTGGCGACAAGTTAGTAACTATGCCGTCATTATGGATTCAGTTACGTGCTGGATTCCCCAAGGCGGTTGATATTTATCCTGCATGGGCGGAGCGGGTATCGGTTTAGAGTGCTCCACTAACAGATTCAACCGGTACAGCATTTGAGTATATTTGTAAAAAGCTACTCAAAAGCGCCGAATTTATAAGACTCATTCACGTTTGTTTAGATAACGATGTTGAGCATTGAGCACACCGCGGATAGTTTGCCGGTTAGAGTGGAGACCTGGATTTCTAACAATGTGATTGTAGATTGCTGGGTCTGGACGAGCGCGTAGACGTCTTGTACTGCCTTCACGGTTGGGGCGATGAATTCGTCGTGACGGAGCGTGTAGAGTCCTTTGAGTTTGGCGTGTGGGGGCTCGTACGTTTCGGTGACGGTGCTGCCGTGCTTGTCCTTATGCGTCTTCGTGATGGTTGAGGGAATGTCGTTAATACACGTGAAGAGTGCGGAATCGGTGCCGAGACTGCTCAAGACTTGTTCAACCTCCTGCGCGATGAATCCTTGGTGCTTACGCTTACCTGGGTCTTTTGGCGGGAAAGGGTTGCCGTTGCTGTCCAAACCAACATTTTTACGGTCCTTCCATGTGAACTCAACAGGTCGCAGTTGTTGGATGAAATTGATGCCGAGAGAGGTGTTGCTGATGTTTGTCTTGAGACGCTGGTCTGATGGACCCGCTACATCATAGGTAATTGCCTCTGTTGATGTATCATATGTCAGATAATAACTTCCTTGTGCTGGCTGAATCGTATTTATAAATAATCCTGATGAGTCTGATCTGATATATCCTGCAGATCCTCCAGATTGAATATTTATTTGAGTACCAGTCATCTGTATACTTTGTGCTGTAGCCCCGCCACCTGCTATTTGAATCCCCACATCATCTGTGAGATATAATGAATTAGCACCAGCCACAATAGTAATTCCATTTGAGTTACTAACGGCACCTCCAATACAAACAGTGCCATTACCGCTTGCAGTCACACCTTGTCCAATAGCAATTGCGCTATTACCAGTTGCTATAGCATTATCACCAATAGCAATTGCGAGGTCTCCTTGTGCGTTACTTCCCGCCTTGTATCCAATCGCAACTGAATTTGAACCTTGGTTATTAGATCCTGCATTTGCCCCAATCGCAATTGAATATTGTCCTTGTGTGTTTGAACCTGCTGCTGCGCCAATCGCAATCGCATTTGAGCCTTGAGTCGCTTGACCGGCAAAACTGCCCAAAGAAATATTAGTATCTCCTACAATCCATTGGCTGTTTGACCAATAGAGATAATCGCCGTAGTTTGTTCCTATAGGAGTTGGTCCAGTAGCGCCTGTGGCTCCTGTGGCTCCAGTAGCGCCAGTGTCTCCAGTAGCGCCAGTGTCTCCAGTAGCGCCAGTGTCTCCAGTAGCGCCAGTGTCTCCAGTAGCGCCAGTGTCGCCAGTGGCTCCAGTTTCTCCAGTAGCGCCAGTGTCGCCCGTCGCGCCAGTGTCGCCAGTAGCGCCAGTATCT